CCCATAAAATATATCATACCATAATATATTTTATGGGAAATTATTATAGCACACCATCATCGCCAACATTGAGACTCATGAGTTACAATGTTGAGTGGGGTTTTTTGGTCATGCCAAGTGATATAAGTGGTGATGCTTGTGGTCATACTATTCCACATACTAAAGAAGCCCAAGAGGATCATCTTCATTTAATTTCCAAAAATATAGGATTGATTAACCCTGATATATGTTTTCTTCAAGAAATTGGAAGTTTGGATGCTATGAAGTTTATCGCCAATTCTTTAGAATCTATGTTTAACCTTACATATGCGTATTATTATAGTCACGAAACATCAGGTAATCAAGGGGTAGGATTGTTAATTAACAAAAGTTTGGATAGTTCGTGTAAAGTTGAAAAAATTCCAAATTTTTATTTAGAAAGAAGTTTAGGAATTACTTATACTAATGGAAACCAATCTTATAAATTCATAGGTGTTCATTTGAAATCATTATATGATGGTAAAACTGAAGCCGACACAGCCAAACAACTACAAGAAATCGGAACGGTTCATGATTGGTGCAAAGATACTGGTAAAGTAATAATTTGTGGTGATTTTAATAATGTTGATGGATCTCCAACTACCGAACAAATGGTTAAATATGGTTATGTTGATTTATCGGAAACTTCGGTTTATGTTCCAAATATTACTAGAGATACTAAAACAGAATATTTCAAACATGGATCTAAACCTGAAAATGGATCTAAAATAGATTATATGTTTGCTAGTAAAGATGTTGAAGCATTAAGTTATCACATAATCGATGTTGTTAGAGAAACGATTCATCAAAATGACGCATTACGTGGAGAAACTAGCGATCATTTACCAATTTTAAGTATAGTAAAATTATAAAAAAAATTGATTATATTAAATATAAATATATATTTATATGTATAATTATTATGAGTGCAAAAACAGCAAATAATGTATTGAGAGTAAATGTTAGGGATACTAACAATTCGTTTATTAAAAAGAAAATTCCTAAAAATAAAGATTTATATGTTCAGAAACAACAAGAAATGAATACTCTTCCATTTAATCCATCTAATATATTGTTGGATAAACAATTTATTATTAATATTTTGAAAAAATATGGTATTGATTATGGAAACGAATATACCATTAAAGATTTCAATTTATTTCAATTAGCATTTATTCATGATAGTTATCTATTAGAAAATTATGATGAAAAATTTCATAAAGTTGATAATTTTGAAACTCCATCATATTATTCGTTTGATTTTTTAAACACACTAGATCGTAATACCAAACGGGCATTAGGAAAAATGACACATACTAAAATTATCAATAGAGATACTAATGTTAAAAAAATCATTCCTTTACAAAAAAATTCATATGAACGTTTGGAATTTTTGGGTGATTCTCATTTGGGTTCTATCATTAGCACTTATTTGTTTAACAGATATGATAAAGATCAGGGATTTATGACTAAACTAAAAACTAATTTAGTTAATGGAGAACAGTTAGCATTTATTTCTAGTAAATTAGGATTTGGTAAATATTTAATGATCAGTCATTTTTGCGAACAAAACGGAGATAGGAGTAATTATGCAATGTTAGAAGATTGTTTAGAGGCATTTATAGGTGCATTATATTTGGATATGGGAATTAAGAAATATGATATTTTAGAAAAGTTTATTATAAATATATACGAAACTCTAATTGATTTTTCAGAAATTATTGAAAATGATGTTAATTACAAAGGTAAATTATTGGAATATTATCATAGTCAATTTGGAGTATATCCAATTTATAAATTGATTAGCATATTAGATAAAGGCGGTCGCAAAGTTTATAAAGTTGGTGTTTGTATTCAAAATAGAGAGACAAAAGAATTAATGATTCATAGCACAGGAGAAGATGTTAAAAAGAAAAAAGCGGAACAATTAGCAAGTAAAATGGCTCTTATTCGATATGGAGTTATCGAAGCATAATAAAAAATTGATATAATATTTATTATTAATAAATATTAATAAATGACAGAATTAACATATCAACACTTTTTTGGTGGAATGGTAGGAGGCATGTTTGGCACTTTTATCAGTCATCCAATTGATACTATGAGAATTAGACTTCAAACAGATAAACAAATTATTACCAATGTTCAATGTCTAAAAAATATACCACCTTCTAACCAAGTATCACATATAATGAGAGATTTATATAAAGGAGTTAAAGCACCTATTATTGGAATAGGTTTAGAAAAAACGATCGTTTTTGGAACATATCATAATATATACGAATATCATTTATTTGGTAATGAAGTTGGTAATCAAATATTTGCAGGTTCGATGGCGGGGTTATTATCAACATTGGTAGTATCACCAATTGAAAAAATTAAAATTTTATATCAAAACAATCAAGTTAATAGTTTAAAAAATTGTTTTTCAAAAATTAAAAACGAAGGAAAAAGAAAAAGTTTTATTGTCAATATATATTCTGGATGGACACCAACATTGTTCCGTGAAGTCCCTGGTTATGCTATTTATTTTTATACATATAATCTACAAAAAAATCTGTTTTTCAATGGAGAACCCAGAACTTATCAATCATTTTTCATGGGTGGAATTAGTGGTGCGACTTGTTGGACATTTATTTATCCAGCGGATATTATCAAGACTCATAAACAAAACGATATTACAAAAAGTTATTCTTCAATCATTAATGATATATATTCTCAACGTGGTTTGAAAGGTTTTTTTAAGGGAATTAATTATTCTCTTATGAGAGCCATTCCACTACATGCAGGAGTATTTTTAGGTTATGAAACATTTATGAAAATATTTACTCATTAGTATGATACAAATGATACACATTTAAATCGTTGGTTCTACCGATTCGATAAGCACGGCTAACGATTTGTTTCTCAATATGTTGATCTAATTTATGTGTTAATATTAAATGATTGGTTTTTTCTAGATTTAAACCAAAATTCAAATATTTACTATCTAAAAATAATATTTCATGAGAATTATTATTGTAATTATTAATAATATTCTCAATATTTTGCGTGTTTTTTGAAATTTTTACAATATTATCACTTGTTTTCATTTTATCTAAAAATTTTCGATTTTCTGAAAATACCAAAGTATGAGATTCATCAAATGAACTTTGAATGGAGTTAATTATCATATCTATCACTTCTTCTTTATCGTAAAAAATTGAATATTCATTAAGTGTTTGATGTAACGTATTATATTTAATGGTAGTTTCAATGGGTGACTCAAAAAGATTTTTTTGTTCGCTTTCCAAAATTAATTTAATATCATCCGTAGTATTGATTTCTTCCCTACAATAAGGACATTTTTTTGATATTTGATAATTAGTGACAAAACATTTTAAACAAATATAGTTTATGCAACAATTTAAATTTATTATATTAACTGATTCGCCATAACATATATTACAAATATTATTGTCTGAAAGGCGTTCTTTTAACGAACTAAGTTTATTATTTATATCATGAATGTTTTTTTTGTTGGTATCAATCGTTTCTAATCCTAACTTTATCATTTCATTTAAGAAACTGGTAGATATATTTTTAATTTTATTATAATCATATTCACCATCTTTATAAATGAGGGTTTCATAACTATTTACGTTATGATCTCCAATAATGTCGATTTTATCTTTGGTTTTGTATAATTCAATAAGTTTGATAATTTCGGAATAAATAATATCCTTTTTTTCTTTTTTTTTATTAGAATATTTAAGATAGATATTAGAAATAGAATCTTCATTCCTAATATTTTTTAGTTCATACGATATATTAATTGATTCAAAATGTTTATCTAGAAAATCTTGATATTTACCATAAACAAATACATTAAATAATTTTTGAAGTTTAGGTATTATTTTATGCGAATATAATGTAATTTCAGATTCATTTTTAAGTTTTTGAATATCTAGTGATTTTGAATAAATATTTATTAACGATTGTTTTTCTACGTTTTCTATTACCTGAAGTTCGTTATATAATTGTTTATAATCACCACTATGAATCATACCCATCAATTTATCATTTATGATACCATCAAGTATAACAGTTTCTCTTGATGTTTTACATTTAATATAATAATGACATTTATTTTTCAATGCACCATCTAGACTTTTGGTTAGATATTCATTTTTAACTGATAAAAACAGTTTTTTAATTGTTTTTACATCCGCTACATTATTATTAAATATATTATTGTAAAAATTTTTAATATAACCAAAAGAATGGATTCCCTTAATATCCATATTAGAGTTAGTTAAAGTAATACCATTTGAGTATAACAAATTATGGTGATTGGATGTTATTGCATATACAAATAAACTATTGAAATTAGTATTATTAGGAATAACCAATGAATCTATTTCATCGAAAATAACTCTATTAAAAAAATAACCTTCAAATGAATTTATTTTATTAATCTCTCTAATATTAGTAAAATAATCATTCATTAATTCATTTATATCTATGTTATCCAATTCATTTTTCAAAAATCTTGTTCCATCATATAAATTATGATTTATTTTATATATTTTATCATATTTATTTTTTATGGAATTCATGTTACACCTAACTAACGTGCTACATAAATCATATTTGGATATTCTTGAAATATCAGATTGACATTTTTGTATTGCTTCCAAACTTTCAAACAAATTATATTTATTAATAAATTTCAAATATTCGGGATTATTTACTTCAATTTTGGTGACTTCACTGAAAGATTTTACAAATTGATTATAAAAAGTAGATTTTATTAAAATTATATCATAATTAGAATATTCATTAATATCTTCTAAAATATTTTTTTGTTTTTCAATAATATGAACTGATAAATCTGTATATTTATTTATATAATCTTTCCATTGATAGATTAATAAATGTGATACCACGATTATATTAGTATCAATATTAACGCACTTGGTATAATCACGTCCGTAACCAGTGAAATTTTCAAGTTTATTTTTAAATTTATGTTGATATAAAATATTAGGGTTATCTTTTAGTATATCCCCCAATTTAGGTTTATTACATATTTGAGAAATGACAATGAGCGATTTACCGCTTCCTGGTGGGGAACATATTGTTCCTACTCGTGAATTTCCTGTGTTAATCATATCATCGTGAATTTCATATTTATTTAAATAATAAAGTAATGTTTTTTGGTGGTTATATAAAGGTATATTAACCCTTTTGGGTTGTTCAGATTGGTTATGATATTCTTCTAGATTCAAATATTTTTGATCATTAAGTTTTTTTAAAACACTATTATCATAGTGTAACATGTTATTATATTATTATATTTGTAACGTTAAATAAAAATTGAATATATTTATTTAATATTTATATATTATGATATATAATCTCAATGAGTCCTAACAAGAAACGATGCGACGCTACATGTACTAACGGAAAACGATGCAAAAATAAAACTGATGACGAATATTGTAGAATACACAAAAGTAGCGTTATTAATGATACCAAATATTTAATTAATTATTACTGTGATGAAAATACATCTATATTTATCCATACACGTTTGAATTTAGAAAAAACGAAAATTAAAAAATATTATCAATTTATGTTTATCATCAGTATTTTTCAAAAACAAATAAAGAAATGGTATTCTAAAAAAGTTGAATCAACTATTAAAATTCAAAAATTTGCGAGAAAACGAATATTACCACGGTTTGATGAATGTTCAATTTGTTCTGAAGTTTTATCAACTGAACCATTTGAACGTTTAAGATGTGGACATATGTATCATGAAAAATGTATAGGTAGATGGGTTTCAAATAATAAATCGTGTCCATATTGTAGAAAATATTATTTGAACGATGAACCAATAATTAAATCTCGTATAGAACATTATTGTGACGTCACCAAAATTTTTGGAAAATTAGGTTGTCACATAAACAAACAATTTCCAAATGAAAAAGTTAATTTTCTAGAAAACTATAATTTACACATATTGAAAAAAAAATATCCAATAAATTTAGCATCACTTAACAAAATAGTTATCATGAATGTGTTATTCAACAGGGTTGATAATATTCTCATGGATAGGCATTCTCGGGAATGTGAGAACAAGAAAATTATTCCAAATATGGGTAATTTACCACAAACAATTTTTGAAGATACTAGTGTCATGACCCAATATATAAATAATTTGGTTCGACAAAGCGACAAAAAACAAATGTATAAATCAGTTAAATTATTACATGAAGAAAGATACGACATGGGAACATATTTATTAGGGTATTTCCACACCGTAGTATTTACTTCGGAAATAATAAAAAAAAATGATGAAACACATAAAAAAATTAAAAATATAGGAAGAGTTATTAAAAATGAAAATACAGTTAGACAAATTATTTGTGATAACGAATATTGGTCTAGGATAGACAATTTACTTATGATAGATAAACCTGATAATATTGTTGGTATCATGAGAGATTTATCAGCGAATATTATCTCAGGTTATTTGGGTTATGAAAATTTGTTAGATGCTTATATCTCATATGTTGAAAAAAATAATAAACATAACGATTATGATAAACCGTTATATAGTCGTTTATTAAGGCAACGTAAAATAGTTAGGACGTATAGTGACGAGATTCACATAAACATAGAGGAATTAATTAATGAAATATCTATTGTCATGGATAATAGGTACAGAAAAGAATATAATATTCCTGAAATATCAAATATGAGTGATGTATCAGATATTAATATAATTAAAAAATATTACGATGATATAAATTATTCATCTTTTGGTTATGCGACATTTATACAACGAGCACAAACATCATGTTATTCATCAATAATTATTGAACCGTTGAGTTTTTATTTAAAAGAAATATTTAACATAGAACCAAAAGAATTAATTAAACAAATGAAATTAGATTCCAAATATCTTATATAAATAAGTATTTGGTTTTTCTTCTACCAATGGTTCATCAGGAACACTAGCAAATGAAACATCAGGACTATTTTTCAAATAATCAATAACTTTATTTTTGACAGATTCTCCGTCCGTTTCGTCAGTTTCTTCATTCTCATAATCTTGAATGGACATATTATAAGTATCAATAAAATATTTTTTGAAATCTCTATCAGGATTATTATTCAAAAACTCTTCAGGAGTATATATATTTAAAATACCAAATCTATCACTTGTTAGGTATTCATTATTGTTTCCAAACATCATACAATGTTTATCAATATCAAATGCTACCATTAATATTTTAATATCGTTATCATTACAAATATCCATTTCTACATTTGTAGATTCCACATCTTTAGATTTGGTAAAATAGTCAGTTACCATTTCATGATTTAATATTTTAAGTCCATAAAAAAACGAATGATCTGATGGAGATTTAACTATATTTGTATAAATACGTTTGTCGCTATTTTTATCATGTTTATGCATTTTGGGAATATGATTACTATTTGGATGGTCATATGTATGGTCATTATAATATCCATTACTAACGATATTGTCACCAATTGCAAATTCTTCATTAAAACTCACACCAGTTTCTACTTCAACATTATTTTTCAATACAATAAATCCATAAGTAATAAGACTATCATCCGCAAAATCTTCCTTATTTTCCGAGCCGTTATTAGTAGATAAATCATTAACATTAACATGGTTATCACTCGAATGTTTAATAAAAAGTCCTGTTTCCTTATCAATATTAAATGATAAAATATTATATCCAAAATTTAGCAAATCACTAGATTTAGATGAAATATGGCTATATACCCACAAAGAATAATATGAAATCATTTCAGCCATTGAACCACGGAGAAAACTTAACCAACCCTTACGTTTGTATGTTAGTTGGCTAAGATTGACGGTTTGATACTTAATTAGGTCTCTTACATTAACATTTTTTCCATGTTTGTTAATATGTTCTGTATCTACTGTTTGATATTTAATTACATCATTAACATCTAAATATTCCATATAATTTTCAATAAATATCATATCAACAACATTACTTGCTACAAAATTACTGATAATATGTTTCATTTGTGTTTCATCGAAATTGCTACTATTAATAACCGTTTCTAATAAACCTAGATCAATATCATAAACCAAATCAGTTCGGAATAATAGGGTCTGTAAATTTAAATTATTAGTTTTTGTTTCATTAAATATTCCTAGTTTGATTAAACTACTAAAATCAACTAAATTATTATTTGTTCCTAGATAATCACACCAAGATATTTTATACAAAAATGCCTCTAGTTCATCTTCACTAAAATTGTAATGTTTGCTAATATATACCCATTCACTATCTTTTAGATAATCAGTATATTTTAGAAGAAATTCTTTATCGAGACGGTTTTCTTTGATCAACGTTTTAATCAATAAATCCCAATTTAAATCTCCTTTGTGTCGTTCGATCAATTCATCAGGAATATTATCATAATTATCGACATCCTTATAAAGGATTACACTCTTAAAAAAATCATATTCGATTGCGTCATTTTTATCCAACATTTTTTGAATATATATATAAAATAAAAATACTTTATATTGAAACTATTTTTATCCGTTAATAATTAAATAATAAATTATAATGATAAATAAAAGATGATACAAAAACCATTTCTGAAATGGATTGGTGGTAAAACTCAAATTCTTAATGACATTATTAGTAAGTTTCCACAAAATATTAATAATTATCACGAGCCATTTTTAGGTGGTGGTTGTGTGTTATTAGCGTTATTATCGCAAAATAGAATTAACGTCAAAGGAAAACTATACGCTTACGACATAAATAAAGATTTAATAAATGTATATAAAAACATTCAAAATAACAAAGATGAATTATATGATTATTTTTCCAGTTATATGAAAGAATACGATGCTATTACAGGAGATTTTATCAATCGTCTTCCATTAAATATTGTAGAAGCCAAAACATCCAAAGAAAGTTATTATTATTGGATGCGTTTGAAATACAATAACATTGATAAGGAATCAGTTGAATGTTCCGCTTTGTTTATGTTTCTTAACAAAACTTGTTTTAGGGGTATGTACAGAGAGGGTCCAAAAGGATTTAATGTTCCTTATGGACATTATAAAAAAACACCAAATATTATGACAAAAGAAGAACTTGATTTTATCAGTAATTTAATCAAAGATGTAGAATTTATTTGTTGTGATTTTAATGAATCTATTAAAAATATTAAAGAGAATGATTTTGTTTATTTAGATCCACCATATACTCAAGAAAATAAAAACTCTTTTGTGGAATATACAACTGATGGTTTTAATTTGGAAACTCATAAAAATTTATTTAATGAAATTATAAAATTTAATAATAAAAATATAAAATTTGTATTAAATAATGCTAATACAGAATTAGTATTAAACTATTTCAAGAAAAATTATAATTGTCAATATATTGTCTCTAAACGTGCAATTAATCCTTTATATCCAGATTCAACCACAGTCGAAATGATAATTAGTAATTGTTAATTATTTCTTTCCATTATTTAAAAAATAGTGTTTCCTAAAACCATTCATAGTTTCGTCATCGATTATATTTTTGCACATATTTATGAAATCATCTCGATGTCCATTAGTTTTTAACATACTAGTTATTAAATTAATGCAATACATACCACATTCACTATTTTTATGTTGATGTTGAATAGGGTTATATATCGGTTCTAATATAATTTTTGGATTTGCAATTAATCCTTGCGAAACAAATTTACTCATTAAATCTGAAATTGCATCGTTGGGTTCTAACCCATAACTATCATAATAAGCAATCATCCCATGTTCAAGATTTTTAACATCAATATACATGCATACCCAATGACTTCCGTCTTCGTCATGTCTATCTAAATTAAACACTATTCCTATTCTTTTTTTACCTGTGTTATATATGTTGTGAAGGTTTTGATTACTTAATTCAGTAAATACATCTTCAAAATCTATTGGAACGGGTCCCAAAAATAAAAAATCATCATAAATATCTTCATATTGTCTCATAACTGCGTCAATATCAAAATTCGATAACCATGAATATTTATCATCAACCCATTCATCTGGATGAATAGGCATGAAAATATTGTTATTATTAGAGTTTATATCGCTTAAAATACCATCGTTAATCCAACACCATTCTTTTGAACATTGTTGTTTCATGGCATTGTTTATGTTATTCCACAAAGTTTTTTTAGTTTTTGATATTTTAATATTTTTTCCTCTTTCATTGAGTTTTTGTGCTATTTGTTTTAGTTGGTCATACGAATAACAAGAGAATCCATTTTTTTTTTTAGATGGATGACATGATGGATTTACTGACATAATATTATATAATATTATCATATAATATGTCTAGCGTTCTTTCATATTATTCTTTATTAACGGATAATTATTTACCTAGATTTATCAGTTTTTTAGCAATTATATTCAAATTTTTACTTAGAAATCCATTTTTGGTATTTAATGCACTTATGTTTTTAAATATGTTATACGAAATAATAAAATCTAATCCGCAAAAAAATGATACAGAAAAAATAGAAAAATTAAAGAAAAAAATTATGACAATGTTAAAACGAATATTATTAATTAATATGTTTTTTATTATTATTGAAATTATCAAAAATAAAGTTGAAAAAAAATGTTATCCGTTACGTTACAATCGGATATTAGATATACTTAAATGTTCGTCTGAATCATTATATCTATACCTAAAAAATAATTACGAAGCAATACCTGTCGTTTATGATTATTTTGAATCTACATTGAAAGAATTATTTGAAATTGTCGCCACCGTCATGGTAACTATTATATTCACTTTAACTGTCAAAAACATGTGGTTTAACGCCGAAAAATTAGGTCAAAATTTATATGGTTAGTGGTCATGTTTCTTTTTTTTCTTCTTTTTATGTTCCGATGTATCTTTTGATTTTTCGGATTTATCAGATTTATCAGATTTATCAGATTTATCAGGTTTTTCGGATTTCTCAGATTTCTCTTTAGGTTTATCAGATGTATCTTTTGATTTCTCAGATTTTTCCTTTGGTTTATCGGATTCTGATGTTTCTTTCTTTTTGAACCTTCCTACATGTCCTCCAGATGCTCCTTCTTGTTCTCTCAATTCTTGTCTTCTAAGATTATTTTCAGTTTCATATATAATAAATGTATCAACTGCGTTTTTAGCATAAGTAAATGCGTTTGTCATAATATCTCCATAAAGAAGAGTTTCAAACACAAACCTAACATGTCTTAGATCGGCTTTTTTTCTTGATTTCGAATAATGGTTCAATGATTCATCGCTTCCACACGTTTGTGTAACATGTCTAGCAAGTCTATCTACGAATCTACCAATGAAATCTTCCATCAAAACATTGATATATACCTTGGCATTTTCGTTAATTGTCATGGAATTTTGTTCATCTTTATCCTTATCTTCATTCTCAGAAACAGGATCACTACCCTCGTTTTCTGTATCAGGTTGTTTATGTGTGTGAATTTCAATAGTAGAATACATTTGTTTCATCAAATATTTAAGTTTTCTACCGTCGTAATGCCACTTGAATTTAGTTCTCCCATCTGCATCTACCATATTTAATGGCGATTTCTCACGCAAAGAATTAACCACATCAGAATACTCGGATTCATTAATATCTTTACCTTGTTTTAGTTTTTTATTCATATCATGTAATTTTCTTTCGAGACTAGTAACATCTCTTGCCCTTTCCAATGTAGGAAACGGAAACAAAACATTTAGATCCATATTATTAGGACTGGTAATCATAGAATGAATGTCGTTACAGTTAATTCTGTTAGAAGAATAGGAATCTGATGCCCAATGTCTTAGACTTTCTTCACATAAAACTTTTGCGACATATTCCAGAACACCACTTGCAAAAATAGATGAATATTTACTAGAACCTACACCCCTAACTTCATCTCTATCTTTCTTTTCGTTGTATTTTGTATAATTAGTAGCATTGAAAACACATAGGTGTTTATGCAATTTTGTAATTTTACTCGAACATGGCAAAGTAAGTCCTGCCTTAGTTGATACTCCTGAATACTTGTTTGTTGTCATATTTATATTGTATTATTTACATTGTTTTAAGTCATGATAATCAATTTTTTTTTTATAAATTTTTTAATAATTGAATTTCCGCAATATGAAGACAAGGATCGGTTTCTAAAATTAATGGAATGTTATGACTAAGTATATATTTAACAAATGTAAAAAAAGTATTACTTCTAGAATCTCTTCCCGATAAATATCCTAGCATTAAATTTTGATGCCTATCTTTTTTTGAATTAAGATTTTCATAACTATCATTTAAATGAAGACACGAAATATTTTCGATTTTTAGATGTTGTTCTAGTAGTTTAATAAATTTTTTTTGTTGGGTTTTATTACACAAATCATACCCTGCTGTATAACTATGACATGTATCAATTACGAATTTTATTTTAGTTTGTTCTTCACCAGTCAATCCTTGATATACTTTACCCATATCTTCTATGGTATATAAAGCAGTCCCTTCACCCGCACTATTTTCTAATAATACATAGCCATCATTTTTATCCAACATATTGATTACATATTTTAATGAAATTATCATATTATTTATGGCTTCATCATACGACAAATTTATTTTTTTACCCATATGAACAACACTTCCTACACCACCCATTTTTGTAACTAATTTAATATCATCCACCAAACTAAGAAGAGAACTCATATTTTCTGTAGTGGATTTGGCTAAATTAATTTTATGAATACTATGGTTAATCAGAAAAATATTATTCTTAACGACAAATTTTTTAATATCATTTAGTTCACCATCACTAATATCAGTTTTAGTTTCGGTATATTTTACATTAGTATCTTTAATGTGAATCTGACAAGCATTGCCGTTTATTTCCAATAACGCTTTTAAACCTTTCAAAATTCCATATTTTTTTGTTATATTACATCCAATAAACATATTTATTTAGTTTATTATATATTTATATTATAACAATCAATTTTATATTAAAGTCGGATTTAATTTTATATTAAAGTAGGATTTAATATAAAATTGAATTTTATATTTTACTAGGATATTAAATTTTAATTATATTATAAATATAATTATGAGTAATAATGAAGAACAATTTAAAACATGGACGAAATTAGTTCGTGATTTTGACAATATGGGATTATCCGAAGATTTATTAAAAGGAGTTTATTGTTATGGTTTTGATAAACCAAGCCAAATTCAACAACGAGCCATCGTCGCTTTATCTGAAGGAAATGATTTAATAGCACAATCGCAATCTGGAACTGGAAAAACAGGTGCATTTGCGATCGGTATGTTAGCAAAAATTAAAAGTAATGTTAATAGCCTTCAAGGGATTGTTTTAAGTCCTACGAGAGAGTTAGCACAACAAACATATTTGGTGTTAAAAAACATAAGTTTGTATATGAATATTAAAATTGGAGAGTTTATTGGTGGAACAGAGGTAAATAAAGATTGTAATAAAATTCAAGATGGAGTTCATATTGCGGTATGTACCCCTGGTAGGTTATTCGATTTAATTGAGCGTGGTTACATTAAAACTAATGGTGTGACTATGTTTGTTATTGACGAAGCAGATCAAATGTTGTCTCAGGATTTTAAGGAACAAGTGCGTAAAATTATGTCAAATATTTCACAAGAGTGTCAGATTGCGATTTTCAGTGCTACATTAACTGATGAGGTAATTAATATTTCATCATGTATCATGAACGATCCTTATCATATTTTATTGAAAGCGGACGAACTAACATTGGAAGGAATTAAACAATTTTATGTTGATGTTGATCATGAAAATTATAAATTTGATGTTTTGCTTGATTTATATCAATCGTTGAACATTACATGTGCAATTATTTATATAAACAGTCAGAAGAAATGTGATTTTGTTTATGAACGATTGATTAATCAAAATTTTGCTGTATCGAAAATACATGGTAAAATGGAGCAATATCGTAGAAATGAAATTATGAAAGAATTTAGAAGTGGAAAAACTAGAGTTTTGTTAGCAACAGATTTGTTAGCAAGAGGAATTGATGTTCAATCAGTATCTTTGGTTATTAATTATGATTTACCTAAGGATAGGGATAATTATATTCATCGCATAGGTAGGACAGGACGTTTTGGGAGAAAAGGTAATGCTATTAATTTGGTAACTTCTGATGATCGTTATGCTATTTCAGAACTAGAAAAATTTTATAGCACAACAATTACTCCATTACCAAGTGATCTAAATTCACTGACAACTTAAATATGTAAGTTTTCCAATGAAAAACCACATAACTATGTAATATGTAAGTTTTCAAATGAAAACATATTTTCATAATATGTTAAAATATTATTAATATGAATTTTATGTTCATCGTTTATTTCACCATCAACAGGAATGCTTTTAAGTTTATGTATATTATATAAAATTAAATTATCACGCATGAGGACAAACCAAAAACTTTCACCGTTTTCGCATATATAACAAAATGAATCAAAAATAATGTTATCTGAGTGTGAATAAATATGTTTATGAAATGATGACAAATTTATATATTGTTTCACTAGATTAAGTTTATCAATTTCATCGTTAATTTTATTGATGGTCATTGCACTGATGGGGGTATCTTCATTAATTTTGAACATTATATATAAATATTATTGTATTTGATATTCTAATACAAAAATATAATATGCATAAAAAATATTTTACTATTATTATTTTTTTAATATCAATATATTTATTACAAAAAAAATGTCAATCCGAAGACAATACATCTCGCAAAAAAATAATTGGTTTTCAAATAAATGGTATAGGCAATGGACATTTAGCCCAAGCAAAAACAGTGTATAATATAATTATTAAAAAATTTGATATTCCTATAGTGATAATATATGGAACGAAAATCAACCACGATTCCACGTTTAACAAAAGTAAGATTATATATATGGATATGTTTTCAACATTAAAATCCACCAATGAGATGGATTTATTGGTTGCTATCAAAGATGTTCTTACACTTAAACAAACAAATAAATACGAAAAAATATATGGGATTAACATGTGGTTTAATTTTTTTATTTTAGATTTATTTAATTTTAATACTAAACATATTTGTATTGCTAATCAATTTTCAGTTCCGGATTATCGCATGGACATGTTGATTAGGTTTTCAAAATTTTTTTCATGTGTAGTACCTGTGTCAGTTCATTTGCCTAGTAAGCATACCAAATATGTAATTCCACCACTTGTTGAAATTAGAAAAATAAATAGACAAATAAATAAAAAATTAATTCTGGCATATTCTGTTTCAGGACAAAATTTTTCGAATACTTTAATTATGTTAGCAAAAAAAAATCCATCATACGAATTTAGATATTTTACTTACATTAAACCCACAAAATTGATAACAACAAACATAAAAATATTTAAACCTGATAAAAAAAATTTTTCAAAATTTTTTGAAATGTGTGGTGCTGTATTATGCACGTCTGGTGATACATTACCAATGGAATGTGCATTTAATGCCATACCTGTAGCCATAATGTCATGTTCAGATAAACATTTCGAACAAAATTTTAATATTCATAAATATGTTTTTAAATTTAAATATGCATTATTAATGCACAACGATTTAAATCTTAATTTTTTGGTAGATAGAGATATGTCTAAAATTTCATCAAATATTAAATCGGAACTTAAATTTAGAAACAAAAAAATACTAAAATTATGTAATATTTAACTTAAGAATGCAATGTATTTAATTTAGAGGACAATTTCCAATATATTTAAAAATATTATTTTGTTGGTTGAAATTATGATAAATACAAGAAACAATAATATAATTGGTTTCCTCAGAACTAATGGGATTAAATTTTAATATAATACTGATAAAAAACCAATATTCGTATAATAATATTCCTAACATAAAAAGTATGTGTTCTACAATTAATTTTCTAAATCGTAATTTGTAAAAATATTTAACAATAAGCAACGTTACCGTGAAAATAGAACCAATAAAATAACATGCATTAAACGATTTATGAAACAATTTTTTATTATTTTTAATTCTGTCGGTTTCTCCTTTTGTTGCACTATTATCAAGTTTATCAAAATATTTTTTCAATTGGTCATCGTTATATAAGGAATAATAAACTGTGGATATATTAGTTTTAATATTTTCATTATGTATATTGTATTTATTTATTTCATTTATGGAATTTTTTAAATTTAATAGAAAACTTTCTTTTTCAATAATAGACACATATTTAAAAAAAAATAATGATTCTAATATTGATAATAACAAAATATGAAACATTAAATGAACTATTATTGTTAAAATAAAATATTCTTTTTTATTTTTGTTTAAAAAAGTCAAACATACTCGCACAAATATATTTTTTCGTTTTGGTTTTACTTCAAGTTCTATCTCGTTTGAAAGAGATTCATCTAAAATATCATAATTATTTTCCATATAATTATGATAACATAAACATTCGTTAAAATATATTATTAAATAATAATTTTTATCCTCTTCAATCTTATTTATAATTCTAACCAATAATTACTATTTCAGATGAAATTTTCGATTTGTTCATTCCATAATTCCAACTTGTTTCAATAATTTTGAAATTTTTGTATAAATTTTTTATATATTCACAATTATTATAAGTCATAAACCAATTTGTTTTTGTTGATAAACATTCATGTAATTTTTCATGAGAGAAAAATTCGTGCATATCACCATTATTTCCATATAATTTAGAACCTTTTTCTAAATAATATGGTGGATCTAAAAATATTAAGTTTTTTTCATTATTATTGTTATTGATAAAATCTTCAAAATCAAGATTATATATATTAAAGTATGAAAGATCTAAATTTTTTATTCTATCGATCGACGATTGTGTGAATCTTTTTTTAGATGCTTCTAATGAAAAACCACCTGATAATGTTGCACCACTAAATGAACAACGATTTATGATGAAATACATCACACTTTGATTTAATGTATCTTTTTCGTTCATTATTGTTTTTCTCATATTTGCGAAATCATTTTTTTCAACTATATTGATTTTTTTGGTTGCTTCTTCACATAATTTGTTTTTATTATATTTACATGTATTCCAAAAATTATAAAGCGGATAAAATTTATCATTTGCCAAAATATTTAATTGGTATTTATTTTGAATATCAAATTCAAATGAACCACCACCAAAGAATGGAGAAATTATATTATCAAACGAATCAATAGTGAAATTTTCGTTCAAAATCGTATCTAATACTTTACATGCTCTTGTTTTACCACCTGGGTATCTTAATGGTGATACGTTTTCTGTGTTTATATTTTTCATTATTTCTGTTTCATTGTTTTTATTTTTACTAATCAATTTTTTATTCATTTAACATAATATAAAGGAAACTCTTTATGTGGTTTAACAGAAATTTTAACATTAGTAAAAGCATCAACTAGGTAGATTATTCCATTTAACACGATAATCATTAAATTCATATACTTCATTAACGAGTTTATCTTTATCTAAATTTTTTAATAATCTTTTATATTTTTTATCTTCTATTTCTTTTAGTTGTTCTTGGGTGGGTTCTTTATACATAGTATTGTAAGCAGATTTGAGAATTTCATTATATTCTTTTTCTTTCTTTTTTTGTTTGTCTGTTTTAGGTGGTTTTATTCCAAAACAAGTAGCACCATATCTTAAATTTTCATTTAACATTTCTCCACCATGCACACCAGGTTTGTCTCCACAAGGATTTTTACCATCAGTTTTGCAATCCATTAATTCATGGAATTTTTTTTGCACAGTGAAAAACGCTTTTTTTCCATCTACCCAACCATAATCACACCAATTAGCACCTAGTTTATTAGCGTTTATTACCTCATTTTCAGACGCCAAACGTGTTCCTAACTTCTCACAAACTGCTTTTGCTTTTGTGTATCCATATTTTCCACGTCCTACTAGGAAAACTTCTTTTCCTAATGGATCACGAACACCTGTTGATTCAGATAATTTAGGCGGTTCGCATAATTTTGAATCCGCTAACAATATATCATCGTTAATAAAACTATTATCGTAATTGATATTTTCATCTTTATTATTAATTGGTTCTGGTTTAGAGTTTTGTTCTATTTTAGGTTTAGTGTATTCTTTATATATTTTATATGAATATACTGAAAAAATATAAACCATAAATAAAATAATGATTAATTTGACAATAAACATTAGTATATATATTACTTAGACTTGACTAATCCAACCATTGATTAAAATTTTTTTTTTTACCATATAAATTGTTTGTTCATCAATATTTTCTATTTTAGGTTTTTTTTCAAAACTTTTGAATTTTTCACTTTTGAATTTTTCACTTTTATGTTTTTCTTCTTTATGTTTTTCTTCTTTATGTTTTTCTTCTTTATGTTTTTCTCCTTTATGTTTATCTTGAAATTTACTTTTATGATATTTGTATTTGTAAGATGGTTTATCGAACTTTAAATTTTTTGTAGGAAAATTTTTAGGAACATATTTATATATTTTTTCATCATCTTCATTGATATTATTTTTTTTGTTAAAATTTAGTATTGCATCTCTGTAACTAACACTCATGATATTATATATAATTATCTTTTATGTTTTATATATAGAATGAGTATATTATATATTCATAGTAATAATTCGAAAAAATGCAATATGTATGATACATATCATATCCCTGAATTTAATAAAAAAAATAGTGATTTCAAAAAATTATACGATAATATGATAAATGAAATATCTCTCGAAAAATATGGAATTATTGTTGTTACTGATATATCATTTATGGTATTGAGTTACTATTTACCAAAAGCAAATAAAAAACAAATAATTGTTAATATTGGTGGATTTATTCCTGATAACGAAAATGATTTAAATAAATTAATTTCCAAAAATTTATCTCCCACTAAAAAAAAATATTTAATAAAAGCATTTAATTTATCATCAGATGAACTTAAAAATAATATTTCAAATCTATCGAAAAATAAATTAAATATCAAACATTTTATAGATAAGACTAAATTATCTAAAAAAATAATTAAACAATTAACAAGTTATGGAACAATAAAAAAATCTAGTGATTTATTTACTTATCTTGAATCAATATTATCATCCAATATTGGAAAAACAATTAAAAAACATGTTGGGGGAACGCAAATAGTGGTTAATCCAAGAGAAATGTTTGGTTCTGAAGAATTAAATGATGATGATAAATCTTCAAATTTTTATGAAACAAATTCTTTAATGTGGAAACCCGCTAAATTTAAATCATGTAAAAAATATAGTTTAGATGAAGATGATCCATGTATGATTGATATGGGAAGACACATTCAACATACTTTTAATTGTTATAGTTATTTTTTAAATACCATACATAATGATTTAATTGATGTATGTATTCAACAAACCGATAAAGATAATATGAATGAATCTGATAGATGTAGAAACCTATGGCCACAACCGGGCGACTACTCAAACTCACCACTAATAACAAATTCTGATAATTATACCTGTAAAAATTTGGTTAATCGTGTTCTATTGGATTATCCAGAAATATTATATATTCCTGCTTGTGATTCACATAAATTATTTAAACCACACAAAATTACTAAATCTAATGCTAACGATGATGGATTATCGCACGGAAATAACAAAAACGAACCTTTATGTGATGGAAAAGAGATAGACGGTAAGGTTGTTTCAACACATGGAAATAATAAAATAATCAATACGGATAAGGATTTTAAATGTCCAAAAGGATATTATAAGGGTGCATTGGCTTCAGCACCTGGAAGGAGTTACCATTTTTACAGGAAAGATAGACAATCCAAAACAAATCCACTTAAAGTATGGTCCCATAAGGATGGGTCTAATATGCCTAAAAAACATGATGCTAGTAAAGAGAAAAATGAAGTTAAAGATCCATTGACTGCTAACAGAAATTACAATAATATTAGTTATTCAGATATGTGTGGTTATTTTTGCGTTCCTAAGAAAAAATCAAGTACTAAAATTCCCTATGGAAGATATAAAAAATTATCCAAGTAAAATACTAGTATCTATGCGTATTTTCAAATTATTTTTAAATATAAGTTTATTATCTATTATGAAATATTCATAAAATGAAGTAAGAATTTCATTAATTTTAGTTTTGTAATCTTCGATGAACTGATCTGATATTTCGTTTTTTTTATTTAAAAAGTTATTTATTTCAAATAAATTATCAATCATATTTTCGTTAAATTCATCAATATTTTTGTTGCATTTTAAATTTGTTAATACATATTGTAAATTATACATTTTGAAAAATAATTTGGAAATACTTTCGAATATTTCGAAACATTGGATCGCTATTGGATTACTTTTATTTATTCCATTTATTTTATCAAAAATTTTGAATAACAATAAATTAAAATATTTAAATGTATCTTGATCGTTTAAACGATGAAAGATAAAATATTTATTTTCTTCGGTTGGTTCGTGATTTAATAATGGTTCAATATTTATGGGTTTGGACGCCAAATTATTTAAATTAAATTCAGTATAAGTATTTATTATTTTTTCAATATAAAAAATTTTATCAGATGTAAGAGATTTAATAATAAATTTATCACTATCTTTCAAAAATAATTTATTATCTAACGCATAGGGTAGGCACAATTTCTTGTTTAATAAAAAATCAAAAAAATTAATTAAAACAAGTTCGTTTTCTTTATATTTTAATGAATATTCAAAATCATTTGTTTCATTTTTATATAATACCAAATTATTTACTTTATCTTCATATTCATAATAAGAGTTAAATGACTTATATATATCATCTTCGTCATAGATTGTGTCTTCTAACACGAGAGTTAGCAAATTCACTATTTTTTTGCTATTATTCTTGGATAACATTATATAAATATAAATTAATAATAAACTTTAATATTAATGAGTATATTTAGTAATATTTTTTCAAAATCTAAAAAGAAAACTAAAAGAAAACGTAAAACTTCCGATCCAGCAGTAAATGTTAATGATGTTGTTGTAAAACCTAAGAAAACAAAATCAGATAAAAAATCTGGAAAAAAAGAAGCAATTCCAAAAGCATTAAGGGAACAAGTATGGATACATTATGTAGGTAAAAAATTTTCATCTAGTTGTAAAGTATGTTGGTGTAAAAATCAGATTACTTGTTTTAATTTTGATTGCGGACACAACATTCCCGAATCAAAAGGTGGTGCGTTAGTTTTGAATAATTTGCGTCCAATATGTAGAAATTGCAATTTAAGTATGGGTGCGAGTTATTCTATAGATGAATGGAATCATAAATTTAAACCTATTAGAAGGTGGTATTACATGTGGTTAAGATAAATATGATGCTGTTATATAGAACATGAGTAAAAAAATGTTAGGTGGTGAAATTCCTAATTGGATTCCGATTTTATTATGGGCATGTTTATTTTTAGCAATAATTATTATTCTTCTTGTTGTATTCGCTTTTAACGATGAAGAAGAAGGAATGACAAACATAAATAAAAAAGTTATATCTACTAAATATAAAAACTAGGTTATTTGTGATTTAAGATGAATATGATGTTATTATATAGAAAATGAGTAAAAAAATGTTAGGTGGAAATACTGATGAATTACCCGATTTGTTTATTAATTTACTTAGAGTCTTTGGAGTTCTTGTACTGGTTGCACTGGTTATTTGGTTTTTAATCTGGGCATTCAACAAAATGGCTAAGGATGGTGCAAAGGATCGGGAACAAGGTGTAAGATAAAAATAAGACGTAAATGGTTACTAGGGTTATTATTTGACTAAAGAAAATTTCACTAATGTAACTAACACAAAACATTTAACAGCATCCTGTGACGAAATGGTAAATCGTATTATTAAATATATGGAACGTCCATTATTGATAATATTAATAATAATTTTTGTGATTCTCATTTACAAAAAAAACGGAGAAAATTTCTCAAATTATAAAAGCGATATTAAATATATATTTTTCACAGGTGGTTTTGATAGTACAGCCATATTGGTAAATGCTTTACTCAATACCGATTATATAGTTCAACCTGTATATATTAGTGATCAAAATTTAGATAATATTGATACCAATAATAAAAGAAAAAATCAAATTTATGAAAAAAAAGCCATGAATAAAATACTTGATGAATTGCGGAAAGATTATCCATTTTATAGGAAGCGTTTATTGAAAATGAAAACAATTAAGAAAGTAGAATATGATGAAGAAATAAAAAATGATATGATGTCGTTATTTGAAAATAAATATTCAATTCGTCCAGTTAGACAATATGGAGGAATGGCTCAGGTTTGTAAAGATTATGCTGTTAATGCTGACTTAGGAGTAATAAAAGGTGATGATTTATGTCATAAATTAACACACAAACATATAGGTAATGGCTCGTTTATTTTAAAACCAAACAAAATAGTAAATTATGGAACTTTGGATTGTAAATTAGATATTAATAATTGTGAAAACTATTTCAAAATTTATCGATATTTTAGATTTCCATTTTTGCATTTAAATAAAAAAGAAATATATTTAAAATCCATAAAAGAAAATTGGAATAAATACTTGGAATATACATGGAGTTGTTGGTTTCCACAAAATGGAAAACCTTGTGGTAGATGTGCTATGTGTAAAGAAAGAGTAATTCCACAACGAAGTTTAGATTAAAAATGCAGTTTGGATTCAAAGGAAATCATCAAATTGATTGTGAAATTCATAACCTTGATCTAACTTAGCACTACCGTTATTTATGGTTAAAACGTTATAACAAACCGCATAAACAATAACATACATTCTACCATAAGTATCATTCATATTTCCTTTAATAGTTATTTCTTGAATATCATTATAATTTCCACTGGGTTGTTTCATATTTGGTTTTTCTGCGAAATTATATACAAAAATGCCTTCTGAAGGTGTTCGACGATAATTTTTATAAGGTAAATACATATTAAAAAATTGTGGTTCAAGTATATTTAGCATTAAAGTATTTTTTTTGTAAAACGAAAAATTTTTAAACATATTTGTTCCCGAACGATATGCACTAATATAATCGAAATGATTATTATATCTAGTAATATAATTAGTTGATATTTCAGGTATAGGTTTCATAGAATCTAGTCGTCTAGCGACCCATATTAATTCTTTAATATTACTTCCAAAATTTAAATCGATACTGAAAATTGTATCATTTGCACCTGTTAATATTACTTTTTTTTTAACTTGAGTTATTAAATATTTATGTGTAATTGACGCAAATCGTTCTTTTTCGTGGTCGTTTAATGTCATGGTTTCCAATAACAATTTACATCCTTCAACTTCATTTGTTGATACGTTATACGTCAATCCACTTTCCGTGTTAGAATAATGGACTAATTTGTCAAAATTTTTGAATATTATTTCTACTCGAATACAGTTATTATTTTCATTATAAGCATTCATAGCGGATAACGGTAATGCATCCGAAATATTTTTACAAAACCAAAACGGTAATGGTATAACCAATAACCTTGGTTCGTGAAGTTGTTTAAATTTTTGAGAAACTAATGTATGTCCAATTAAATTATTATATCCATTAAAACTATCTTCATCCAAATTAATCTCATTTTCTAGATTTATATATTCTCCATTTAATGAATCGATAAGCGTTTCTCCAAAATATATATTAACTTCTTTTAACATGGCTAATCCAACTTTATCCACTAATTTACCTGAATTTTTAACATTGCTAGATCCACCCGAAAAAGTAATTTGTGGAGTTTTTAATTCTAACGCCATACCATTTAATAAATGTCCGTTAATCTGGGCAGGTTTTAGTTTAAAGATTGCTTTTCCACCATAAAGCGGAACATTTTCAGGATATGTATTTTGAATATTTTTACAAAAATTAGTATGTCTTTTATATTTTTGTTTAAATAATGTAATGGAATCTTGTTTATTTGATAAAGTATCAGGTTTATTAATAGTGATGCGTTTCGTTATTGGAGTTTTATTATCTATCATTTCTTGAATATTTTTATTAACGTTTAAAAATTCAAAATTTTCCATTAATTCATTATCTTGAGGACCACGTGCTACTAAAAATATATCACTCGCAATAGTCATTATATTAAATGATAATATTAATATTAAATACTAATGAAACAAGAAATCATTAACGAATTAATAACAAATGAAATTATTAAATATGGTTCATTCACATTAAAATCGGGTAAAAAAAGTAATTATTACATAGATATGAAATTATTAGTATCATTTCCTCGGTTATCTAACAAGTTGATTAATTACATGTATGAAACGACTGAGTTGTCCAAAGGTATTGATTTAGTATGTGGAATACCGATGGGAGGCATATATTTTTCTACCTTATTTAGTCAAAAAAGTAATTTACCTATGATATTATTAAGAAATTCAGTAAAAAATCATGGAACAACAAAATTAATAGAGGGCAATTACACTAAAAATCAAAATGTTGTTATAATAGAAGATGTTATTACTACAGGAATGAGTGTGATTGAATCCATAGATATATTACATGAACATGGATTATATGTAACCGATATTATTACTTTAGTAAATAGAAATGATGAAGGTTTAGAAAATATTAGAAAACATATGATGGAAAAACATATGTGTTCTCCGAATATTAAATATTTTGTGAAAGCCACAGAAATAGGTGAATATAAACCATTATGTCCATCACCATTTACCGACAAATTAAATGAAATAATCACAAATAAAGGAAATATATGTTTATCATTGGATGTTCCTAATTGGACTAAATTTTTTGATATATTAGATAAAGTTAAAGATAAAATATGTTTATTGAAAATTCATTTAGATATTATGGAATATTTTGGTATTGAAGTAATAAATAAATTAACTAAACTAGCATTTGATAGTAAGTTTATGATTTGGGAAGATAGAAAATTATGTGATATTGGAAATACCAATATGCTAACAATAAATAAACTTTTGAATTATAAATATGATATGACTTATAACGATGAAGAATGGAACGAAGAATTAGTCGATAAATCTATGATTGATTTCATTTCAATATATCCAATTGGTGGGTTAAAAAGTATTGAATGTTTATTTGACAAAATTGGAATATTTTTGTTATCCGAAATGTCCAGCGAAAATAATATGATTCGCCAATGTAATACAAATGATATACTTGAATTAGCAAATGATAATAATACCAAGGTATCAGGGATTATTAATCAAAAAATTAATAGAGAAAATATTCATGAAAATATTTTATCATTGACACCAGGAATTAATCCACAAATTAAAACAGACGATAAAGGACAAAAATACCGTGGAACATCGCTACCACATAATCCTGATATATTAGTAGTTGGAAGATACATATATTTAGCGAATGATCCACTAGAAAAAATTAACAATATTTAATTAAGATTTTGTTAAATATTGTTCTTTGTTTTTTTATTAACTATTACACAATTTTTATCTTTCCACCTTTGATTATCACGTTCTAAATTTATTCCGAACATAACGGCTAAAATCGTGCTTCCAGTAAAAGATAATGCTAATCCACATGTTTGTAAGGTTGTTATCATTTTATTATATTTATAAATAAATGTTTATACATAAATATAGATAATATTTACCTATAAAATCTTTTTTTACTTTAATCTAAGGTGTATAAAGGAATATAATAATTACCATCCAATTGATTAGTCGTATCATCTACATTAACCCTTAAATATCCTTTAATTTCTGCTTTTGTAACCGTAGAACCATCCACTACTAACGATTTTGCTATATTTGAAGAAACAGAAGTTCCTTTAAGTTTTATCATTCCTGTATCGGCATCAGATTGTGCAATTTGAACAGGTATTGAGGCACTTCCGCCTGTTAAAGTGCTTTGTATATCTACTTGATGGACAGGTGTTGTTATTCCTCCGAAACCTGTTAATCCACCATCTCCAATAATTACTGATGTTCCGTTTTCATCACTAAATTTAGCGATAGGTTGAGATCCTGTTTGAGTTACTATTAATGCTGGACCCGTGCCATCATTTGTAACACTTATTTGTTCTGTTGTGGTATTATCGGTATGAACCACAGTTATACTACCATTAACTTTTAGAAGTCCTGTAATACGTGCATCCCCATTAACATATAATTTTTCATTTCCCGATAAATTACCATTTATTCCCAAACCACCTGTCATAGTACTTACGCCACCAACTACTAAACCTTGTTGAATATTAACACTATCACTAAATGTTCCATTAACAGACGTTATATTACCACCCGTTAAAGTAGTAGTTCCATCAGTTATTGTTGTTGATGATAATACTCTTAATCCTGTAAATGTTCCTGTTTCCAATATGGATACTCCATCCGTTAATGAATGGATTAATCCACTTCCATTTTTGACTTCCAAAAGTTGAGATGGATTATTTGTTCCTAAACCCATGTAACCGTTTGCTCCTATTCTAGCACGTTCTAAATTTTCAGTAGTAAAAGTGATTAAACCATTACTTCCTGAATCAGAAACTGTTACATTCGTATCTTCTTCTGAAATTGTTAGAACAGAAATATCTGTTAATTTATTTGCACTACCATATAATGTGGTAAAACTTCCAACTACTGAATGTTGATAATCTATTCCTGTTAGTGAATTATTTGATATTTCTATTGTTCCTGCAGTAATAGAAGATGAAACAATACTATTTGCTACATTGACATGCCCAAATATATTTAAATTTGACATAGTAGAACTTAGATTTATAGTGCTTCCTGTGGCTGTTCCAATGTTGATTTGTCCTGTTGAATCGATGGTATCAAAATCTATTTCATTGAATCTTGAAACAAATTTATTACTATTAAAATTAACTATTCCAGAACCCTGAACTTTGAAACCAATATCATTAGCATTGACACCCGTATCAATATTGCAATTATTGGCGGTAATGCTTCCTAGAAAAATTGAGGTTTCATCTACTTTAAATTTTCCTAATACTTTTGTTAGAGAACCTGGTTTATGAACCAATAGTTCATTATCACCTTGAATTTTAGTAGAATATACATTATTAAAATATCTCGTTATTGATCCAATATCTTGAATATTGGTGGATGTTGTTCCTGCATTAACTTTGGGTATTAAATTGGAATTTAGGGATGCATTAACTTTTAAATCTATGGTGGAATTAGTTCCTAATGTAATTAAACCTGTATTGGTAGTTCCTAATATATTTAAGTTACCACCAACATTTAAATCTTTGTCAATACCTGCACCTCCATAACAGATAATAGCACCATTGGACGAATTTAAAGATTGTTGTTCTGAACGAACTAATAATTCACCTCCTAAAACCTCTAAACCATTGGTTATATTAATACTAGAAAACGTATCTACTATTTCTATTGAATATTTAGACGTATCCATCATATATATTTTGAATAGATATTAAAATATCAAATATATTTATAAATAATAATGTCATCTGCATCCAAATTATTAATTGAATCAAATAATGGTGTTGATTCTGTTGATGATTTTTTAACTAATAAACCCGAAATGACATTTTTTAAAAATACATATAAAAAACATACTAATTATTCATTTGATTGGGTAGATGTTAATATTGATAGAGGTAATGTTGATTTTGGAGAAAAAATCGTATTCAAAATGTCAAATTCTAATTACGATATGATTCAAGATTGTGTATTAAAAATCGTATTGCCGCAAATTGAAAGTCCTAATAGTACTGATCTTATTAATTGGATTGATAAAGTAGGACATGCAATTATTAAGAAAATAACACTTAAAATAGGAAATGATAAAGTCATTGTTACTCACAATGGAGAATATATGGAAATTCACAATCAACTTAATATGCAAAATGAGAAATTGAAAACTTATTATAACATGATAGGATATAACAAAACATTTGTTGAAAAAACCCTTACTACAAATCCTTATGTGTTGTATATTCCCCTTATATTTTGGTTTAATAAAGACATTGGATTATCATTACCAATATGTGCAATTCAAAATCACGATGTGACAATAGAAATAGAATTGCAACAACTATCAAAATTATATTATAAATATACTGATGCTATTTCTGCTAATGTGGTTAGTGGGCAACAATTAAAGGCAACCATGCTTACCAAATATTATAAATTAGGGGAAGTTGAAAGAAAAAAAATGATTAATATGAAACATAAATATTTAATAGAACAAATCCAAGAAATAGAACATGTCGTTGGGGCAACGGATGGTAAAGAACATAATGTTCCATTATTAGGATTAAAATTACCCATTAAGGAAATGATATGGACAGGACAACCATTGGACTTTTACGATGATAATAATTTATATAGGTTGAACAGTAACTCCACACCAGATTATAATTTTCCGTTTAAATATAGTCATCTAACGGCAGTAGGTGCAGGAAGAAATTTTTTCAAAAATTTTTCATTTAATGTTAATGGATTATCCTATTTTGAAAACGTCGATCCACAAGTATTCAACTTATATTTACCATATAGGTATCACAATAGAACTCCCGACGAAGGAATATTTATATATTCATTCGCCAATAATCCTACACAATATCAACCGAGTGGTAGTGTCAATTTCACTCGTTTATCAACCAAGGATACTTATTTACGTGTTAAATTTAATGATGCGGTTACCGATATACTTGGTACTAAATCAGTGAAAATAAAATTTTATGCTATTAATTATAATTTTCTTGAAATAGAAAATGGAAGCGTTAGTTTGGCATTTCTAGAATAGAGAGGGAGGATATCCTCCCTTGGACCCTCCTTATTTTTGTGTCTTCGACACAAAAAGGGTTCATTTTTTGACTTTGTCAAAAAATGGCTTCGCAACAGTTAGTTTGAAATGTGCGAAAGGGGTTGAAAATTCAAAAATTTTTTATTCCCTTATTTTTGTGTCTTCGACACAAAAAGGGTTCATTTTTTGACTTTGTCAAAAAATGGCTTCGCAATGGTTGGTTTGAAATGTGCGAAAGGGGTTGAAAATTCAAAATTTTTTTTTGTTTTGCAAAATAGTAGTGTTTTTTTATACATTTTTTGACTTTGTCAAAAAATGGCTATGCAACGGTTGGTGTATTTTTGGATAAAAAAAAAATAAGGCGAATTTAAACAATTCTATGGATAATATCAACCTATATCCACAATAGGCAAAAGTAGTATATACCGACTACTATCGGTGTTGCACTATCGGTGCAACTCGAATATGACGAACTTAAATTTAGTATCTCGAACCGACACGAATCATTGACATTAGTAAAACGAATTCACTAACATTTGATGCTTCATTACGTATTTTGGAGATAATAGATTTATCCTTCTCGTATTCCTCACTTTCGAAATACGTAGGTGGTGGGCAACAAATCCGACATTCTCGTAATGGACGAAAAACATCATCATCAGAACCATAATCATGAATACCATTGTGGCATTCATTCTGATGGAACGGTGGTGGTGGATCATCATCGATGTGATGCGATTGCTGTTCGTGCATAGCGGGGGTGGGTGGCAAAACCCGTGATAAATTTCCGATGGTGGTCATTACAATATAAAAAGCAATATAATATAATGATTTCAGAACTTTTTTCATTCAATTTTTTTTTCAAAAAAAAAATAAATTGTGTCTTACGTGACAAGATATGTTGAACATACACGCACACAATCGAATGGTAAATGAACCATTCTAACACTAACCGCTGCTACGGGTTCGGGTTTCACGATGAGAAAAAGTACGCAAATGGTTCTATATATTTCAAACCATTGTCTAAACGTTTGTACAACTTGTACGAATCACCGTTCAGACAACTTTCTTTGTAAATCGTACTGTCTTCGGGTAGTTCCCATGGTTCGTGTTTCTCATCGATGGAAAGATTATATACTTTGTATGATCCATCATTATGAATACACATCACTACTTTTTCACTGCGGTATGTTCCGACGTGGGTAGGATGAACTGCACTAGTATATTTATAATCGTGAAAGTGTTGTGGGGGGCTGAGTCCCACTTGCTGTTTATTATTCTGAGAAGACATTATCTTCTATGCAACAAACTAAAAGCAATATAATATAATAATTTCAGAACTTTTTTCCTTCAATTTTTTTTTCAAAAAAAAAATAAATTGTGTCTTACGTGACAAGATATGTTGAACATACACGCACACAATCGAATGGTAAATGAACCATTCTAACATTAACCGTTGCTGCGGTGAATTTAATAATCTCTTTAGTCAGTGAATCGAGAAACGGTTTTGACACGTTTCTTGCCTTTTGAGCCACCTGGACGTTGTCCAGGTTGTTCAAGACGTTCTTCACGTTCCTTAAGAAATCTGTCATGTTTTGAAAGTTTCTCTCCTTGTTCTTCTGTCTCGTTTTGGAATAAACCATTAAGAGCCTTTTGATGTTCAGGAAGATCAGGTTGTCCCTTGTGATCGAGATTACCTGCGTTTCCTTCAAGAGCCAACCTGACTCTCTCCTCAAACTCTTCCTGATCATGAGAACCAGATTCATCTTCTTCATCACTTTCATCATCTGAAAAATTCATGTCTCCGTTAGCAGGTAAAAATTTTTCGCTGGAACGATATGCTTTTCTGGTCGATTTGATTTTCCCATGATCCATACGGTGTAGAGACACAAGAACCCATTCATCATTCAAGCGTTCAATCTTAGCACGGTGAAAGGTAGTATCTCCACGTAACTTTGAGATATGTTTAGGGTTAGATACGGATACCTGAACTTCTTCATTCTCTGGAGTTACGAACGTATAGACACCACCGACATGACATGCAAATGTGCATCCACGAATGGACACAACACTTACACCTGTCTTCTTCCTCGATTTACGAACGTTTGTTGCTTGTTGTGAAACAACTTTCTCTGTGAACAGAGAAGCAACACATGGTAACCTGACGGTCACTCCACTTGATGATAAGACACTTGTGCTAATTGCTTTCATGATCCTGTCCAAAATGTTCCATGATCTGTGTTGTTCATAGCCCACACCTTTGCATTGATGTGAGGTACGCAACATGGTATTGTATCCTTCCTCGACTAGATCAGCAAGATGCCTTTTTTCGTCACTAGTCATAGAACGTGGAGACTTACCCGAAGACTGATCATTCACATCCCTGATGTAGGTAGAAATAATAGTCATGAGGTGAGACATGAACGAATCTGGGTTTTTATTTCTTCTTAGATCACGAAGGAAGTTATTAACCTCCTTCGAAGCCTTCTCACATGAATCACGAACCTCTCCGAGAGCCTCTAACAATTGCTTTTTATCCCCAATAGTGGAAAATTTGTGTTTGTCCGAAAACTCCCATTCAGGACACACCTTGAGTAAAAATGGTTGAATATCATCATGAAGAGTAAATGTGTTACTCTTTTTTTTAAGTGACGATGACACTAATGTAATCAATTTTGCGACTCTCTCCGATTCGTTTTTTCTCTCTTGTTTGCTCTTTAACGCCATAGAAATATCAGATTCAGTAACTATTGCTTTCGCATTGAGTTTTTTGAATCGCACAATTTCTTCTTTTGTGAAAAAATCTTTGATGAGATGGTTAAGAACCACCTCAACGGAAAAAGACCCCACAGAACTGTTAGACATAATTGCTAACAATAACAAACACAGTATGTTGAAATAGTTTCAAGGGTTTAGATATTCAATTTTTTTTTATAAATATATAAATATGTTATTTTAATTTAGTATAGAATAATGTTATCATACTTCAATAATTTGACAAATTATTTTGATAATAATGGATTATTTATCAAAGCCACATACTCTTTGTATAGTAGATTACGTGGAAATTTTCATTATTATCTACCTTATGGTGAATTTAGTGCGACTAAAATAACGGATAATATTTACATTGGAGATATTCACAGTGCTTATCAAGTGGAACACTTGAAAAACCAAAAAATAACCCATATAGTTAGTTGTGTATTAGGAAATACACCTGGTTATCCTGATGATTTTAAGTATTTGGTTGTTGAAGCAATTGACAATGATAACCAGAATTTAATAGATAAATTTGATGTGGCGGTTAATTTTATAGACAAAGCAATACAAGAAAACGGAAAAGTTTTAATTCATTGTGTTTGTGGCGTTAGTAGAAGCACCAGTATTGCTTTGGCTTATTTGATGTATAAAAATAAAATTAGTTTAGAAACCGCACTTAAATTAATCAAAGATAAAAGGGGTATTGTTTGTCCTAATCCAAACTTTATGGAACAATTGAAAATATTTAATAAAAATTATGGAACTTTATAATGTCATTATTTAATATTATGGTTAAGAAAGGTAAAGGTAAAACACAAGTAGAAACATTCATTAAACTTGCACCTGAACCAAAAGACTTGCGACAGACAGGATTACCTAGAGACGCATTAGATACACTCAAAACTATTAAATATAAACTTACTCCAAATAGGAATCTTATTAGAGAACCTAATAAAGATGATATTAAATCCATTAAAAGAAGTTTAAATGGAATGAGATTAAGTAAGCATATGTTGGAAAAAAATTTATTATTACCCAATGATAGATATTATGATAAAAATAAACAAGGATTTTTATTTTATGCGAATAAAAGTTTATATCAAGACGTAGCAACGACCACCACATATATGTCATTTATGAAACCACGAAGAGAAGATATAAAACAAAATTCTATGAAAAATAAGTTGTATATTATTACAACAAAATATGTTGATAATGTTACTATGAATTATGATGTGTTTAAAAATATAGTAAATCAATTTATATTAGAATCAAAAAAAAGTTCAATTGTAAATGTGCTGGAAAGTACAATAGGTGTATTGCCCAATCTTAAAAATATATTGTTGGAAAATATGAAAATAATAGGAAGGATCACAAAACCAGAAAAACCAATTAAAATCAATAACAAATCATCTAAGATGACTGTCAAAAGTTGGTTGAAAGAACGTGGAATGGTTATATATAAAATTAATATTGATAGGCTTATTTATGATATTGAAGACAGGAATATTGGACAAATTCAAATAAAAGATTTTTATATTGATATTCAAGATTCAGTTCATGATATTGCACCTTCTGGTTTTGATAATCATATTGATACATATATTTCACCTTTTAATGATGATTCACAACAATTTTATCCGATCCATTCAAGGGCAAAAAATGGTAAAACATACACTGAATTGCACTACGATAATGACAAATTTTTAGAGACAGACGAAGGTAAAAAATATAATCCTACATCTGAAGAAATGAGAATACTAGGAATAGATAAGAAATTTTTAATAGACAAAAAAAGAACAGATAACTTGAAAAAATCGGCTATTAAATTATCTAGATCTATTAATCGTATGGATAAACAAGTTAAAAAACTATGAATGTCTTGGACATTCAGGATCTATGCAACAACCACCACATCGTAATAGAGAACATGTTGAACTACGAGTATTATTACAACATTCACCACTACATCTACCATCATTCATTTTATTGAATAATAAATTAATATAATATTCATCAACAGAATGTTCATTACAATGGATCGTCAATGTGTCTATATTCATGTGTTTGATTTCAGGATTATTTCTAATATATCCAGCAACCCTTTTATCGACAAGTGCTGAAATTTCACGATGTTCATCCTCTGGTTTATGTTTCAAATGTTTGACAAGTTCGATATTTTTTTTCATCATTTCATCATGTTGTTTTCGTTCATCAATTCTAACCAATTCATCACTAGCACGTTCAATGATATTTGGTGGTGCATTAGAAAAATTATAATTTTGTTTGACCAATCTATTAATCACTATTCTTTTTGATGTTTCGGATGAATCTAAATAATCATAATCATCAACATAATCATCCCACGACGATGATGACATTACATGTCGATAATTAGTTTTTGAAAAAAACCAATCCATTTCGTGCATTATTTCCACTATTTCTTGTAATGTTCCATCTCCATCTTCAATATAATACTTGCATAATCTAGAGTCATCTCTTAATTTTAATCCTCGACTTTTGAGTGCTTTTATTAAATTTTGTTTTCTGTCACGTCTGTTACTTAAAACGTTTATAGTATTATCAACTGAACCATCATCGTGGTAAATATAACTATTACATAATCCTGATATATCTGTATTTGGATCTAATCGTTTGGATTTCAACGCTTTAGCCAAATTTTTTTCTCGTTCTTGTCTTTTGTTAATCATATCAATAAATTCATCTAATTCGGTATCACAATTGACATATTCTCTAATAATTTTTTTTTCCTTAAAATGTTTTTTAATTTCAATTTCGTCATCAATCATCGCTAGTAAATCTTTTTTGGTAGTATGTCCATCAATATAATTATTTTTTTCTTCTAAGAAAAGCATTGCACTACCACTGTTTCTAGCAATTTCTTTGAACTTATTTTCTTTATCTATTTTAGTTTGTTTTTTCTTATTTTCCTTGGCTACTTTACTATTTTCACGAAGATTTACTTCAAACATAAATCCTTCATAACCACCATATTTTTGAAGACAAACATTTATCACTTCATCTTGATCATACAAATGAACATAGTATGTATAAAGACTATGACACCTTTTTATTTTATATTCCAAATGTTCAATATCTTCTTCTTTTAATAAAAATTTATTAAATGCATCTGATTGTATTATTGTTGGTTTGTCAGTTATTCTCAATTTTACTATGTCTTCAACTGTATTATAAACAATACTTTTTTTACATTTATTACACATTTTCGGTGATACCGTTATGAAACATCTTTTGCATAATTTACTGATATTTTTAATAATAATTGATTTCCAAGTTTTATATTTTTTTGCTTTGGGAGAAGGTTCTTTTAAACCTGATTGCAAACCCCATGTTTTCCACATAAAACTATTATTGCTTAAAGTATTAAAAAGTTTATTAACAGGACTGATTATGTTAGTTATTTCAATTGGATTGAGAAATGAAAATATATGTAATAATACATCATCATTTATTTCTGTTATATTTAATGGTTCATCATCGTTAGGCATCATATATTTATATTTTCATAATTTGAATTTATATATAAATAATTAATTTTTTACGCTATTATATATGATTTTTGTTGCTTCTAAATTGATTCTAATATATTCCATTATTCCGTTTATTTTCGTAATGAATACATTGATAACATCAGACATTTTAACATCCGATGAGTATGTTATCATAAGATGATTCAAACCATAAATGCTATTTTGAAGATCATTTCTAAAACAAGCAATTTCGTCACGTTCATATAAATATAATAAATGATTTTTTTTAGAAATGTTATGTTCTTCTGGATTCATAAAATCTTTTCTAAATTTAAATTTAATAATTTTTTCACAATTATTATAAAATATATTTAAATATTTTATTGTTTTTCTTCTGCTATCATCATTTATATATCGATTGATAAATTGTGTAAAATGTGGTTTTTCTATACTAATTCCACCATCTCCAATATGAAGTTTATCGTCATCTTCGATTTTGCCTAAAATTTTAAGGGTCAATGAATAGGTATCAAAATTTGCATCATCAATGACATCGGATTTAGTAACCGTAAAAGAATTATATATAATATCACTCATAATATATAAGTATGAAAAAAAAAACTAAAATACTGACTAAACAAATTATAAATAATGCTATTGAGAAAGGGACAAAATTAGATGATTGTGATGAATATAATTTAAATACTGAAAATCCTATCGGAAAAGTTCCATATATAATACCTGATGATATTATTCCAATTAATCCTTTTACATCTCTTCCATATCAAAAAAAGAATTATGATAGATTAATGAGAGCAATTTTATGTCCCCCAGATCAAGATGGACTACCCAGCGGAATTAAAAAGAATGATTTATTTAAACATTTAGATAAATATCAAGCAATAATTTTAGAAGGAGCGACAGGTTCAGGTAAAACCGTTTTGATGCCCCTTTTTGCCTTAGAATATTTTATTAATAAAAAAGTTGAAAAACCTAGAGTTGTGGTGACAGTTCCTAAGCGGTTAGCCGCCACCAATGAATATCCAAGTGTTTTGATGGGTGTTGATATAGGTGAAGAATTTGGGTGGAGTACAGGTGGAAATAAAAAATTATCTAAAAAAACTATGCTTAGTGTTGTTACCGAAGGAACACTTCTTCAAGAAGTAATAAGAGATCCATTATTGGAAAAATATAATTGTGTAATTATTGATGAAGTTCATGAAAGAAATATTGATACTGATATGTTGTTGTATTTTGTTTCAAAAGCAGTATTTATCAGAAATGACTTAAAAATAATAGTTATGAGTGCTAGTGCAGAGTTTGATAGGTTTCGCCATTATTTTAAAAATAAGTTTGGTTTAACAATCAGTAATAATAATTTAAAAATATCGGGAGTGACCAAACCATCAATACCAGATGCACATAGGAGACCTGAAGATACCGATCCAGAAACAGGAAAGCATTTCACTGATTGGGATGATTTTTTTTTAGTTCCTGATTCTAAAGCAGGTAAAATGTTGAAAATTGACGATCTATTAGACATAATAGGTAATCATATTGTCAAAATAATAAAAAAAGAACCTTTACCACATAACAAATTTTTTGAAAAACACAAAGATAGTATGCCTTATCAAGATATTTTGGTATTTCTGTCTTCGGGAACAGAATTAGATAAAGGATGTCGAAAAATTAAACAATTATTGGGCAATGATGTTGTTATTGAACCAAAAAATGATAATCATAAAGCGAAATATGGTTGTTTTGTCTTGAAATCCGATATGAAGGAAGATCATAAAAAAATAGTTACTGATAAAACAAATCATCAACAATTAGGAATAGAACGTAAAATTATATTTTCTACTAATGTGGCGGAAGCCAGTGTTACCATAGAATCTTTAGCGATAGTAATAGATACTGCACAAGCACAAGTTGGTAATTATGATAATATACAAAATATTAAAACATTGAAAAAACAATATATTGCTAAAGCACAAATAAAACAACGAATCGGACGTGTAGGAAGGAAACAAGTAGGGGCAACATATTTTGCATATTCTAAAAAAGATTATATTGAAAAAACATTAAATTTCAGAAATCCACAAATACGTGCGGAAGATTTAAGTTATCGTATATTGCAAATAATAAGTATGGAAACTGTGGATAGTTTTGATAATTTGATAAAAATAACAGATGATTTGCTTGACAGCCCACATCACAAAACTGTATATAATACTCTTACTAAATTGGTTTATTTAGGATGTATAGATCATGATGGGTATATTACTAATATGGGAAAAATGATGTCCAATTTCAACAAAACACCATTAGAAATCAATAAATCGTTGATGTATAGTTGTGCGTTAGGAGTTCGTTTAACCATGATTCCAGTGATTTTGTTAATGGGAGAAAGCAATATTAGAAATGTAAGTGATTTGTTAATAAATTATGAAAGTAACAAATTACCGAATCATTTGCGAAAAGAATATGTGGGTGAAAATGATTTCGTTACTATGCATAATATATTTTATAAATATTACAATTATCGACAACGGATATATAATGAAATTAATGAAAAAGATGAAAAAAATAAGGAAATGATTGAAGAATTGAAACACGAAAAACAAGGTGCAATAGATAAAAAACCATATGATGATAAAATTGAAAAATTAGAGGAAACGCTAGAAAATAAAAAAGGAAAAATAGAAATAATGATGATGAAATTTTGCGATAAAAATTATTTAGTTAGAACTAAATTAGAAGATGCATACAAAAAATTAATAGATATAGGAAATCCCCTGAAGTATGGATTTATGAAAATATTAGGGAATGATCAAAATTATAGAAATATAATTAGGAGAATCAGAAAAGATGATACCATAAAATACAAATTACCAAAACATAAAATTTCTTGGCGAAGTTTGCCTGTAAATACAATGACGGAACATGACGTGTTGAGCGTTAGCGAAAAATATAAAGAAAATTTACTAACTTGTTTGCTAGTTGGTGGATTTATGAATATAGGGGTTTTGGACGAAAAAACCAATAAATATCATCATATAGAAACGAATAATGTTTTACAAGTTTCCAATCCAAATCTTCAAGACTATCAAAAGGGAATTAACTATGAGTTACCAAAAATTAAACCAAAATTTATATTATATGCAAATACAACATTAATCGGAATGAACCAAACAATTAATTATATTATAGGTTTTGATGACCCAATGAAATTTTATATTCCCGGTTTGATATATTATCTTAATAACGAAAATAAATATACAAAGCAACTAAAATTAAAAGAAAAAATAACATCATTCAGTCATTTGATTAAATTAAAAAGTAATAAATATAAATTTAATTATTATTCGACAAATTAATATGATATTAGTAAATATATAAAACATGTCACACATATGTCTCTGTATTCTAAAGATAAATATGATAGCATTTTGAACGTTAAATGTGGTGATTTAATTATCATGGTAGCACGTTCTCCAAATAAACAAATTAGGAGTGTGGTGTCAATTGCTAACCATGCAGGTTTAGAGGATGCTTATGGATTTATAGTAACACCTATGAACACCAAAATGTGCAAACTTAAGAAACTTAATGGTTCAACATTTTTAGAGAAAAAGAAAACACCTGGGTTTAGAAGAGAATCATACAATTATTTTTATACTATTGATAATGATACTCAGAAACATAATACTAAACTTGAAAAAATTAAGTCTTACTAAATTTTTAGTAAATTTTTACTAAATTTTTACTACATTTTTTTTATTTATATTTAGATAAATAAAAATTGATAAACCGATATAAATATAAATCTTATTATTTATATAGATAATTTGTCTCTTCGAAACATGATTAAAAGTGATGCAGTGCAGAATGAACATTTGAATATAGAATCTTCGAAATTTAGAGATTATGTAAAAGCAGAAATGATTTTTACCGCCGATAAATTTGATATGGATAATTTCAATAAAATACGATATAGAAACAAAAAAGATAGTTATGCTAGACATAAATATGTGGATATGTCTGGTAATCAAATAACATCTGGAGGAATATTATTTTATCGTATAAATGATAATGGTATAAAAGAATTTTTGCTGTTAGATAATGAGGAACGCAATAAATACGAGGACTTTGGAGGATGTGTTGATGAACATGATAATTGTATATATGACACAATTAGGCGTGAGTTATTAGAGGAATCCAATAATGTATTTAGTGAATATTTAACATCCAATGAGATAGATGATTTAGTTTATAAATCTGATAAATTATATAATAAAAATAATAAATATTTTTTGTTAGTTAATGAAATCCCAAAAAAAATGGAAAATTTATCATTGGATATGTTTGGAACAAAAGAAAATCATGATGGTATAAATCGTTCATTAGAATGGATACCTTTATCGAAATTGATGGATAGGGGATTTCGTAATAAATTGAATTATCGTTTATTATTTAAGGATTTTTTGAGTTATTTATATATCCAACCGATAGTATTTGATACTGAAGTTCAAATATGCAAAGAATCTTGGATTAATAAAATATATCAACATATGGAAAATATATCTTTATGGAAAAAATTAACTAGTAAAATTATTAAAATTTTATCGAAAATCACTGAAAATCATAATAATATGAATTTATTAAAAAAATTCGTTAAAAATTATGGTAAGTTAATGACGGAATTAGATAAATTACTAAATTTATACGAAACTTATCATAATGGGAATGAAAACGGAAAACATATCTGTGAATTACATTTAGCGTATTTGAATATGTATGCTAACAAATTTAATGAAGATATAAAAATATTTATGGATAATCAACAATATAAATATATTTGCAAATTACACAATAAAAAAGACACAAAAACATATTTGAATGGGTTGATACGAACTGCTATGCGTGTTAATTAATAAAAATTGATGTATAATTATTCAAAGAATAATTATTATATATTATTATGACACACATTTTTGATACGAAAAATTTTAAGATTGAACAACATAACCAACATAAAGAAAAATATGCAGATTTTATTGAAAAAAAGAAATATGTTGATTTGTGCGGTAATGAAGTAACCGCTGGTGGAATATTATTTTATAATGAAAATAAAGATTTTTTAATGATATACAACGAAAAACGGTTTAGATGTGAAGATTTCGGTGGAAGTATTAATAACAACGATAAATGTATTTATGATACTATTAGACGTGAATTATTTGAAGAATCCAATGGTGTATTTGATGAATATTTAACATCAAACGAAATAAACGATATGATTCAAAATGCAGATCAATTATATAACAAAGATAATAAATATTTTTTATTGATTAGTAAATTACCTAGTAAAATGGAGGATATATCGCTAGATATGTTTGGAACAAAAGAAAATCAAAATGAAAGTGTTAAACGAACATTGAAGTGGATATTATTTAAGGATATGTTGAATAACAAAATGTTAAATAAAAAAATATTATTTCATCGATTAATATTTGATGGTTTTCTAAGTTATCTCCAGAGTCTCGAAAAACATGATATTTAACCATCGAAAAGTAACTAAATTAGACACGTCATTAACCACGAAAATGACGCATAAAAAAATTGATTATTAAAACTTAAATTATTATAATTATATTAATTTAAAATGGTTTCGAGTAAATATAGTAGTGATTTGTCTAGTTACTTGAAAAAGTTTTCGATAAAAGACAAAAACTATAATGTGTTATCCATGGGTTCTCCCAAAGGAAAATACAGATTTGTCAATATTGAAAATTTATTCAATGTGATACATGATGCTATTAATAAGGATAATTTTAATCCACATTTGACACAAAAACCTGATGAAATAAGTTGTATAACTATTGATATTGATTTAAGACAACCGATCGATAACATGAATCGATTATATACGGATGAATTGTTTGTTAAATTAGCCAATATGTGTTTTAAACATATAAAGGATAATTTAAATGTAAAAGATGCACAAAAATTAATGTATGTATTTGAGAAAAAGAATTTGAGTAATAATAAGGGAAAAATGAAGGATGGTATTCACATTATGTTTCCGTTTATTCATATTGATAGTATGTATAAAAAAAGTTTATATTTGAATTTAAAAACTAGTATGGACATATTTTTCAAGGATCTTGGTTATGATAATTACGACGATGTGTTTGATTTTTCAACAATTTCAACTAATTGTTGGTTGATTTATGGATGTTGTAAGCCTGGTTGCGAACCATACAAATTAACACAAGTGTATGATCAACATGGAATGGCGAAAGATGTTCCAGTGGATATTAGACAAATTATGAAAGATTGTAGTGTGTTTAAAAACGANACATATGTATGTAAATATAAATCGGGACGATTTGATATATTATCATCTGAATGTAAAACTTTAGATAGTAAAAAAGTAAAATCNGTAGTTGATGAATCAATTAATAAAGTGATGGTCAATAAAAAAATAATTAAATATATTCTTAAAAAACCACAAAACGAATGTTCATTGAAAAAGATTCAATATGCCAAAAATTTAGCATTAAACTGTTTATCGGAGGAATACAGTGATGCTTATGATAAATGGTTTAATGTAGGAATAACTTTACATAATATTTCACATACTTTGAAAGATGCGTGGCACGAATTTAGTAAAAAATCATTGAAATATGATAAAAATATTTGTGACGGATTATGGGAGAAATTCGATTATTTGGATGCACCTAACAAATTAACGATGGGTAGTTTGATTTATTGGGCTAGGAAATGTAATAAAAAAGAGTATGCAGAAGCGACGACAGTTTATTCATCCTATTCAATAGATAAAATGCAAACACAAACAAATAATGCGGTTGCCGAAGCGTTTTGTGACATATATGGAAATTTGTTTGTTTGCGGTGATATTAAAAACGATAGGTGGTTTCGATATGATACTCATAGATGGGTGGAGGATATTAAAGGTGTTACTGTTAGAAAAATGATTTCAAAAGAGTTTGCACAGGAAATTATGAATATTGCTATTGATTATAATAAAAAAGCCGCCGATGGCGAATGTAGTGAAGACGATAGAGTTAAATACTTAAATAAAAGTAAAATTTATAACGAAATTGTTATTAAACTTAAACAAACTTCGTATAAAAGTAATGTTATGAAGGAGATTTCAGAATTTTTATATCAACCCAGTTTCATTGAGGAATTGGATAAAAATAAGAATTTGATGGGATTTAAAAATGGAGTATTTGATTTTGATGAATATGAATTTAGAGATGGTATTCCCAGTGATAATATTAGCATGTCGACGAATGTTGATTATATTCCATATAGTGAAATAAATAATAATCAATATTTTAGTGATGTGGTAGATGAGGTTTATGAGGTAATCGAAAGCATTCATCCAGATACTATTATGAGAAACTATTTGTTAAATTTGTTAGCCAGTGTTAATCATGGATTAATAAAGGAACAGAAATTTCATATATGGACAGGGACAGGTTCAAATGGAAAAAGTATTTTGATCGATTTGATTAAAAATTCGTTAGGAGATTATGCTGTTGTTTTACCTACATCAATGATCACTAGTAAAAGGGGAAGTTCGACGAGTGCTAATCCAGAATTAGTTAAAACTAAAGGTGTTAGATTTTGTGTTTTGCAAGAACCAGAGGAAAATGCCCAAATTAATACAGGGGTAATGAAAGAATTATGTGCGGGTGATGAACAAACAGCACGTGGTTTATTTAGTAATCCAATTCGGTTTCATCCACAATTTACCATCGTAATGACATGTAATCATTTACCAAATATACCTTCAAATGATGGAGGAACATGGAGGAGAATTAATGTGATAGAATTTAAATCGAAATTTAAAAGTAATCCTGATGATGAAAATATAAATGAAAAAAAAGCAGATACAGGTTTATTGGTAAAAATTGATTCTCAGGTTTTTAAGGAGGCTTATTTATCTATCATAGTTGAACAATATAAACAATATAGTAAATGTGGAATTAAAGAACCCGAAGAAGTTATTAAATATACCATGGATTATCAACAACGATCAGATTTTTACGAACAGTTTATCAACGATCATATTGTCAAAACTGATGATAAAAAAGATATTATTAAAATAACTGAAATTTATCAATGTTTTAGTAAATGGTTTAAATTCGAATTTAATGGACAGAAAATTCCCAAGAAAATGGATCTCAAAATGCAACTACGAGATAAATTAAGTAACATGTTTTCAACAGGTTGGAAATATTATAAACTCAAAGAAGATGAAGAGGACGACGAAGAGTCCGATGAAGAAGAAAAAAAAAATTAAGATATTTAATGAATATTAAATATTAGTGTAAAAATTTATTAAAAAAAAAATAAAAGGTATGTGTAAAGTGACGTCGAAACGTGATGATTATTCACACACCAATATAAAAATTGTAAATATTTAATTTATTACACGATATGAGTAGCCAATTCAAAGTCTAAATTATCTGGACGTGTGTTTCTGAACTGATCCACTATATTTTGGCGTGTATTATGATTAACACACATCATAAGAAGATCAACAGTTAAACGCAATTCTGCTACAAAAATTCCCATTTCTTCAACTCTGTTTCGGAAATTTTCACCGAAAGTGGTAACACAGGTTATGTAAATTTCTGGTTGTGTGTTACCCACAATGGTTGCTTGTACGACTGTTTCAATAAGTCCAGATTGAGGATGCAAGACTTCCATATGTGTGTTTGTTTGGACATATCGACCTTGTATTTCATGAACATTTTCTGGCAGTTGGGACGAATTATCGTTAGACGAGTGTTGGCGACGAGTCATTTTATTGGCTATCTAGGTAATTTACAAAAACGATCATCATCAATAGTTTCTGAATTTTTTACATTCAATTTTTTTTATTTTAAAAAAAAAATTAAGATATTTGATAATTATACTAAATATTTTATATTATTTATTCAAATTTCACACTTACCATAGGATGTATATAATCTGTTCTGTAAGTTTGTTGAGGATACCTAGTCATAAACTCATTAATAACATCGTTAGCATCACTGATGCTAATAAAACCGTCGTTATTAATATGTTCTTTCATAGATTCTTCAACGTAATTTAACATAGAACGCAAAATCATATTATCTCCATAAAGATATATTTCATATTCTAAATTAACGTGATTATTGTTGTCATCAACACATGTAAATGTGCATCCACCAGATGTAGGGGTTCTTCTACTTATGGTAGGAGATCCAACATTATTATTATCATTATTATTATTATTATTATTTCCAAAAACTTTGAAAACTTCAAAAACTAAATTATTAACGTATTCATTTGGGTTAGACATGTCTGATTAGTATTATTTTACCCAAGTATTTTATCTTCAATTTTTTTTACAAAAAAAAATAAAGGGTGTGTTAAAATGGATGAAAAGAATTTCATATATGGTCATTGACCGACAGACAATCTATCAATGGAAGCACGATGTTCTTGATAAAATATACGTATCGTATCAACCACGTTGGACTTCGTGTGTGGCATTAACATGTTGTTGATATAATTATACAATTGAGATAAATTCATATTTTGTTGAGAAAATCCAACCATTATTTGGATATTACCATCTTCACATAATATACTAAATAAATAACGAGGTAAAACTAACATTTTATAGTAATAATTTAATCCTAAGACATTTTTTCTTCAATTTTTTTTTCAAAAAAAAAAATAAGGGGTGTGTGTAAAAGTAGCGTCGAAACGCAATGATCATTCACACACCGAAATAAAACATAACAATCACTGTATGACTTCAATGTTAGTCACCATAATAAAGTTCAAATTATTAGGATATATATTCCTGAATTGGGACACATAGTAGAGCCTGTAGGCGGTATCGGCAGTTTCCATCATCATACCGATGAGAATTTCAACTTCATCTATGAGGTCGGTCATTTCGGATAACCAACCGTCCCTCAGAATATCCTCTCCGGGATTTATAAGACATGAGATACATATTTCATGTCTCGTGTCACCTATATAAGTACCACTCGAAATGATTTCTGAGAGTCCGCTTCGAGGGTCCAACATTTTGAAGTTGGATTTTATGTCGACGAGCAACGGATGATCTGTTTCGGGAACATTATCCGCAGTGTTCGAAACGTTTTCTATGATCCATATAGGACCATTATTCCGTTTTTTTTGTAATGGACAATTACAGAGTTCACCGTCACGATAACGGGGAGTCATTCTGCAACAACACACACCTCCAAAAACTGAATCTTTAGCCACTAACCCTAAGCCCAAAGACCGAGCCCCTAAACTGAACACACCCACACACAAATATTATCTATAGTTTTAGGATGTTTTTTGTTCAATTTTTTTATATAAAAAAATTAAGATAATTATATTAACATAAAAAAAAAATAAAGAGTGTCAGTTTTACCTGACACAGAAAACCTTACCTGTCGTTGATGAATGCACCTTCAAATTTTCTTGAAAAGGTCGTCCATACGTTGTTCAATAATACTGACAACAATAGCATGAGTTTCGGACAAGTCTAAAAATTCTTGGTTGTCAATATGATGCACAAAACCCAGTTCAACCTCATACAAATACCCTCGCAGGTTTGTGATATTGTTCGCAATATTCTCTGTTTCCATTGAATCCAACGTGTTTAAAAACAGTTTTATCTATTTTATCTCAGAACATTTTTCTATCAATTTTTTCACGTTCCAAGCGATCTATTTCGCCTAGATGTTGGACGGTTTTCTCTAGTAAGAGTTGTAATTTTTCTACTTATTATCGCAATATTTTGGTTAATTTTATTTATTTGTTCTTGTAATTCATTTTCGTTATTAATATAACATATAACATTTTTCGTTATTTTTTTTTCAATATTTGAACCAATACTATTAAACATACATTTCAGATTATGTTTTTTAATTTCTTTAAGAGACCCCACAAAATTACACCCATAACTTTTACCATCACATCCATGATAAAGACATGTGTTAAGATGTGTTTGTTTATCTTGTCTTTTAATATTTAATCTACATCCATTTTTGAAATTTTTACATTTTACCAATAAATGGGGACATGTTTTGTCATGGAGATCTTGTAAATATTCTAATACTTTTTCATCACAGCCGTCATTATCACAAACAACAGAAAAAGCATCATTTACCAAATTAGTAATCATAAGATTAGGTTTGGCTGAATTGATATATTCATCAGTTACTAAATTATTAAATGGTGTCAAACAAACACTACATTTTTTATTATTATCCATATTTGTTTTAATTAACGATTTTAAACATTGACGACACGAATGATGCCCACAAGACGGAATAAATATAGGTTCAATAAATGGTTCTTTGCAAATAGAACATATTAAATCATTTTCATCTATACCAATTTTACTGTTCATGATATTATACATATATTAATATATCTTAACATTCAAGTTCCGCAAATATATATTTTTTTACTATATCAATATTATTAATATTAAGCGAAACTATCTCCCCTATATTTTGATTTCCATTATTTAAAATATTCAATATGAAATGGTATTTACCAATGGATGAATCTATCAATAATAAATCATTGGTTATGTGAATAATTTTACCCGTTATTTTATTATAATTTCTATTGTTTTTTAGAAAATCAAATAATTGATATTGATGTATGCGTTGTTCAACTTTATAACATATTTTTTCGCTTATATTACAAGTTTCTAAAATTTTATATATATTATTATCGTAGTTTTCTTTAAAATTATCAATTTTAATTTTTGTTCCTTTGAGTTTTAGGATCAATTTCAAAACATATGAATCAAAAAAATTATTATATGGATTAAAAAAAATATCAGTTGTTTGGTCATCAAATAAATCTTTAATATCAGTCATATGAATATTTTTTGGTTTGTAAATATAATAATTATTTATGTTTTTGGTTTCAAATATTTTTTTGTAAATATCCAAATATGGAGAAAATTCACCATTTATGGGTTTATCCATATGATTGATGAAAGTATTTGCATTAAACGAAACTATATTGCTATACGATAAATTCATATTTAGGTTGGTTTTTATTTCATTGACCGATGGTAAATTATTAGTAGTGATTGTCCTATTGGAATAATCATTTTCTGGTATATCTAACACATCAAATATGTTATTGATAGGTTGTGTTTCACATCCTTTTGATTTACGATCATATTCATATTTATTTGATTTTCTAACAGGAAAGTCTTTAACCTGTTCTTTAATTTGATCGAATATAAGTAATTTTAAATTATGATAAAATAAATTTATAAAACATGTGTTGTTATCATGTCGTTGATAGTAATAATTAAAATAATTAACATTATTTATATTATTTAATATATTCATTTTAAATGAATCATCCAAATTATCTATCATTTTTATTTTGGTAACATGAAAACTAAAATCAGCAATAATATTAAGATTGGTATCAATCTCAATTATCCACAATTTATGAAATTTTCTCGAATCAACATACAGACGAAAATCGTTTTCATTTTTATTATTTTTATATTCATTAAAATATTTTTTGTGATTATTATTTAAAAAACTATCATCATTATTAAACAAATTATTTGTATATAAATTTCTATAAAATAATTGTTTATTTGAATTGTATATATGTCGGTTTCCAATGAAATAATCAACCATGAAACCTATTTTCAATATATTATTTTCCTTGTGGTATATAAATAAATTATTATCATAATATAATCCATTGAAAGTTGTATCGTCATTGACTAAATTATAATTTATTTTGGTATTTATTAATTGTTCCTTATCATAATTTTTGTTAAATTGGTTATTATTGATTTCACAAGCATTTTCGAAATTAGTTAAATGAACTAAATTATTAGTTAAATTATCACAATTAATAAAGTTTTCTTCTACTAAAATAGTATCGAAAATTTCGTTAGTATTATTTAAATTACCAATGGTACGTAATATTTCAGCATAAATATTGTTATTATTTTGATAAGTAACTATTTTAAATATTACTTTATCGTACAATTTCAATTGTTTTAAATTTTGTGTTTTGATAATATATTTTTTTCCTAATATATTTGAATAAATATAATAATTATGATAATCAAATTTATGAATTATTCCAAATAAACAACTATATTTTCTTCTAATAACATTCGTTAAATTACCATAATATATGAAATTAGATGTAATTTTGGATATAGTTAATTCAAGTATATCCCCCATGACGAAACAATTTATTTCATTATTTTCCAAGTATATTTCAGCAATGTCTTTGTTATTAATAATATCAGTAATATAACCTAAATTTCTATTTCTATTAAATTTTCCAATAAAAGATTTACCTATATATTTATTATTTAATGAATACAACAGTTCTTTCTGTTTTTTAGTTGATACGGTTTTCCAATCATTCATTTACTAGTTTAAATAATAAAAACAATTTTATATTATGTTATTTCATTAACGACATTACATTATATTTTAATTTATTTAATTTATCCAAAATTTCAATAGGTTTTTTCCTATTGGTTGATTCAACGGTAGTCGAATGAATAAGCGATATACAAAAACAATTTAACTCGCAAGTTTCATTTTTATAAATTTTATTAACACAGTCCAAATTTATAATATACACAGAATGATATTCATGAAATTTTGATTTAGTTAAACGTTTATGGATGCTATTCAAGTAAATAAAATCAATATTTTGATTTTGAAATATATATTTTTTTTTAACTAAACATAGATTTTCAAGAATACGACGCATAACTTCCTTATCTTGTTCGAAATAATAGTTTTCTTCCATGATAAAAATATTTTTAAAATTATCATGTAAAGCCGTTTCATATATTTTATGATGAATTGCATGTTCAAAATGATAATTATTGAAAAATGATTTATCATATACACAAAATTCACAATGATTTATTCCATAATTATGGAGATACATATTATATTTTTCTTTTTTCAATTCAATATCTTCGGAATCGATTAAAATTACATATGTCATATCAATTAATCCGTTCCATAAAAGTTTTAAATTTTCTTTGATAAACATATTTGTCTCTAACATTTCAATATTCATTGGTGAATATATACTATGCATAGACGAATAGAAAAATATTTTCAAACTACTTTTATAGTTTGAAAAAATTGAGTGATTATAATAAAATTATATTAAAATTATTACATTTTGTCATTCATATGTTATATTATCAAATAATATCTTCAAAAAAATCCAAGCAAATACTTCCTTTCATATCGGAACTGTATAATTTGCCTAGTTTATCGAAGTTAAAATTTCTAGTATCTAAATCTATGATAATATTATTTTCGTTATTTATTTTTAAGATACTATTAGTATCAAGTAGTTTATCTAAACATGTTTTGGGTGAAATATCAAAATTTTTAAAATATATATCAGATTCGATAGATAACTGATGATTATCAGTAAATGATATAATACTGGATTTCTTGATAATACCACTTTTTTCGATTTCGTTGGGATTGATTTTGTTTAGCGATTGATCTAAGTTGATAGGAGAAACAGAAGATATTTGATAATAATCATGTTTGAAATGTAGTGGAACTCCATTAATGTCAGAAATTTTAATATTTAATACAAAATCTCGTAATAGCGATGGATTATTAAATATCAAAACATCATTATATAAATTTTCCAATAGTACATATTTTCCGTTTGTGTTGATTTTACTAAATAATGTTTTGTGTTCATCTAATAAACGGATTTCGATTTTTACCATTTCATTTTCTATTTTGTTGAATAGCAACTTGGAAAATTGTATAAACATAAGATTAATATGAATTTTCGATGTTTCATTTTTAGTAGAAAATTTCAAATTAAAATTATTCAATTTATCATAATCAAAAGCATCAAAAGTATCATATATTTTTTTATATTTTTCTTGTTTCGTATCGGTTTTTTTGTCTTGAAATTTGGTTAATAGTTTATCAAAATAATTTGTTATTAAATTTGTCATTACTGAATGTGACGATTTACTATTATTTAATTGTTCCAAAAGATAGTTTTCTAATTTATGTTGAAATATTTCTGTATCTTCAATTTTTGATGTTAATGTTGTATTTATGAAACTTAATTTTTGAACAATTTCACTGTTTAAACTAATTAGTGCATCTATATCGATGTTCTGACTACTACCACGAAAAGCAGTAACTAAATTATCGATTTTATTGATAAGTTCGTTTGGTGGTGCGTCGTAACTATCGCTGGATGAGTTAATTATGTTTCGTTCAACAATGTGTTTTTGTTTAAGTTCTTCATGCATAGATTCATATTCTAAAACAGGTTTGATGGGTTTTATAGTTGGATTATTAATTTTAGTTGAAACAAGTTCATTAACCGACATATAGGCTTCTTCGTCGTCGTTATCATTATCCTCGTATAATTCTTCCATCATTAAATCATCACTTACTTGTTGTTCAGAGTTATCTATGGTTGCGTATTCAGTTGTAGATTCTATGATATTGGGGGGCATTTCGGGCATTGAATCAACATGTTGTGTTGTTTTGACAGATTCCATTTTTTTTTCGTTAAGTTGGTCATTAATTTCCATTTCTATTGTTTTATTTTGTGGATTTTTAATAGGAACTATTATGTCGTTTCTTTGTTCCATTATTTCTTTTAATTTATCTTCTACATCAACATTTTCGTTTTCGTAAAATTTATCGGAAGAGGGGATTTTTTCGTGGTTGAATTGAGAATCTAGATGTCGTTTATCTTCGAAATCTGGAATGCTGTGTTGTTTGTTAGGAATGATGTCGGTATTTCTGTTAATGAGCAGTTGTTCGAAACTTTCGTTTATATTGGCTGTTTCTTTAGGTGCAGTCGAAGTTGAAGGTCTAGGAACGATTTGATGCTTATTATCAAAGTTTTGTTTTTTATCAATATAGTATTCGTTTAATTCTTTTAGAGCATCGCCTAAAATATGTTTGTTTAAAATTTTTAAATTTTCTTCTATTTCAATTTTTTTGTTAATATTACTTTTTAATTCGCTATATGTATCTTTCATTTTGTTCAAAATAAATTCTTTATCTTTTTTGTTTATTTTTGTCCCATAGTTATCTTTAATTGAATCATTAATTAGTTTCGTAATCATAGAAAAATTTTGTTTATCGTAAAATTTGACACTTAGATTTTTTAAATAACTCCTTTTATCAGTCATATTTAATAAACCAATATTTATTAAATATTGGTTTATAACGTAAATAAAAAATATAATTTATTTTATATATTAATGTCAAGTTATTCGAAATCAGATGTGTCCTATAATGAAGGCATTTTAAACAAAGGAGATAATTTTTTTACTCCTGAAAGTACTATCAAAAATTCCGAAGATACACGGTCACAAACAATACATATTGATAGTCGTGATAGACATTATGACACTCATCCAAATCCTAATAGTTATGTAGTTGAATTACCTTATGCATATAAGGATGTTGTTAGTTTAGAGTTAATTTGTGTTGATATTCATAAATCTCAATATAATGTTAATTCAAATAACAACATATTGTATGTTAATAAAGACAGTGGTGCTAGTAATAATGATTTGATAGTTAAAAGTAACTATACATCATTAACAATTCCCGAAGGAGAATATAATATAACTGATTTGATGGCTAGTTTAACATCAAGTATCGCCGCTTTTACTACTGTAGGTTCAACAGTATCACAAAATGCTAAAACTAAAAAATTAGATTTGGCTACTTTGGGAACATATTTCAGAGTATATTTGAATGATTCCGTACCTACATTCGATGGAAGAACTAAATCAGAACCAACGACAAATTCTATTGCAAATATGATGGGATTTTCTAGTTCATCACGATATGTATCCGCCGCCAGTGGAACTTTAAGCACCACTGGTATGGCTAATTTAAATGGAGAAAATTACATAACTATGAAAATCGAAGATGTAGAAAGAACAGAAGGTTCTGGTAATGTATTTAGAGGTGCATTTGCTAGGTTAAGTGTGGGCGATAAAGCACATGGAGAAGTTAAACAATTAAAAGTATCTGATTTTGGTTCTAGATGTATTGAAGTATTTAATCCTTACAGGGGACGTTTAAATAAATTAAGAATTAGTTTTTACAATCATGATGGAACACTCTATGATTTTAATGGAGTTGAACATTGTTTATCATTTGAAATAAAAACATTGTATAAAAACAATAGTTATTGAATTTTTAGTTCATTAAATATGTTTTTGTATATATTCATGATGTCAGTTTGAATATCTTGAGGGATATATTGAAAATCGATCATAGTTTTGTTTAACTCGTATTTTTTTCTTGTTTCAGGGTCTTCATCCAATTTTTTTTGTAATAATTCTGGTGCATCATAGTATTTTTGTAAAGTTTTTTCACCAAATTTTTTAAATACTCCTGTGATAGAATCGCTAGGATCGCCACATATAATTTTGTTTAATAAATCCTTTTCTGGACTTCCTTTGCTTTTATCGGTAATCAACTTGTTTTTTAAGTTAATTAAAACTGTATATTCATCTGCTAATTGTAAATAATCATAATCGTTAGTAACAATAACTATATTTTGTTCAGGATTATTTTTTCGTATGTTTTTTTTAATTACGGCAATAATATCGTCCGCTTCTGCTTTAAATATTTTGATAGTTTTAATATCATGTAAAGTTTTTAATGTAGGATAAATAACTGAATAAGTATGTTTAAATACATCACCAATATTTCCTTTTTTATGTTTATCGTTTTCTCTATTTGCCTTATAACCATCCATATATTCATTTCTCCAAATTTCTGGTCTAGGACAATCAAATGCAAACACCATATTTTCGGTTTTTACGCCATAAGTTTTCCTTATTTTATCAAAACATCTGAAGTACATTTTATTATATTTATCCATAAATATATCATTAGAAAACCAATCATATTCATCTTGATTTGTAATAGTTTCATATTCGACGGCATAGGCTTTACTAAACCACACTTGTGTAGCATAAAATCTATAAAAACTAGCATAACTAGAATCGATTAACATTATCGTGTTATTGGGTTCTACTTTTTTCTTTCTTACTTTTTTTTCAATTATTTTAAAATTATCGTCTATCATTATAATTTGTTTTATAATGATATACATATATTTTGCTTTCAATTTTATTTATTAGTATAAATTTGAAATAAATAAAAAACGTGTTTCCTGTAAATTTAGTTGCACAATATCCAAATTTGTTTTAATAATATTAACATTAGTTGTACCATTATATATTAAATTATAATTTAAATCCAATAATTCTCTAAAATCTATTTTATGAATATGAAAATCTTGATTTATTCCACCATATGACGTGATAATATCAGTAATATCGTTGTTGGAGTAATCTACACTTACTATATTTAAAGTCATTTTTTTGTTATGATAATTATTTAAAAATACAAGATTATCATCATCAATGGTTTTCTTATTATTTATGTCAAAATTATTTTTAAAATTAATTAGATTTTCTTCAAAATTATTAATATCAATAGGATAATTAAATCTGAATACAGTATCGTTATTAGGGACTTTATATTCAATTAACAAATATGATATATGTGTAGGATTGTTTATTTTAATCATTTCAAATAGTTTGATGAAATCTTGTTCTAGAGTTTCAATATTAATAAAAAAACGATGTTTAATATTATATTTGTCATCTATATTGATATATACAATTTTTTCTAGTTTTATTAAATCAATTATCAAATGTTGTTTCCTGAAATAATCAACTAAATAATTATTTTGTTTTATCCCCCAATCTCTAATATCATTGGAATATTTATATCCCATGATAGCACCACCGCCTAGGATCAAATAATACATATATAAATATATATCATTAGTAAAACTAATATATCATTAGTTAGGAAATGTTATTTTCTTGTTTATCATAATGAGATATAAAACAACGGAAAATACTAATCCTATAATTAGCGATTCTAACCATGTTTTTTTAAGTATATTCATATAATTCATAAATAATCTATATTGAGTGGAATCAAGTTTGCTTGTAAATGACGATTCATCAGGATATGTGTAGAAAAAATATGATATTGAAACTAATAAAAATAAACCTAAACTAGCAATAATGGAATACATTTTATATAATATGATATAAGAATTTATTTATTTTTTATCATTACTTGGTTAATAGAATTAAACTGACCTTCGATTTTAGAATCATATAAACGTGCATTTAATAATCTTTCATTTTCTTTGGTTTGTTCAAGTTGTTTATTATTGTAGTATGTTTCTTCTTCTTCAGGTGTCATTTTCATTCTCATATTGGTTCTTTCGTTTTGTAGTTCATCCACATTTTTATATTTTTTATATTCAACATCATCAATATTAATCAAATGACTGTCTTCCCCGTGTGCTTTTTTATAATCAGTATAATTTCCACTATTAGTGTAATCATCAACTTTTGATTTATCCCATGAACTTAATCCACTGGATGTGTTTGATAACATTGATTGTGGTTCTCTATAAATAGATAATTCTCGGTTTTTAGATTTATTAAACTCGTTATTAAATGATTTAGAATTTGAAAGTTTTGTGTTTTGTGCGATAGGAATAACTTCTGGTTCGGACATTCTATTATCGAAACTCATCATGTCTCCATATCCATCATCATCATTTTCCTTCATTTTATGTTCATCGAAAACATTATTGAATTTATCCAAAGTAAAACTATCTTTGTCTATATATTTTCCTTGATATGTTTTTTGTTTTTCAGTAAATTTTTCGTGATTTTCACGTTTTTCATTATAAGATTGCTCACGATAAGTAGAAAAATCATTATGTAAATTCATCAAATACGAATATGCTTTGGTAATCATTTTAAATTTACGTTCATCTCCACCGTTTTTGTCTGGATGGTATTTTTTACTCAATATACGATATTTTTGTTTTATTTCATCTACCGAAGGTGTTTCAGATAAACAAAGTATTTTATATGGATTATTTTTTTTACCAAACGAATTTACCCTATCATCTTGTTGATTAACGGATGGATTTTGTTGAGGGATAAATCTATCTTTTCCGATATTTCCATCATTTCTATTAATATTTATATCTTCTAAGAAACGATCATGTTTATTAACACTAAAAGTTATATCGTCATCAGGAGTTTGTTCTTGTTCGACAGTCTTTTTTTCGTTTATACTCATGAGATCACGAATTTTTTTCTTTTGAAGATTAATTTGTTTTTGTTGGTTTATCATGATTTTTTTTTGTTCATTCGGTATTCGTTTTTGTTCATTATGATTTTTTAATGTTGATTCTTCAGCACCCATGATAATATAATATAAAATATCATAATATTTTATATTAAACATAATTTACGAAATTATTAATAAATCACTTACTTTCCAATATTCTTTTATATCCCCTGGAAGAGGACGAACAATAATTAATGGAATTTTACCATTTTCTAATTCTTTCAATGCAATATCTTTTTCATTTAAACAATCAGATACATCTACCATTGGTAGAGAACCATCAATTAACTGTTTTTCTCGTAATCCTAAAATTCTACATCTCTCATAAGGAGACATAATATTTCTTGATTTTTTCACACCATTATTTATCAAATCTTTTATTTTCATATGATCATCGATTTCGTTATCGAAATTAGATATTAAATTAATTTCTTCACATAATCCATCAATATCATCATCAATTTCTGATTTATTACTTTCGTTATCAGAATTAGATTCTGTCTCATTGTCTTCGTCACTACCACCATCGTCGTCAGTCTGATTTTCATCATCGAAGTCTTCATTTTCATCATCTAAAACGTCATCTCCGTCATCTCCGTCATATTCTTCAATAGTATTATCCTCATCCATTATATTATTGTATTATATAATGTGTTATTTATATTTCAATTTTTTTTTATTTAGTGATGCCAAAAGTTATTGCATACAGTGCATATGTATATGAGTGTCATATCGTAGAAATATGGTTTGTAATACACGATTTCAGTATTTTTTTTGCAGTGAGGACATTCAATTCTTTTTGTTCTTTGTAAAGTGTTATTATGAATCATATTTGCGTTTGGTTTAATATTATAATCATTTTTTGATAAAATGTATTTTTGAGTATTGATGATAGTTTTGTCACAATCTTTTTGGTTACTGCATTTACGACAATTATAAACTAGTTTTTTATCAACCGTGATATAGTTATAAATCGTTCCACAAATATCACAAAATTCTAGAGTATTGCTTTCGTTCATTATATTAATGTATATATATTTATATTAATATTTTAAATCAATTTTTTTATTTAACGACATGATTTTTCATCATTTGGTTCTGATAATATTAATTCAAGATCATCATCTCTTTCTGGATGATATGGAGTATCTGTTATTTCCATACCACAATATTTTACTTTGTTTTTTCTAAAATCTTGATACTGATATATGTCATTTTTTACCGCAACCCTAAGCAAGAAACGAAAATTATTCCAAAATTCTTTGATATGTCCTATGCGTTTTGTCATTATATGTGCCATTTCATGAATAGCCACAAATAATAAAGTGTTGTGATCAATTAATTTATCATCATCTTTTGATCTAATACAAAAAAATATTTTTTCACCTTTATTTACTGAGTAACTGGTATATTTAGCGTTGCTAGGTGATTCACTCATCACATGTGGATCATATTTGCTTTTCAAACGCTCACATGCTGATCTACAATGTGTATCTTGTTTCCTTTTCATAGCACTTACTGTATCTATTAATTTTAACATATTTTTCCGTAAAGTAGCCAACGTATTACTTGCTTGTTCACTCCCATTATGAACATCATCTATGTTGCGAACTTGATAAGTATTACCATCAATTTTTGATTTAACGTTTATCATTTCAGATTGAAATTCTTCGTAATAAACAAACGAACATCCGATTATGAAAAACAATATGAAAAATTGTATAAAGGTTAAATATTTATGTGATAACATAATAATAATTAATGATAAAAAAAAATTGATTATCACTATATAAAGATATATTATTCAAGTTAATATTAAGGTATGAGTAAGCAATCTTTGAACCTTTCGGATGCATGGAAATCCATGAAAAAATGTGAAACATATAAAGATTTAAAGGGAATTAACAGTAATAATGAACATTCCGTGGAAGATACTTATCAAGATTTAATGAATAAAATAAAATGTCCACGATGTGGAAAATATTCTTTGTCGAACATGGGACATATGGTTTCTTGTTCAGAATGTGATATGACTGTTGATGAGGTAATGATAGATGAAGGGAATGAATGTAGATTTTATCACCATGATGACAATCGAGGTTCAGATCCTAGCAGGTGTGGAATGCCCAGAAACGAGTTAATGCCGACTACTAACATGAGTACTTCGATCGATAGTGGAAAAAACTATATATATAAGTTGCATAGTCACATGTCATATTCTCATAAGGAACGTGATCGTATTAAGGTTTTTTCGGATATAGATAACATATGTATTAGATTGAAGGTTAATGGATGTATTGGTATCAAAGCCAAACATAATTATTGTATGATAAAGGATCTAATGGAAGATGAAAATGATATAAAAAGAAAGAAAAATAGGAAAGGTATTATAGGAACGTGTATTTATAATGCATGTGATGAATATGGATGTCCAGTTCGTGAATCTGATATAGCGAGAGAGTTAGGATTAGCACCAAATTATATTTCTCGTGGAATTAAGATTTATGGTGAGATATGCAACAAGAAAAATATTGTAGTTTTGAATAAGGTAATCAAAAGTAATGATGCACTGTATTATATGGAGAGTTTTTGCAGTTTTTTACAATTTAACGATAGGATGATAGCCTTAGTTAAAAAAATCATAGATAAAGTGATAAAATTTAAAATTGCTACCGAGGATCATACACCAGAAGCACAAACAGCAGGGGCAATTTGGTTTGTCATTAAAAAATGTAATTTTGATAAATCACGACCAAAATCATATATTCATGAAAAAGTCAATGTATCTGAGGTTACAATTGCGAGGGCATATGATAAAATTAAGGCTTTTAATGATGGTAAATGTCCACATAGATCTGATAAAAATATCAAAAAATGTAAATATTGTATGAAATATACACCAAATGAAGGATGTTTAGTTAGATATATCAAAGCATATATGGACGAATGCAGACATAAAGATAAGGTTGATTACTTAATTAGTGGTGCAGAAGTTGCAACAGAGAAAGTGAAGAAAAAGAGAGGACGGAAACCGAAAATTAAAGTAGAAGATTCAAATTAAAGAATGTCTAATTTAACAGACTTCTAATTAGAGGGACATAACTGGAACGAAATTTATAATCAAATATTTTAGTAGTAATGATACTAGTAAAACGTATATTTATTATATTGGTTATTGTGTTGCTATTTGCAATAGCGTATCGTAATAATAAAGACAATGATATTATAGAAGGTTTTAATGTTTATGATTTTGTAGATTCTCGTGTATTTTATTTGGATGAAAATCAAAAAGGAAGGGATTTAAGGGATTTACTAGAAAATTTAAATAAAACAAATTGCATTGGATGGAAAATTTCAGGTTTTCCATATTTACTAACACATAATAAACTAGTTCCTTATTTTAATAGTGATAAAATATTAGCACAATATGTTGATAAAATGGATGATAAATATAAACATCAAATATATCCGTTTATAACATGTGTTGAAAATTCCAAAAAGGGTTTTGCACATATTAAATCGATGATTGACATGTATCCTAATATGTGGAAAGGGATAGGACCCATATATCTAAAAAATAATTCTCTTTATTTAGATGCCGAATTACAGAAATACGTTCCAGGTTTTAAAATACAAAATAAATATAAGACACCCTTGGTGTCTAAGCGATTAGATAAATTTAGTGAAGAGATAAGAGATAGCAGTCATATAATGGATGTTGATGAAATTTATTTTACTATGATAACGGAATATATAAACGATAATAATTTAATAATAAATTTAGATTATTATTTTGATAATATTCAAGATGATACACCAGATTTATTAAAGGGATTATTAAATGAAAGTGATGAAATTGAAAGCAATTATAAATTATATGAAGGGGATTATAAATTATTAAGATATTTCGAAAAATATAAAAAATCTAAAATTATTTTGCATACTAATGTATTTCAAGAACGGACATTTAAAATCAATCATTCATTAAAAAAAATGGGTATGATTGAATATTATGATTTAATAATAAGAAATTATCCCAATGTTGTGATTGAATTGAGTGGAAACACATTATTAAACTGTTTTGATACTGAGAGTAAAACGACTGAGATAATTGATACTAGTCTTAGTCCAGAAGAACGCAAAAATAAATTAATGACTGGAATGAGCCAAATTAGGGATTATAATGATTTATTAAATGTTTTGTTTAAACCTGTTGATGACTTTTTAAGTGGAAAACCGCTTACCAAAACAGAAAAAAAACAACCCATGAGAAAAAATATATTAACATCAACAATAAAACCCAATAGTTTTCGTGACAAATTGCTTTCGGGAAAATTAACATTTGATGAAGAGAAACCCACGGATGACAAATTAGAAGATGCTAAAGCCAAAATAAAAATAAGTGAATTGGATAAATCACTAACAAACGAAAAATTACAACAATTCGATGATGATGGGATGGCACGTGCATTAAAGGGAACATATGAACCACAATTTGATCCAAATGTTTCGTATGATACGGATGGATTACAAGAAAAAGAAACATGTCCGTTTTTAGTTCCACCACATTTAATAGATGATGTTAATTTTTTGAAAAGTTTATATTGCACACCAAATGTCGATCCAAAACTTTTCGCTGCTTATGCAGTGGGTGATTCATTAGGTTCGATTTTCAAGGAAAGTGATAAAAAAGCACCCAGTGTTAATTCCATGAAAAAATATGTTAAAAAATTAAAGAATAAAAAAAACAAAGAACCTCAATTAACGAAACTCATAAAATTTGAAACATTTGAAAATTACAATATAAATGAAATGTTTTCTAATCCCATTGACGGAATATTTTCCTTTGCTAAAAAAACTAAAAATGTTGGTGGTGATATTCTAAATAAATCAGTTGAACTTCCTAATAATATCGTTCCACCAAATACGAGTCCCGTGTCTGACAATGAAGCACGTAATACGTCCATGAAAAACATTCAATCTAGTATGAAAAGTGATAAATCTAAAGCGTTGGTATCGGATGTTAAACATTATGGTAAGGATGGGGTTCAAGTTGTTAAGGATATTAAACAAATATCTAAAATAGTGAAAGATAATATAGTTAATGAACGTGATGGTAAATCTATATTAGAAAGACCAAAAGATTTATATGATGCAGGATTAACACAATATATGGATGATAAAACAAAGAAACGTTATTATTATTTATATGGACCCCCAGAATATGAGTATATTGACACAGATTACATAGTTAGAACTAAAAAAAGACGCTTATTAAATAGAGATAGTGATATAACCACTAAACAACTAGATGAAAAAGGAATAGATTATCATGGTATTAATGAAATGATTAAAAATGGAGAATATCATGATAGAAAAGTATTGAACTATTTAAAAAATAAGAAAAAAAATGCAATATCCGAATATAATTCGGATGCATTATATCGTAAATCTCAAAAAACCAATGAACCAAAAGAAAAAGAAAAAATTAATAAACAACGATATGATATGATTAAAAATAATTTGAAAGATATACCATCAAAAACGATTGTGAAAACGGTTACACATAAATACACACATCATGATGCATTACTCAAAAAAGAATGGATAACATTAATGAAAAAATATCCTAATAATTTTATTTTAGGGACAGGTGTTAAAATAGATTTTGATTATTATCCAAGTAATTGTGTTTTGGTAAATAGAATATTATCAGAATTAGATGAAAACGACGCTATTAAAATAGGTAGAAATAACTTATTGCAATTGTTGTGAAGCAATATGGTTTTGTAACACAGACACAAGGTTATCGAAATATTTGTCGATTTGGAGATAATCAGGCAATGACGATAATAATTCGCTTGACAGAAAGTTAAGTTCAAAATTATCATGTTTATTTAAAATATTATTGAAACATTCTTCTGGTGATATGTTTGTTCGTTTGCATGTTATGGGAGAAATATATAATAAGTGTTCATATGAATAATTGATATACATTTTTTCAAATATATTATCATCAAAAATTATAGGATTATTGATATATTTATTTGGTTTATTAATTAGCGGAATTGCACCTGATAGATATACTTCAATAATTTTGTTAATCAATGGAACATTACTTTTATAGTTGTCCGACAGTAATATATATTTGAATTGCTTGAAAATACTTTGCCTTTTATTATAATTTTTATATGTCCAAAAATCAAAATTATCTAAATTATCATTAAACAAAGCATTATCAGAGAAATCATTAATATTTTTTAAAATTAGTGATTTCAATTCTTCCATGGATTCTTCTTTTTTTGAAATAATGGAAGATAAATTATTAATATTTAAGTTTGATTTTTCGTTATCGATATCGTCATAGAGTTTTTTAATTTCGTTATTTAATAATATAATTTTATGGTTTATGGATTCATTATGATCACTGATTTTAATGAAATGTTTGTTATCCGTCAATTGTTCGATTTCAACATAATGTTCCTTTGATTTTAACGATTTAAGTTTATTTACATTATCAATATCGAAATACATCATAAATTTTCGTATATATTGATAAATATTAGTTGATTTTTTAGAGTTGTAAAGTTCAATATATTTTCGATAAATAGTATTGTAATTACTATATCGGATGTTTTTAATAGTATTATTATATTTTTCCAATTTATTATTTTCATATGGATTAATTAATATTTTATTGAATAGTAAATTACTAAATATATTATTTGATATATGGTTTAAATGAATACCTACATCATCATTTAACTTAATAGTAACTGATTTTTCGGGAGATTTTACAATACTATAGTTGATATATCTATTTGGATAATATGTCAATAATGGTTTTTTTAAATTTTCAAAAGTTGATAATTTGTTATTTAGATTTATTAAAATATAATCGTGATTGGATATATATTTGAAATCTTTGATATTATCCATATCATTGAAATAAATTAATAAATTGAATTTACTATTTTCAACATTAATTAGATTATCAGTAAATTTAATATTGATATTATCAACATCAGAACCGTTATTTTTCAATAAATATATCAATAAATTTTTTACATATAACGAAAAATCGGTTTTGTATAATAATTGAAAATCATAACTAGATTCTACTATTGGAATTCGAATTAAAATATCATACATTTTATATAAATTTATAAATATAAATTTATATTTATAAATATAAATTTGTGAATTTATTTATTTGTATATAAATCCACGTATATATTTCAATATAAATGGAACAAGTAGCAGATTACCTAAACGAACACCAAAACACATATTATGCAATCAAGACGTTATCTAGAAAATTTAAGATGAAAAAACGACATTTGATAAATGAAATGAGAGACAATAAATTATTTGTAATGACACATGATGGAACAGTTGTAGGATATGGTGGTGCAAGTAAATTATTCATAAGGGGGACTAGCCCCCTTTAGAACCCCCTTATTTTTTCGACTTCGTCGAAAAAACGTGCCATTTCACTTCGTGAAATGTAGTGTCTTTTTTAATATTTTTTGTGGCAAAGCCACAAAAAATTAGTCTATTTTATCTGTCGGTATGGTGTTTCTCAATATATTGTTGCGATTATATTCAAAAAAACTAATGTGTATATATTTAATAAACTTTTCTAAGTTGTTGCTGTACACATTGCAAACAACTGTTGCGAAGCCATTTTTTGACTTTGTCAAAAAATGAACCTTTTTTTCGACAACGTCGAAAAAATAAAGGGGTTCTAAAGGGGACTAGTCCCCTTCTAGAATCTAGAATTAAAAATATTATATCTATTGGCTATTTCGTATCCACCATTGATATTAATATCGTTAGGGGCTGGTGAATCAATATTATTAATGAAATACGAAGTATGATTTATATTTTTGTAATTATTATCATCAGATATTTTACTATGTATTTTGATATAATTATCAAATATTTTACTAAGTTTTTCAACTGCATTTTGGATTTTAATATCATACGCACCAATATTTTCACAATTGTAATATAAATTTTTTAATAAATTTAAACAATTTTTCGACAATATATCTGTGTGTTGAATAACATTACTACTGGGTTGTGCATTTAGTTGTAAATGATAAATAAGTTTAAGAAACATATTAGCATTATATAAACTTTCATCGAAATCGCTTTCACTGTAACGACGTAAATCTATTATATTAGTGTAAATTTTAACTATTTCAATATCAGTATATAAATAATTATTTTTTTTATTTGTAATTTTGTTCAACGCTTCTATCTGATAATTAATTTTTTCGAAATTATCGTTATTATTATTTTTATCATTGACAATTATGAAATACGTTACAAAAAAAGCCACAATAATAGCAACGACCGACGCTAAATTTATTTTGAAATAATTAATAGAAATATATAATGACAATAAAATTATAACATATAATATTTTTTTATTATTATTAAGTTTATTTATATAATCAATTAAATTTTTATAACGAAATGAAATTTTATTTAAAATTTCTTTTTTAATATTGTCATCTGGATTTTTAGTTTCAAGTGAATCTAATAATATATTCAATTGACTCTTTTCCATATAATAATTAATAATTATATTTTAATTCATTATTTCGACAACATCAGTATGGGTAATTAACATCCGACGGCAACAATATTTGGTGATCCCTAGATCATCCAATGCTTTTTTTTCTGGACTATCTGTTTTTAAATTTTCTTCTGTCACTCGATATATTCTGTCTTCATCTAATAGCGATGAAGAACTATATTTTAATACTAATTTCTTGAAATCATCATGTTTGTTGGATATTGGTAAATTGCATGTAAAACATCTCATAGGTATAATCATTATATTATGTAATTTATATTATACTAGATTATATAATCAATTTTATTTTATGTATATACATAAAAATTTCGTTTATATTTCATATATAGTTTTAAATGATGAACATGGAGATATTTAAATATTTAACGTCAAATGCTATACTGAAAATAAATAACTTACTAAAATCACCTTGTGAGAGGGGGCAAATATTAGAACCAATTTGTTGTTTGTATAGATTATCGTTGTTGCAATTTTACGACGATGGTGTAAAAATAAGTATTAGTGAAAATAAGATAGTTATTAACGATTCAGGATATATTCAAGGTGTAGCAAGATGGTCTAAAGGTGATGCAAGAAAAGATTTACATAATTTATTTAACCCAATTGATAGATTGTATAAATATGATTATTTTACATTGTATGATGATGATGAAGATTTTATTTATTTATTGAACAATGCTATTAAAGGTTTAAACAAATTAATAAACACATATGATGAAACAAGTATTATTGTTCATTCTTTGAATTTATATAAAAAAATTTTAGAAGATATTAAAAATAAAAAAGAAAAAATCGAAACTACCGTTAATGAAGATAATTTAGTAATTGAAAATCATTTATATGAAAGTTTTTTGAAATTATGGAAACCCGTTAATATCATAGTTTTAAATAAATTATTACATGAAATGGATACCATTCATGGAAAATTAACTAATGAAAAACAAAAATTTAATCAAGATTTAAAAAAAAATATGTTTAATAGTTATTTAGATGCATTTAACAATGTGTTAAATGTAATTGATTTTAATGTTTGTGAAATAGTTAAAAAAATTAGTGCTGGTGTTTGAAAAATTATGTAGTTTTTACTTTTTCATAATTATTCATTGAAATTTATGTTTCAATTTTTTTTTCATATAATTGAGTTAATAGTCCTATGATACAATCTTCATCATAATATGTTTTGTAAATTTCCTTTAATTGTCTTCTTTTATCCATATTGAAATCGATAATTTCTAATCCTAGTATTGATAGATCTTTATTATAATTTTTTTGGTCGTTATTTATGCATTGATGATATATGGGTATTAATTCTGAGAAACGATACGAAAATGTAGTAAGTTTTTGTAACTGTTGTTGAATATCTCTAACTTGATTTTTGTCATTTCCTTTTATATTTAATTTTCGTAAAATATATTGTAATTCGTTTATTTTTTTCATATTTTTTGCTTGTTCTCTTATTTGTGGTAAATCGGATATTTCAATAATATCAGTTTTTTCAATTAAATAATTTAATTCTAGAATTTTCTCGTAGATGGAATTAACCACATTAATTTTATCTTGGATGTCTTTCTCATCGTTTAAAAATTTCGAAAATTTTTTTTGAATACAATCTTTAACAAAATGTCCAGATCTACCACAACAATAACATTTGTCAGTGGAACTTTTAATCATTGAATCCAACATTTTTATTTGTTCTTTTGATAATTCTATTTGACAAAAACTTCCACCTCTTACGTTATTTATTCCGTTTTTCTCCATGTATTTAAGGGTATATTTATCTTCATCATATGGATCACAATTTGGTATTATTTCAAGAATTTTTATAGGTTTGTATAATTTAGTCCATTTGCTACCTATTTGATTAAAATGATTATCTATTCTAATATCAGGATTATTGGTTTTTCCGATGTAAAATTTATTTACTTCAAGTAATAATACATAAATATAAATCATGTTATTTATTTAATAAATAATATCTCGGATTTTTTTAATCAATTTTTTTCTTCAACAAATTTATTTATCTTGCTAAAAGCAGGATTATTATTAGGAAATTGTGGTAATCCAGATGAAGGGTATAAATCTCGCCATCCAGATTTAGTTATTTCATTAAGAACAGAATTATTATTTGGTAGATCGGGAAATTGTGGTATCTCAGGCGTTGGATCGAAAAAAGTTTTAGGTTTATTAAATGGATTAGTATTGTTAGACATTATATAATATGTATATTTTGACATAGATATATATTGTTCAATTTTTTTATTTTGAATAATCATCAACGAAACTTTGGAAATCACTTGACAATTCTCCAAGATGCATTTCAGTATCATTATACATGATTTTCATTCCAGGAATAAACGGAACATCGAAATTGTCAAAAGAACCATCGTCATTTACCAATTTATAATGATATGTTCCATCATTGGGTTGAACCGCCCAAGTTTTTCCATCTATCACCACAGTATTAGGAACATGTTTTTTGTTATACATTTGTTGTGTGTTTTTGTCAAACATTAAAAATGTAAGTTTCTCATCTACAATAACCGCAATTTCTAAATCGTTACTAATATAAGTTTTCATAAATATATATTAAATATATAACTATTTGTTTAAGTATGTATTCAAAATTAGATAATATTATAATAACAAATTTTTTAATGGATAATTTAATAAATGTTGAACGTTCGATTCAATTGAAAATTTTAGATTTGATTCGCAATGACATGGAATCATATGAATGGAAAGCATCGTTGATGATTATGCTCACTTACAACGATCCGATTCATATACTTGATAATTTTGTTGATAAAATTGTCGGAAATGATTTAGAAGCAATTCGGGCTTATAATTTCATATGTTCAATAGTATAAAAAAATTGATAATAAAAAGACTAAGGTGTAATATGATTTAATAATCATGAATTTAGATCGTTCAAGAATGTGTATTAAACAAATTCCTAAAGAATTTATGTCAATAGATGCAACAATAGTAGATATAAGTGTTAATCAAATATGTTGTTTGAGATATTTACCTAAACAATTAATTGAATTAAATGCATCGGATAATTTAATTACACAAATAATAAATTTACCAAAAGGACTATTAAGATTATATTTGCATAGAAATAATATTGAAATGATTGAAAATTTACCACGTGGTTTATTTACGTTATCGTTATCATATAATAAAATACAACAAATTCAAAATATTCCATTTAATTTGAAAGTATTAATTCTCAATTATAATGATATATCGATAATTAAAAATTTACCTAGAACTTTAAAAAAATTATATTTGTCATATAATAATATTCAAAAAATTGAAAATATACCCATTGGATTACAAGAATTGTATTTGTCGGGAAATAGAATAACAAAAATTGGAGGATTAAATGATAATCTAGAAAAATTATATATATCATTAAATATGATAACTAAAATAGAAAATTTACCACATAAATTGGAATATCTTAATTTACGAAATAATAATATCGAAATATTGAAAAATTTACCACTAGGTTTGTCGTATTTGAATGTATCACATAACAATATCGAAATTTTAGAGAACGTACCACCGCATTTGTCATACTTGGACGTGTCACGTAATAATATTGATGTAATTCCATGTGATTTACATGAAATAGACACGCTAATTTACTAAAAAAAAATTGAAATAAAATATTCCAACAAAGATATACTACATATTAGAATGAACGACAAGATAATAGAATCGTATGGTAAAACGATAGAACAATACAGTGTTTGGAACGTCACACTAGACGAAACATTTGATAAAAATACATTTACTAATGGAAAATCGATAGGTCACGAACAAAAAGGAATACGTCCAGTTTTAGTAATTAGTCCAGAATCATATAACATATTGTCGCAAACGGCAATTGTGTTATGTTGTTCAACGAGCAATAAAAAATCCAATAACCCTTATTCTATTCCAATTAAATGGAATAATGAACATAGAAATACATGGGTAAATTACTCACAAATTCGAACTTTGGATATATCACGATTTCGTTTTTTAGAAGGAACAATATATAACCACAAAATTTCTGAAACTATTGAAAAAAGAATATGTGAATTTTTATTTAATAGTTATTCAATGAACAATAAATCAATTCCTGATAAAGATGGTTTTATTTTAGTGAAATAAATAAATAAATATCACTAATAAATATTATCAATGGAACGATTGGATTTAATATTATTAATAGCAATAATACTTGCTTTATTTTCTTTTTTATTTTTTAAATATATTCGTGATAAACAATCAAAAAATCTCGTTCCTTATGTCATGAATGAGGTATTTCATATATATAACAATACACATACTTATGAGATGGCAAGAGAAAAATGTAAATTATATGGTGGTAGATTAGCAACTGAATCAGAAGTAAAAGATGCATATAATAAAGGAAAAAATTGGTGTAATTACGGTTGGAGTGAAGGACAAAAAATATTATACCCCGCACAAAAAAAATCTGTGCATCTTGAAAAAACATCAGGAACAAGTGATACCAGATGTTTAAAAGAAGGTGTGGTGGGTGGATATTATCCTAATACAGGTATGAGGTTTGGTGTTAATTGTTATGGTGTTCGTCCATCTGAAGACGAAAATGATTTAGAATTAAAGAAGGTTTTAGATGAAAGACGAAGGAAAATGGAAGATAAAATAAAAAGAAAAAATCAAGGAATGCAAAATGAGCGTTTGAAAACGAGAAACCAAGAAAGATTGAAAAATGAAGTGAGAAAATCTATGAGACAGGATGGTATAATTTAATATTTTTTTATGTAATTAAAATATATAGAATGGATTTATTTGAAAATTTTATCAATATGACAATAGATGGATTAAACACTTTAATGAAACAAAATAAAATGCTTGATGTTAAATTAGGTGATTCTGATGATTCAAAGAAAACTTTTATTTTATTTATAATAGTTTTTATAATTTATATGATTTATACTATTAGAAATAACGTTATTCCAGGTATTATGATAGCATCCGCCATAGCAGGTGTATTTTATTTTAATAAATTAAAAGTGACTAAGTTTTTAAAAAAATATAACCTAGATAAAATAAGCACGGTAGATAAATGGATAAATTTGTGACTTTACATGGAAAAGATTATTTATATATGATGTGCATGAATCATAATCCGATCCATGTCTATTTGCAAAAATATTTAGTTATTGATTATATGGATAGTTTAACTATTAAAAAAGTGGGTAAAGACTATGATTTTATTCATAATAAAAAAACTGGAAAAGAAACCGTTTTGGAAGGTAAAACATTGAAATATGTATATGAATATATAACTAAAATGTTGGAAAGTTATCAAAACGAAATTAACAATAAAATGAATATGTTGGATTGATAAAAACAAATGACTTATATTATTATTAAATGGCTAATAATAATTTGAACAAAAAAATAATTAAATTAAATAAACAAACTGACGAAACTATGGCTAAATTAGCGTCACAAACTGACAAATTAGAAGGAAATAACATCGATTTAACACATATGAATATTAATTTAAGTTATGCACAGGCTTTGTTAAAATCAATAAAACATAAAATTAACCCTTTTCAATATATAAATGTCCCTGATATAGATTTTAAAAAAATGTTTAAACCAATCACTAAAAAAAAAACTTGTAATTTGGAAGTAGTTGAAGAACCAAATACAACAGTGGAACATCAAATAAATAGTGGATTAATGATATTGAAAGAAAAACAATTAATAATACAAGAAGAATTAAAAGCACAAATGGGACAAATTAATGAGATAACCAATAAAGTCGAATATAACGATAATAAGATACGTGCTAACAATGATTTAATTGATGACATAATATAAAGTTATTGGATTAATAAATTAATTAATTAATTAATTAAAAAATAAGATGAAAGTATTGATTATGTGTGCAACTGATAAATCAGTTGAAAAGAATAAATGGAAAACTTTAATAGAACATGATGAAATGAAAATTTATATTGCTAATGATGAAGATTATTTACCTACTTACGTAGGTATGGAATTATTAGATGATCCAACTAATAATAAATATTGTTATGAAATAAATGTAAATAATGATGGTGATCCATTGGATAATAATTTATATGATTTAATTATTGATGAATATTGTATGTTAGTTAAAGATGAAACTGATATTTATAATAATTTTATAAATAAACATTTGAAAAAACATGCATATTTAGTGTCTCCAAGTTGGTATTACAAAAATGAAATAGATGAATTTCCATATATTTGTGATAACACTAAGGAATTGCTAAAATCACGTGATTTGGTATGGCACGATAAAAATAAATATGAGAGAGTTGTAACACAAATGAAATTAGGATCTAAACGAAGTGGATTAGGTTTATTTCATAAACTGATATAAAAATAATTTTATATAAAATATTAAATGAAAATCGTAATAGGTAGCAATAGTCCATTTACCAATTCGGGTTATGGAACTCAATCGTATTTTTTTTGTAAAGCCTTGTTGGAAGCGGGACATGAGATTACATTTTTAGCATGGAATATATCGGGATCGGAAGCGTTACGCTATAAAAAAATGGATTATGAAACAATGAAAAAAATTAGTTTAGATAGTCAATGTTTTGATAAAGATGCTTTAGAAGAAAAAGAAGATGTTTGTAAGAGGATGAGTTATTATACTTGTATTTATGAAAATTTTCCGTGTTTAATAAATGTGGATGATGTTAATAAGTTATTAAAAATGGAGGAAGCGGATATGTATATTTATTTGTTGGATGTGTGGATCATAGAACCAAATAAAAAATTTTGTTGTCCTTCTATGACATGGTTACCATTACATTTTTCTCCATTAGAAGAAACTACCAAGGCGATATTACCAACATTTGATAAAATTATTTATATGTGTGAATTTGGGAAACAAGTAGTTAATGAATCCTTACCTGAATTGAATGTTATGAAAGAACCTATTATCCCACATTTCATAGATTATGATTATTTGTATAATAATATAAATAAATATGATCGAGAATATTTCAGGGATGAAATAGGAATAAGTAAAATTGAAACAGAAACAAATGAAAAGGTTTTTTTGGTTTCGGTTGTTGCTAGGAATGCGGAGGAATCTAACAGAAAATATTTGGATTTAAGTATTCAAAGTTTTAAAATATTATTGGATAAATATCCAGAATTGAATCCATATTTGTATATACACACAACATTGATGGGAAAAGTAGATTTGGTTAAATGTATTCAATATTTTGGTGTTCCTATTGATAAAATTATTATTCCAGATCAATTAAAACTTTCTAGAAGTGGGTATAAAACTGAATATATGTGTGGAATATATTTAGGAAGTGATGTTTTATTAGCGACTACGGGAAGTGAAGGTTTTGGATTGCCTATATTAGAAGCACAATTATTGGGGTGTCCAGTAGTGACAACCAAATGCACTGCTATGTTGGATTACTTGTACAATGGTGAATATATTGATGTTTTGGATGATAAATTTGTGTATGCTAATACTAGTTTTTGGTATCTCCCTGATATATTTGATATACCAATAAAAATAATGAAAGTTGCTAATAGAACTGCAGAAGAAAATAAAAAAATGCGTGAATATGGAATAAAAATGATAAAAGACAATTTTAGTATTGAAACAGTAGGAGGTAAATGGTTAAAAGAAATAAGTAAATTTGATAAAAAAATATGTAATTAAGTATTAGTTATGGTTGAATACACAGCATCTCTGAAAAATAATAAAATATATTATTTTAAATTGGAGAAAAATAAAAAAAAAAGAGTGTCCGAAAAAGAATATAATGAATTTAACACTAAAAAATATAATAAACAAAAAGGAGGATTTTCCGATTTTCGAGTAGAAAATTTAATAGGAAAACCATATAAAAATGATATGATGGGATTGACTAATTTATCAGGAAATTTTAATAAAATTTTAGGGAAGGGTAAGGTTGTTGGTATATTCGATAAATTTTACGCCCCAGAAGTAAGGTATGCTGTTTATGGGTATCATCGCAAAAATTCAATGGATGATTGGAAAATGGTTAATTTAGGCATAAATCCTGTTATGTCGCTATCCATAAATGAAGCGAAAGACTATATAAGTAAAATATGTGAATACCAAGTGGAAAAAGATGGAAAAATGGGTTTATATATGAATAAAGAGTTGGGGGATGATTTTACTGGTTTTGCTGATATTGAAGATTGCAAAAAATATAAAAACGGAAAATATTATGTAGGACACGAAAAACGGAAATCTATTGTAGTGGCTTTATCAAAAACTGATAAAGGTTGGGTAAATCAATCTGTGGTGTATGAAACTGCGTAAAAGTGTGACTTATTTCTATATAATTTTATAATTATAATTATAATTATAATTATAAAATGAATAACGATTTATTTGAAAAATTTAATATTCCAGAATTATTAGATAGTAATATTTCGATTGACAACAGACTTAATATGTTAATAAAATATGCTACCATTGGAAAACAAGTTTGTGATAGTTTATCTTTTTCAGTTGCTAATAAAGATGAACGATATACATCGTTGGATACTAAATTGGACGAGATCAGAAATGATATTGATGGTTATCAAAGTAAAGTAAATATATTGGATACTAATTTGAATATTTTGGTAGGTAATGTTAGGAATGCTTCGTTTAAAGGGGTAATAGGTGAGAATTTTTTAGAACATATGTTGAAAAATTATTTTCCCAATGATATTGTTGATATTAAGACACATGTGGGACATGAAACTGATATTCATTTTACATATAATAATTACATAAATGATACAATATTAATCGAATCAAAATTATACTCTAGACCAGTTACTACCCAACAATTGGATAAATTTTATTATGATGTAGAACGATCTGGATGTAAATATGCGTTATTTGTGAGTTTAAGTAGTCCAATAGTTGGAATATCGAAATTGAAATACAAACATGATAAAGGAGTTCATATAATTTTCATTCCTAATTGTGATTTTAATTATGAAATAGTAGCCTACGCATTGTATTTTTTTAAAATAATTATGGAATCCACATTTAGTAAATTACCAGAACGAGAGGATATTCAGATTGAAAGTAACGAATATGTGAAAATAAATGAACAACTATATTTATCGGAAAAATATCATGGTGATTTTCTGGAACATGTTAATAAAATAATTAATGATAGTTATGAATTTTGGAATATGGTTACTCGCCTAAGGAGTGATATTTATGATACTAAAAATAGTATTATTAAATTAATGGATATATTGTATAAAAACACGTATGATATAGAACTCAAAATACGAACCATGATGGATGACACTAGTAAAAAACTTAATAATGAATATAGCGTTTTGAAAAACAAATATTTAAATATTCATAAAATATGCGACGAAGTTAATTTCGATGATAATACAATGGAATTTTTGACAAAACATAATTATGTAAAATATGATGATGATAAAATAAATTTTATATTAAATAACATGAAACTAACACATGATAAAAATTATGATTCGTTTTTTATTGTTTCAACCATGTGTGTTTGCAATGCTATTTATGATTTATATGGTGTTGATAAACTAGATTTAAAAAATTTGTCTGATATGTATGTAATTAATAAATCTAGGTATGTGGGCATCGTGAAATTTAGTAAAACAAAACTAGAATTAGTTAAAAATGATATAAAAATAACCTTGAAAAATTTGGACGAAACTAAAATGAAAAATTATTTTGCATTGGTAGAACAAGATTAAATAAATAAATAAATATGTTAAAACTTATAAATGGACATAATAGCAGATATAGAACATAATAATTTTAAAGAATTTAATAATACGTTTATGTCTTTATTAAATAATTTGAAAAGTTTAGATCCACAAGATTTAAATAATGTTATAATAGTCGATAATTTAGTATTATTAAATCAATCATTATTTGAATTATCCAATAAATTTAATGAGTTAAATTATGACATTTTGAAAAATAATGTAAAAAATTTGTCTGATGAACAAGTTGCAGAACTTAAAGAATATGAAGAATTTTATGAAATCAAAAAAAAATATATAGGATTATTAGCCGTAAATCATCTGTTAAAGGCTTAAATATGTCATATATGATATATAGAATATATGTTAAACGAATTAGAAAATTTTTATATTTATGAAGTTAATTATATGAATGGAATATTTAATAAGATAAACAATATATCTTTTACTAATGATAAATCACGTTCTAATGAGATTTATACCAAAAAAATATGCGATTACAAGATTGAGTTACAACCTAATAATAGTGCAGTTTGTATCAATGAATTTGATAGAAAACTTGATGTTAAAGAAATAAAAAACGAGATAGTTGAAAAAATAAATAAATACATTAAATATGATTATGTGTATTTTATTGAAGTAATGGATAAAACCGAATATAATATTTATCAAATAATAATTAAAATTCCATCATATTGGAATAGTTACATGAAGTTATATGATGATATAGAAGTAATTTTAGTTAGATCATTGAGAACAGGAACTAGTGTGTATCATTATAATACTAACGAACAAATTATTGATGAAGACCAAATTATCGGTAAAGAACAAAGCACAGTCAACAAACAAAAATCAACTAAACAATTAAATTTACAGGATAAATTAATTGAGGAACTTAAAGAGAAATTTAATGATAGTTATGTTATCGATCAACTTTCTTGATCATCATCGTCATCATCATCGTCATCATCATCATTTTCTTCATCATTAAGTCCTCCAGCGGTGACATAATATGATTTGTATATGGGTATGTATGATTCATCATGTAGATTTATATCATATTCATCAAGTATTTCGAACATAAAATAAATGAAATTTTCGAAATAGATAATAGGTTTATTCGCAACTGATAACATGTGAGTTATTGATGAGATGTGTTCATTCACTAACATTAATATCTGGATTTTTTGATTCTCTGTGATATGGGTAAGAATACTAATATCCCTTTCAATTTTCCGATATATACTATCCATAATAAACATAGGTTTATTGAAACTAATACTAAGATTGTATATTAAATTTCTCATTTCAACAATATTATTTAAATTTTTGGAATATATGTAATTAACCAATATTTTGTTAATTATCGATGTATCGTCAAATTGTAAATACATATCCATAACTGCGTCATCTAGTGGCATGGGTTTGTCATTTTGTTTTGTCATGTCTAACGACGAAGAATAATAATCTATTAAATTGATTGATTTTTTCAGGTTATTTTTAGTTCCAATTACAAGTCGTTTTAATAATTTTGTGTCTATAGTCATATTTTCTTCAGATAATATATTTTCTAAAATTTTTATGGTATTGTCAATGGAAGTGGATACTTTAATGAGAACACATCTACTTATAAGCGGTTCTGATATTTTGTTTAATGACGAACATAAAAATATAAGTCGAAAATCATTGTTATTATTTTCGATAATGCTACGCAATGCATTTTGTGCATTTTTACTTAGACTTTCTGCATTTTTAATAATAACAATTTTATTAGTTTCAGAACCCGTATATTTTTTAATATCGGTATTTGTTGTTAAATCTTTTAGAAAATTTACTAAAATAACTTTATCATATAAACCATACAAACATGGATTTATGATATAATGAACACAACTATGATATACATTTAATTTAATTAGTTTATTATTGTTCATAGTTAAATTCGAAATATATTTTGATGATATTTTTGTTTTTTTAGTTCCATATATGTTTCGGAGGATTAATTGGGTAAGTGTTAATTTTCCAGAACCAGGTTTTCCATAAACTATTGTATGTGAAATATTTTTTATGTTATTAAGGTAAGCATATTTTGTCCCAAAATTTTCGATATCGGTTGGAAAATATTTATCTTGGAGCAACATTTATTATTAAACCTTAAAAATAAGTATTTAAGTATTATCAATAATAGTCATGGATTTCTATTCAATATTAGAAATAAATAATGACGCTTCTGAAAACGATATTAAAAAGGCATATAGAAAATTAGCATTGATTTGGCATCCAGATAAAAACAAAGATAAAGAAGCAGAAAAAAAGTTTATGAATATAAGTGAAGCATATCAAGTGTTAATTGACGACAATAAACGACGTATATATGACGCTACAGGAACATATGATGATATACATAATGCTTACGATATATTTAATAATTTTTTTGGAAAAATAAGTAATTTTATAGATAATAGTCCAGAGATAGAAATATTGATGACTACCTTAGGATATGATAATTTAACCATATTTGATAAATTTGTAGAAAAAAGCAAAAATATTAATGTGTCATTGGGCATGAAAATGAATGATATAAACGATAGGATTAAACAAAAAAATACTGAAATCCAAACTAAATTATATAATTATAAAACCCCAGATTTGGTGTTTAATTTGAATGTTAAATTAACGGAAGTTTATAATAATATAACTAAAAAAATAAAAATAAAACGTAAAAAACATGATAATCGTTTAAATTCATACTATGATGATGATAAATATTTTTTAGTTCCATTATTTGAAAGGAAGAAAATATACGAGTTAGAAGGAGATATGAAACGTGGATATAAAATTTCAGGTGATATAATTTTTAATATAAATATAAAAAGTGATAAAAGTCCGTTTGAGATAATTAATAATGGATATGATATTAGTGTGGAGAAAAAAATAAGTTTATATGAGGTTGTTTTTGGAACAGTTTTTTACATGAAAAATATAGATGGTAAAATACTAAAGATAAAAATAAATGATGGGATAGGCAAAAGTATGATGAAAAAAATATATAATTATGGATTACCTAGAAAATCAACGAATGACGATAGAGGAGATTTAATAATAAAATTCATAATAGTGGATGATATTGAGGATAATAATGAAAATAGGGAGATAATAAGATTATTATCAAAACCATATGAAGAATTTTTTACGGGAGATAATATATTTTCAACTACGAATGATATAAAAGAAGATATAATAATATAAATAAAAAAAAAATTGATATAAATATATTCAAATATATATATTTAGTATAAAGAGTATAATGGTATTATTGAAGTATTCACAAATCGACGAATCAGTAATTAATAAATTGGTTTTTAAACGTGATGACCGCGGAAATATTAAAATATTTTACACAGGAGAAGGAAGTAGAGGACAAAAAGACAAATTACAAATTCAACTGACATCAATGGAATCACCATTTGGTATTTCTAGGAATGCAGAAACCAATAGAATTCTTCCATTTTCGTTTGCGTTTAGGGCGAAACAAACTAAAGATGATAATAAAAATAAATTATATGAAAAGAATATGAATTTGACAAGAAAAGCGATTAATATGCTTGAACAAAAATGTAGAGAAGAATTGAGTAAAAATTCGGTTGAATGGATGGAAGAAGAAGATTTGGATGAAGATGATTTCGATATGATGTATAAATCTCCAATATCAGAGTATGTTGATCCTGTAACTAATGAACCAAATGGTAAATATCCAGATAAATTGAAGGTGGAGTTCAGAGATTTTTCTTACGAAGATAAAATTACAGGAGAAGAGAAAAAAATTCAAACAGGATTTTTCGATTATAAAACACATGAAATTTTGGATTCTGATGAATGTATGGCAACGGGCAGTTTGAAGAAACGTTACATGAAACCAATCGTTGTATTGGATGAATTGTCTATTAAACGCAAAGAAGGTAATGTAGGAGAAGCAATTCGTCCAAAATATTATGTGAATGACGTTAAGTTGTTTCCCTCGTCGTTGAATGATGGTGGGGATGCTGTTAATCGATTTAATCATGTAAGTGATAGTGACAGCGATTAAATTTTAATCATAGCAATTGGATTATATATATTATTATAATATATATGATGAATTCAAATATCATACGTTTCGATGATAATTTAAATAGTGATTCTAATAAAGTTTCTATCAAACCAATGGGAATTGCAATTGGACAACCAGTCATAAGTCAAAATATGATAGAACGGAAAATAACGAATGAATTCAAAAGTGATAAGGGTGACCCTAAGAAAATGACTGTTTCTTTAAATGATATAATAAACGAAACGAAAAGAAATGATAAATATCAAGGTATAAAAAAATATCCACAAGGGGCTTACCATCCCAAGGATTTTAACTATCACGATTTACAATCATGTGGACCCCACAGTAACAATGCTAATAAAGCCAATGGAATATATGAAGGACTTAGGAAAAACAATATTTATTGCGAAGAGAGTGATTATAATCAATATATCGATCGTGAAATAGATATGTCTGGTTTAAATAAAATATCCAGTAGCAGAAAAAAAGCATGTAACTGTGAATATCAGCGTGGATTAACAATTAAACATCATAAAAATAATGAACATGATGTTGGACATGAACTAGTATATAATATTTCTAAGGATGTGTGTAATAAATGTTTTGATTTAGAAACAAGATTAAATAAAGATAATCGTTTGATAATTAAAAAAGATGTTAGACAAGATGTTAAAAAAGATGTTAAACAAGATGTTAAACACGATGTTAGACAAGATGTTAAACACGATGTTAGACAAGATGTTAAACACGATGTTAGACAAGATGTTAAACACGATGTTAGACAAGATGTTAAAAAAGATGTTAAAAAAGATGTTAAACACGATGTTAGACAAGATGTTAAAAAAGATGTTAAAAAAGATGTTAAAAAAGATGTTAAAAAAGATTCAGTTCCAAATAAATTGGAGTTTTATACGGATTATGAAAAAATGGTTGGTTATGTATTGAAAATTCAAAACCAACCATCTGTGTATTCGAAATATAAAGGTGATGACAAACTTGAAAAAATAATAAATTATTGTTTCAAACAGTTAAAAGAATTGTCTATTGAACTTGAACTTAATTATGATTTTCAGGATACAGTTACTTATGAAGTTTTTAGAAAATATATGTTAGTATATTATTATATATTTTACAAAAATAAATTACAATCAGATATACTAACTGAACAGAACAAAAAAAGAAAAATTTTAAAAGAAAAAGTTTTTAAATCCAATAAAGTTAAAGATTATAATGTAATTAGTTCTTTATATAAATCATACATAAAGGGATTGAAATTAGAAAAATTAAAATATAAAAAAAATACTATAAAAAAAAATAAAAATAAAATAATCAGATTAAAAATAAAACAAAAAATAATGTCGCTATAAAACTTCACACATTTCGTTATTTATATTACTTTTACTAGTCCAACAACAACACCATTTATTATGTTTATTTGTGGGTGAAATTAAGTAATTATTTAGATCGTTATCGTCATTTTCATCATCAAATTTTGTGATTACATCGACACATTGAATAACAGAAAAGCACGCTCCCATGTATATTTATTACAGAGCATTTATAATTTCGTCATTGATAGATTTATATTTATCATATGGACGACAACAATGGTAATCTGAATAATAACCATTTTTTATTTTGGTTTTATCAAATTCGAAATTGATTCTATCTAGTCTCATATATCCAGTTTTGGTATCATACAAATGAACAAAATTATTAGTATTTTTGTTCCATTCTAATACTCTTTTATAAAGATGCAATTGATCGGTATTCCATCCTTTATTACCATGTCCATCAATATAATTAACATCATTGATAACGTCTATTAACCGTTTTACTATATCATCAATATTATTAATTTTAAAAATGTCTTTCCATGTTTTATTTAGAGCAATGTTGTAACACATGGCGATTTCGTTATATTGTTCCATTAAAACATCACGATAATATATAAATTTATTGTTATCTATGGATTCAATATTTTTAGTATAATAAGATGAATTCATAGGTATAATATCCATATCGGTTATCAGTATCCCATTTTTATAATTTAATATACAAGGATACAACAACCTTATATATTGAGAAGTAAATGCGGTTGATAAATGTTCTATAGGTTCGAAGCATGTGATATTTTCTTTATATTTTATAAGATTATCAGGAATTTTTTTTGCTATTAATACGATAATCACAGTAACATCAGGATATAGTTTTTTCCATGCTTTTATGAACATAGGGATAAAATCACAATATAATGGATTTAAGTTACAGGATGTTAATACACAATCTAGTTTCATTTTACATATTAAACATAATAAATATTTAATATTAGTTTGTTAATTATTTCGAAATAGTTAAATCGTTAAATAATGTAACATATTCATTTATTATTTCAGAATGATTAAATAATAAATGTTTATTATTACGAATATTATCGACAAAGATTTGTTTTTCTTCTTTATTAGTGGCGTATTTAATGGCTTTTTCTACGAACGTTTTGTAATTTTTACAACTACCATTAGTAACATGCATAGTGTTAAATAAAGTATGTGTTAAACGTCCTTTTAAATTGGTATCATTCATATACACCATTGCGTTATCCATACAAATTGTTTCAAAACTAGTGATACCACCACCATATGGATACGAATCCAAAACAACGTTACTAAATTTCAATAAACTACAATAATCGACGTGCGTTAATTTAGGAAGCAATAATATTCGTTCTTTGTATTTACTAACAAATATGTTATTTAACATTATATTGAAATCGTCGGTAAATCCTTTGTGTGCGTTGGATAACGTATTAATAAATATAATCAATGATTTAGGATCGTTTTCTAATATAGGAAGTATTCCTTTTTTTAGATATTCTTGATTATATTTAAATAAACTTTGACCACATAAATAGATATTGAAATTTTGGTAATCACTTTTATATTTTTTTAGAAAAGCAACATCATAATTATCATATTTAATAGGTTCTAAAATTGAACTTAAATTATTCATATAAATTATCTCCTCTGAATATTTATCACTACAATTACTGTTTTTCATATTAATAAAATAATCTATATTTTGTATTCCCGTGGTAATCGGATTTCCCCAACCATGAACCATTTGAACATTGGCGTATCTTCCATGTGCAATGTAATAAATTAAATCGTCATTCCCAATATCACTATAAAATAATATATCTGGTTTAGACATTTCTATTTTTTCTCTAAATTTGCCTATTAGAGTCAAACTATTAATATTATATTCAACAGGATAAATAGTATCAATACTATCAAAATATTCTTGACTCGTTTCATCAAATTTGTGAAATACTCCAACAAGACTCGTGTTAAATTTGTCTTTGGGTAAATGTTTCAATAATCCTAATAATAGTTTTCCTGATGAATGTTTGTAACAGTTATTGCACACAAAAGTAATGTTAATTTTATTGTTTTCCTTAGTATGAATATTTTTGGATTTGTAATTGAGATCTGGATACATAGAGATATAAAATTTGCTTAAACATGTATTTATCTCATAATGTTCGTTAGTATTATAATGGACAAACGGATTTAGAGATAAATCACTTATATCGAAATTTTCGTTAATTACATCCGATAAGAATGTTTGATAATTATTTTGGTTTTGTTTTTGTTTTTTATAAATATGGTGTGTATTTTCATTTATGTTATTTCCTAAATTTATAATATTTTTAATAATCAAATCTGGATTCGGATTTTCTTTGAAAATTTCGAAATGTAATATTTTAATTAATGAAATTTTAATAGATTTTGAATAACCTGAAAATTTCACTTTATTACATACCAATTTTAACATATTGATTAAATTATTATTGGTATAATATTTCGCTACGAAATTGAATATTAAATAATTCTGTGTATTATCTTTAAATATTTTAAGAATATTATTTTTGATATTTTTAATATTAAAATCATTATCATAATTTTTTTCCATCATAGAATATTCATATAATAGTTTGTTCATTTTGAACTCTAAATCATCTTTGTTTTTATCAAAAAATTTGTTAAACAAGTCTCTGTTATTCTCATAATCATAAGATTTCGTGACATCGTAAATTATACGATCTTCCATTGATTCAAAATTATGCAATAATTTACTATGTACATTTTTTGGATCGCAGTATTTACCACGTGGAACAATGGTTTTATCAATAATACTAATAAGTTTTGTTGCACCATAAGTTTCTAATATAAACGCCAAATTATTAATAAATGTATCATAATTTATACACGATTTATTAATTTTTGTCAGTATATCATATAATATAATTAAAAGATTTTCATTGACACACGCACATTCTCTCATATTATTTATAATAATGTTTTCATAATTAGTTAGTTTCCCAAGAGTGAGATTATTAGAATTAAAATAACTTTCATAAATTAACGGAATAGTCGCATGTTTTTCATTTAGATAATTATTAAATAATTTACTATTACGTGCATAACAATGATAATAACTAACGAACATAATTTGACACTTTATGAAATTTAGCCACATGTTAAAATTTTTAACATAACTCTCACTTATTAATTTAATGGTTGAAATCATCTCATCAACATTAGTAACACCAAATCCATATCCACATGCAGTTTCTTTTAACGCACCAATATCATAAAAAATACATATATTTCCACATACCAAATTTTCGATTAGTGATATACAACTGCTTTCTTCAGAATTTGCAGGATATACAAATATATTTGCTTGGTATAATTTGTAATTTAATAATTTTTGAGATAGGGGATTAATGATTTCAATCATATCTTCAAGTTCATCCATTTTAACAAATTCTCGTAATTTATCATATAAATCATTAGTGATTTGATGGTCTTTTTTACCGTACAATTTTGAACTACTGATCAGTATCAATTTATATTTAATAGTTGGATTTTGTTTCCATAATTTAATAAAGATTTCAATCACCACATCTAACCCTCTTAATGGATCTACATTATATATGATGTTAATAGTGTTATTTTCTATTTTTTTTTTATCTAATAAATCAAAATTAACGTTTATTTTATTGACAAATTCAAATTTATTCAAATCAATAACTTCTTTTTCATTTATTATATTCGACACAAAATTATTTGTTTCATAAAATTGCATTTGTTTCAACAATATTGCGTCATCGGTAAATAATAGATTTGATGAATTACAATCGATATTAGGGTTATATGAGTTTTTAATCAAATAATATGTATTTTTAGGTATATCAGGAAATGTTTCAATGAATTTATTAATTTGATAATTGGAAACTCCAATTATTTTATTATATGATTTCAAATTAACACCATGATACATTTTTTGTGATGGACATAGGGTAGCATACAATAGTTTATTAGATGTATTTATATGGGAATTTAAATGATTTTGATTATCATATTTTGTATCAGATAATAGTTTGTCAATAAGTTGGGGGTAATTAATTGAAATTATATGATCATAATTATATGTATCAAATAAATCTTTGATTTGTGTTTTAATTTCGTTAATGGATTTAGCAAGTTTAATAAATAAAATATTATTTTTAACTTGGGTTTTCGACGATTTATAAGTATTATTATTTAGAACATGAAATTGATTTTCATGACTATGTTTCAATAAATATAATATATTTGATTGAGTGCCTCCTAAGGGGTTGTTTTCTAGAAAATTGAAATCATATTTAAATACCAAGGTATCAATAAGTAATATTTTTTTAGAATTCATTGATATAATTAGTATATAATGATTACTTAAAATAACTTTTTATTTATACACGCCAATTATTTTGACAATTTATACAAGTGATAAAAGTGGTAATTGATTCATCACCCGAACGAGTTTGTTCTTGGTAGTAAGTGCATTTATTATGTTTACATCTACGACAAGTGTATTCATCAGTGGTGACTTCTTCTTTAATTGAATATTTTATTTTATCTATTTCTTTCTTTTTATCAAATATATCTACCCAAGCCTTAGGAAATAATTCGTTGGGTGTCATAGTGCAAATATTATAAATATTTATTTTTTTCAATAAAAGTGCTTTTAGTAAATAATCGTTTTTGACACACATATCAGGCAATAAATTGGAATATATTTGAAAAAATTTATTTGTATAAATCTCACGAAGATTTTCATCATTTTCTGGTTCGTGAATCATTTTCTTAGTTAAAAATTCTAGTGACCATGTATATATTATCTCATCAAGGGAATTACATAATTCTTTAATTGCTGTTGTTTCAAGTTTATTATTTTTTAATATGTTGGTTACAGATTCATTATTAGTTAATTTATCGGACACTTTATTAACATATAAGTTACGTTGTTCAACGGTAAGCATTTGTTATCTATGTATATTTACTGTCTATTATCTTTATATCAATTTTATTTATAAAAAAAATTGATATAAATAAGCCATAATATATTATATAACAATATAACCATGAACGAAATAGAAAAATTTCATAATGCACGTAAAACTACGCTAGAAATGATACAAGACAGAAAGTATCTAGTAAATGATGATGATATTAATGTTGATTTAGAAACATTTAAAATGTATAAACAGAGTGGTAATTTAGATTTGTATTGCAAACATAGTTTAGAAGGTGAAAATTCGATATATGTAAAATTTTATATTTCTAAGAAAAAGATGAGTGAAAATGAATTAAAAAAGGAAGTTAATAGCATTAGTTCAAAAACAGGTAATGGAGATGAATATAATAATAATTTAAATATTATTTTTGTTACATTGGAAAAATCTAACCAAAATGTTTATAACTTAATAAAAAGTGAAAAATTTAGAAATGTAGAATTGTTTATCATATCTGAGTTATTGTTTAACACTAGCAAACATGTTTTAGTTCCCGTGTACGAAAAAATATCAAAAAAACAAGAAAAAGAATTGTTAGAACTATTTAAATTAGCATCGAAATCTATGTTACCAAAAATTTCTAGTTCAGACAAACAAATTAGATACCACGGAATGAAAGGCGGAGATATATGCAAAATACGAAGAAGTAGTGAAACCACTGGATTTTACACTGAATTTAAATTAGTCAGATAAGGGGGACTAGCCCCCTTTAGAACCCCCTTATTTTTGTGTCTTCGACACAAAAAGGGTTCATTTTTGACAAAGTCAAAAATGGCTTCGCAACGAGGGTTTGAAATCAGAAGGATTTTCAATTTTTTATTATATTATGATAATATAATAATGGGCGAACAAATTTTTGATCAATATACACTTCTTCATTTTGCAGTAGGTATAATAGCATATTTTTGGAACATTTCGTTTGTAAATTGGTTAATCTTACATACTACCTTTGAATATTTTGAGAATACCCACATAGGTATGAATATTATCAATAAATATATAACATTTTGGTCGGGTGGGAAATCCAAACACGATAATATTATAAATATCATTGGTGATAGTTTTGGAACTACAATTGGGTGGTTATTGGCTTATTATATAGATAAATTAGGTAACAAACATAATTAGTATCCTTCTCATATTCAATAAATTTTTATAAAAATTTCAATACTCGTTTTAGTATATCTTTTATTTTAGTTAAATTTTTATCTCTTTTCGTTGCGAAGCCATTTTTGGTGTAACCAAAAATGAACTTTTTTGTGTCGAAGACACAAAAATAAAGGGGTTTTGAAGGGGACTAGTCCCCTCGTTTTAAAGGGTTTGAAAATTCTTCTAATTTTCAGTCCCCTTGTGGTGTTCTAATAGCGTAGCACTAGGGTCTCTTTCATTTGTCCATCTAGGTCTCCATATTTCGCCTATTAGTAGTTCAACATTTTTATCACCATAGTATTCATGGAACAACTTACGGTAATAATACGATTCTGTTGTTTCTGGTTTATTGTATTTATAATTATTATTTTGCTTAAATTCTTCCATATACATTTCATCCGTAAATTCCTTGATTTTTGATACCCAATTATATCCAACTGCATCACTAAAAGCATCTTTTTGTCTCCACAAAACATCATGTGGTAAATATGTATATTCATTATCAAATGCATTTCTCAATAAATGTTTTCCTACTTTTGAATTAGGTAAATCAGAACCATCTTTTCTTGTCATTTTGAAATAAGGATCTATTTGCATCACATAATTCATAAACGTTTTATCCAAAAATGGAACTCTGACTTCCAAACTTTGTGATGCCGTCGTTTTATCACATCGTAAAACATCATACATGTGTAATTTTTCAACCCTATTATATGTTTCTTTCTGAAATTCCCTAAAATTAGGTGCTAAATCAAAGTACAAATATCCACCGAAAATTTCATCTGCACCTTCACCACTGAAAATTACCGTAACATCTGTATTTTCCTTAATATATTTCGACAATAAATAATTTGGAACACTGGCTCTAATCGTCGTAATATCATACGTTTCGGTTACTCTAACAACTTCTGGTATAGCGTTTATCATGTCTTCTACCGTAACTATCACTTCGTGATGATCAGTTCCCAACATGTCCGCAACTTTTTTAGCATATACCAAGTCTGGACTATCCTTTAATCCCACAGAAAATGTCATCAATTGTTTTGTATCAAAATTATCTTTTTTTTTCAACAATTTGACAATAATAGACGCAACTAAACTACTGTCCAATCCACCACTTAACAAACACCCTATCCTTCTATCACTCATTAATCTTTTTTCAACCGCTTTTTCTAATAACATATTGATATTTTTTAGCATCAATTCATATGATGAACCATGATTCATTAATGAAACACTTGGATATACTCCATAAGTATGTTCCGTTATATTAATTTTATTACGATATTCATAATTTCCCACATTGATAATCCAAAACGTTCCTGGTTGAAATCTCCCATAATTTTTATCTCCATCAATCAAACCCTTATATTCACTACAAAAACATAGTTCGTTTTCCTCTCGTTTCCAAAATAAAGAACGCACACCAACTGGATCACTTCCTGCGATTATCATGTTTTTGTTAGTATCATGAATAACGGTAGCAAACACACCATCCAAAACAGAGAATAATTCATTGATAGCATCATTCAAATGTAATCCAATGTCATGAACTAAATATTTATACAAATGCAATATAACTTCACAATCACTGTGTGACGACATTACACCTTCATATTTTGTCGTTAAAATCTTGTTTTTTGATGGTTTGTATTTTCGTGCTAAATTTAAAACATAATCACTGGATAAATCAGTGATACTATCATATATTTTTTTATAATTATAAATTTCTCCATTAGTCATTAAATAAATTCCGTCCAATTCCATAGGTTGCGTTCCATGATCTGTTAAATCATTGATACATAATCGATGGAAATCCATCATACTGTAATATTTATTATTGCTACTGTATTCAACACATTCTCTGTGATCGGGTCCTCGATGACTAATTTTAGAACTACGTTCTAATAAAATTTTTTTATAATTATCAGATATACTATTTTTACCAAATAAAAAATACGCAAATATTCCACACATACTCTATTATTAAACAAAGTAATGTTATGTTTATATTCTTATGAATAAATATATTATGGAATTTTCTATAAAAGATATGGATATTAATCCTACAAAAGTTAAAACATTGATGTATATTAATTTTTATCAATTTTTATTTGGTTTATTATTTGGAACTATGTTTAATTATATAGCGATCATTATACACAGATATACGCCCAATGAAACTATCATTAGGAGTGTCATTATTTCGTTTATTATGATTATTTTGTTAGTTACTATTCTCGATTTAATTCATGAGGTAATTAAACAACTCCCAGGTGTGTATGAACATAAAGATAAAGAATGGTTCGTTTATCCATCTCCTATTGCACTTACATTTGGTTTTTGGGCGATGTTAAACCAAGCCAAACTTAGAAATACACAATTTAAAAAATTATTTATTTATTTGACGCCCGATAGTCTAAATAAATATTTACTAAAACACTAATTTGCATAATTAATGGTATATTGTCTCGCCGTTGTTCTAAATGCGTTTATATCGTTTTTGTATTGTGTCGCAATATTTGGATCAAGAGGATCGTCGGGATTAGGGTCTTCTAACATTGAACAAACACTTAACAAAACTTTTGATATTGTTAATATGGGTGACCACTGATTTCTTAAAATATCCAAACATATATTACCATCCCCATCGATATTTGGATGATAAATTTTCGTTCTAAACGTGATTTTAGGTGGTTTTAAAGGATATTCACTAGGAAACCTAATATCTACAAAAAAAATTCCGTTTTCATAAGGTGTATTAATAGGACCCAAAATAGTTCCTGTCCATATAAATACGTTTTCATTTGCAATATTTGCACTGCAATTTCCAGGTGGATTATCCATAATTTCTTTTAATTCTTTATTAATTCTATTAACCGCTCTTAAGTTAGACATAATGTATGATATGAATATTATACATTTGGTGTTTTTATGTTCAATTTTTATTATGTATGCGTATAATATATAATGCCTAAACTTAGTAAAAAATCGAATAAGAAAGTTGTTAAAAAAGTTGTTAAAAAATCCAATAAAAAAGTTGTTAAAAAATCCAATAAAAAAATATTTGGTGGTAGTGATAATGGAGGAATTAATATCAATAGTCTAAAAGAAGATAGCGAAACATGCAAAAAATGTTATCAATTAAAACAAGATGGAAACAAACCAAATCATCAACCTGAAATACGTTATTCAATAGATCCAAGTACCACAAAACCTTATGGACATAGTAATAATAATAATAGTAATAATAGTAATAAAAAAATTCTACCTACTTCTACTCCAAAATTTGTTAAAACACTTAACAAAACTCCCGACTTTGTAAGCGAAGCACCATACCAAGGTTACTAAAATAATATAAACGTATTATATTTGCTTATTATACAACCAACAAATTGTAATTAAACCTTTATCCATTTTGATGTTTCAAAAGTGTAAAACTCATAAATCTTTTATCTTATCCTGTAATAAATTACTATGAATGATAGAATGTTTCAGTATAATACCAATATATACCAACCTACAACAAATAATGTTCCTATGGATTTAGGAAGACCCGATGCAAGTCGTGATATGAATAACTCGAAAAAGAATAATAATAATAATGAAAAATTTAATCAATATACTTTTACGCCTTTTATGTCACAACAAAATCCTATTCCACATCCATTGGATAAACAAACAAATGAACCTGTAAATAGAAAATCTAATTGTTTAGATTTTTCTAAAAGAATGACTCCAAATACTAATATACCACATCCCATAAATTCACAAAATCCTCAATACAATCCTGTATTTGATAGATTACCTATGATGGACACATTTAACCAATCAAATAACTAAAAATTGACTTAATTTTTCTGCACTTTTTAAATTAACTTCCGTTAGGGGTGTTAAAACCCAAAATATAGTAGTGATTTTATCATCCTTTTTTGGATATTTTAACAGATTTTCTAAATCTTCTAAAATTATATTATGCACTTTAATAAGGTTGTTACACGTGCTATCATCATCATATTGTAAAATATTATCGTCACTACTAATTTTAACGAGATTTTTATCTATTTCGTTTCTTCTGGCAAATATGCGAACATCATTAGGAACATAATTTTCATGATATTCTTTTGCATTATCTATCCCTTCCAAAATACGATAATCCCATAAATCAATTAATCCATTATAAAACTGTTTCAATTGATATGGACACAGTTCGAGATAATATTCACTATTTAAATTAGGTATTCCTGATAGTATATGATAATCATGGAATAAATCAAATGCTCTATTTTTTATTTTTTCAATTTCTTTATTAATTCTTTTATCAATAAATGTTTTATCTTGTAATGGTTTCCTATTTTTAATTAAATTATCAACAAAATCTTCGTCGAATTGTTTGAAATTTAGGGGATTAATATAATTACCACTCATAAACATATCGTATAAACTTTCTATTTCGTACCAATAATGTCTATTTCCATCATAATATGTTACTACATCACTGATATTTACATCGCTTAACTCATTGAGTGTAATAGGATCTTTATCATTGTGACATTTAGATAAATTAAAAATATACATTCCTTGTTTTTTAATTTTCATTTTAATTAACCATTTCCTAATATTTGTTTGAATCAAGGTTATTTTCTCGTTTGCTCCAACTACACCATCATAATTATATGTAATTTTCATGATATATTGATTTAATAAATTGAATAAATCTTGTTTTCTCAAATTACTTTTAAACGATACGTTATAATGTCTTAAGGAATGTTTAATCTCCAATATAGATAATTTATTAAATTTTTTGTTTTTTAATATAAGATTATCTATAATTGTGTAGTTTTTCGTTTTTGGTTCTGGCATTCCGTCTTATATCATATCTATCACAACAAATTGTAATATTTATATCAATTTTTATTATCAATAAAATATAATGTCATTATGAAATATAATGGAATACATTTTATATTTTTTTCCTTTTATCACCTCCTACACTGCTTCTAAAAATGATGAAAATGTCCAATACACAAGTGCTATGCTTATACAAAGTGTGTATAGAATGCACTCAGACAGAGTTAGATATACCAATATATCTAATAAAATATCAAAAATACAGAAATGGTATAGGACGCACAAAAAAACCAAACCACAAAAAAAACAAAAAAAAATAAAAAATAAATTTAAAAATAAATTTAAAAAAAAAAGTTTTGCTCACGCACCTAAACACTCATTTCAATTATAGTTCTTTTTATAGTATCTATTTTTTCATGTGATTTTTTTATAAATCTTATGTAAATATTTAATACATCACTGTAATATGTATCTTCTTCTTCATTTAAGCCATTAAATTCATCGTTTAATTGTTCCAACCAATGTTTAGTATCTTCATCTTCTACACTGGCTTCTAAACTATTAATTATTTCAATTAAATAAACACATAATTCTTTTAAGTAAATTATATTTTCAAGTTTATTATCTAGTAGTTTATCCAATAAATCTTTATTAATCATATTATTGTATTCATTATGAAGATCTTCACGAGATGGTATCAAACTATTTATATTATCTTTGATTTCACAAAACAGGACAACCAGTTTTTTATAATTGGGTTGAATTTTGTTCAAATATACCATGTTTCTTACAAATTATTTTTACTTTATCTTTAGCAGTTTTATATTCAGTTAAAGAATAATCATATTTATCTTCGTGTTTTTCTTTTGCTTTTTTAATAAATTCGTCTGCTGTATATTGATGTCTTCCTACACATTTTGGACAATTACTTCCATTTAAATGATGTTTTGTATTTTGTTTAAATTCACCATGTTTCTTACAAATAATTATAATATTAGAAGAACAATTAATATAATTAACTTTTGAATAATCATATTTATCTCCATGTTTTTTTCTTGCTCTTTCAATATATTCATCTGTTGTAAAATTATATGATTTTCCACACTTAGAACATCCAATACCATATAAATGACTTGCTGGAATTTGCTCAAACTCACCATGTTCTTTACAAATAATCTTTACCTTTGTAGAACTATTTACATATTCAACTAAACTATAATCATATGTATCTCCATGTTTTTCTTTTGCTTTTTCTATAAATTCTTCTGTTGTTAATTTTTTTGGCATTGTAGGATTATTTATTATTAAATAAATTATTATATTTAAATTCAATTTTTTATTTTTATAATAAAAATAAATCGCGTTTTAATTTAAAGAAATAATTATATAGAAATATATAAGATGAAACGGAAAAAGAAAGTTAAACCAAAATTGGTTTTTCAACCAAAACAAAAAGGTAGTTTTATTACCATTAAAACTTCATTAAAAAGTATTTTGAAAGATTATGAAAATAATTTTCAAAAAATTAATGATATTGTATTAGAATGTAATGAAATTATCATTCAAACCTATCAATTTATCCGGTTATATCTTTTAGATTGTTATTATAAAAATAAAGATTTTCCAGAATTGGATAAAGATACAATTTTATATTTTATTAGAGCAGGTGGTATTAGAGATAATAGAGGAAAACAAGCACAAAATAAAGATTTTCAAAAAGAATTAGAAGATTTTTATGATAAAGAATTTAAATTACTTATTCAAAAAGAAAAATATAGTTTGAAAAATAAAACTTTTTTAACTCCTTATTTAGCAACTCAAATTAATACTTCATTTACGAATAACATAAAAGAGCATTTTATCACACGAATAAGAAGATTTATGAATATTTTTTCACCTTTTCCATTAGAAACAAAAGAACAAAAAAAAGAATTTCAAAAGATAAAAAATTTAATTCTTTTTGATAAATTAGATGAAATACCAAATAATTATAAAGAATGGAGTAGAAAAATAAGAAATGATTTTTTACCATCTACATATGAAAAAGCATTTGGTTATGATTGTAAAGTAAATCCAAATAAATATTTGTTTTATACAATTAAAATGAATGAAGAAATTGAAAAGAAAAATGATGAAATAAAAATGTTAAGTATAACTGATGAAGAAAAAAGAAAACAAATTAAAAAACTTTTTCAACCTATTCCATTAAGAAATTCAATTGTTCCAAATTATATAACTTTTGATGCTAATTCTATTTTATCTTTATTTGGAGAAAAAGGTGAAAGTCAAAAAGGAAAGAAAGTAAAAGATAATAAAGAATTTATATGGTCTAAAATTTTTAGAACTGGTAGTAAAGTAATGAATATGAAAGGATATGAATATAAAACAATACAAACTGATGGTATTGGAGTTTCTATTTGTTTTCAAAAAATAGGTAATAAAAAAAATGAAAATCCATCTTTTTGTGAAATGGATGAACTTTATTTAACTGATTTAACAGAAGAGGATTTAGAAAAATGTAAAAATAGAAAAATTATTGGAATAGACCCAGGAAAGCAAAGTTTAGTTTATATGGTAGATAAAAATAAAAAGAAATTAAGATACAGTGCAAGTCAAAGAAGAGTAGAAAGTTATAGAAAGAAAAATTCTATGATTTTACAATGGGAAAAATTAAATAATAATATAATAGAAGAAGAAACAAAATTATCATTACAAAATAGTAAAACAGTTAATTATGAAAAATTTAAAAATTACATAAAAGAGAAAAATGAATTAAATGAGAAATTAAAGAAATTTTATAATCAAGAACTACATAGAAAATTAAAATGGAGAAGTTGGATTTATCAGCGAAAAAGTGAAGATAAATTCTTAAACAGAATAGAAGAAACTTATGGTAAAAAAGAAGATATTTTATTATGTTATGGAAATTGGAGCAGAACTTCACAAATGAAATATATAATGCCTACAAAAGGAGTAGGTTTAAGAAGAGTAATAAATAAAAAATATGATGTAGTATTACTTGATGAATTTAAGACTTCTGCTTTATGTTCCAAATGTAATAAAGAATTAGAGAATTATAAAAACATTCATAGATTATTAGTTTGTAAAAACTGTGGTTTAGAAAACAAAAATTCAGTTTTTATAAATAGAGATATGAATGCTTGTATAAATATGGTGAATTTATCAAAAGAATGGATAAATTCCAAAAAAAGAAATGAAAATTTCTGTAGAAATACTGACACTAACCTCAATAAAGAGGGTGAATAGTGTTGATAAATTGTTTTTTACCAGTCTTCTTTATGACTGGTCTTTTAACATTATAAAAACTCGGCGTTTTAAATGTTAAAAGGTGTAAAATTGATATATAACTTATTCACCAACGACATTCTATTCCAGTATATATAATAGTTTGGATGTTTAAAACATCCAAACGTCGCAACTCTCACTACATTCTGTTTGGATGTGTATATATTTAATATATAAACATATCTTTATGTTTTGATTTAATATTTTTTTAATATTTGTTGATTTAATATTCTCAAACACTTACAAGATAACCGTTGCGAAGCCATTTTTTGACTATGTCAAAAAATGAACCCTTTTTGTGTCGAAGACACAAAAATAAAGGGGTTTTGAAGGGGACTAGTCCCCTCGTTTTGAAGGGGACGACTGAAATCCTTCGGATTTCAAACCCCTCGCCAATAACCATATTTTTTCATTTCTTTCATTTTTTTATGTCCTTTTAACCAATTAAAATGAATTAAATATGGATCGTAATCGTCATTATCACGTAACTGTTTCCAATGGTATCCATTTGAATAATCGCCAACTTTAAAACATTTATAATTTACAGTTGATTTTACTGCATTAAAATATAATTGATCGCATATGATAAAATTTTTTCTAAAAGGATAAACTCCATTTTCACTGAAATTAAACTGTTTATTAAATGGATATAATAAATCTATATTTGATGCAGTTGCTCTCAAATACATAAATCCTGAACAAATGAGTTCTTGACTAGAATCTCCTTTTTGACAATCATTTTGAAAAAATACATCTGTATCAGGGTATTTTTTAATTTTATCTTTTAAATCTTCAATAGGATTTTTTAGAAATACAATATCTCCATCAACAAATATAACATCTATGTTTTTTTCGAGTAATCTTTTTATCAAATTCAATTTATTATAAACGATGTCTTCCCAATCATCTTCTTGATATGCTACAAACTCTTTTACTTTTTTTCCATATAGATTCTTGATTAAATATACTTTATTATTAGGGCGTTTTTCTTCGAAATATTTAAATGCATCTTCATCGATGCAATAAATATTCATTATGTCACCTATTCCTAATCGTTCTAAAGATTCTATCATATTATCTGTATATTCTCTGTATCCATAATTGGTTAGTGTAACAAATGCTAACTTATTCATTTAATTATTTATGAAAACATTTATTTATATTTAGACTAAGCAAAAATTATCTTGGTTAAATCTCCATTCGTGTTAATTTTCATATCTTGTTCTTCCACCTCAATTTGATCCAAACCATTACGATGAAGATAATCATGCACCTTTGGGTTTTTACGAATATTATCATAAACGAAACGTTTATCTCCGCAATTCGCAAACTTAACTATATTTTCTTTAATATTGACTAAATCGCTTTTAAATTCGTCCCACATTTCATTTATTTTTTCACTGTAATATCCATAATTATTTTTGTTAAAGCAATCGTCATAATATTTATCGGTTCGTAAAATATTTTCGAATTTTTGATATATATTTTCTTCTGTTTCGTTATTAGAAAAACCGTTTGTTTTTACCAAATCGTTTTTATTTATTATTAGTATGTTTTTGTCGATAATTATTGGGTAATTTGTGTATAAATAATCTGGAATATTTGATGGGATACTTGAATAATCGTGAATTACATAATAATCACATTTATTGTTTAATAATATCGAAGTATTAATATATTTCCCAAGTTGATTAGATTTATCTTTTCTATAAAATATTATCACTACTTTTAAGTTTCCTTCTTTATATTCATTCACTTTTGATAAATATTGTTGGTAATGTGAATTGGATTCGCTATCTGGGACTGTTATAATCAAACACAAACGTTTATGAATTTTATAATCCATATACACTAAATATATTAAATAAATAATCATGACAATAATGACAATAAACTCTTTCATTAATAATTTATAATCATATTTTTAAATTCAACTTAAAAATAGTTTTATAAATAAATAATATTATGAACACATTAATTATCAGTGATACACCATTTATGAACTACAAACATTCGAACTTTTCATATGATTTGTCACTCGTTTTAGCAAGTCAAGAAAAAAAACATAATGTATATTATTATGTTAATAATTTAAATGTTAAAAATGATGACAAAAACAAACATTACACAATCGATTTAAATTGTATGGTTTCGACTTTTCATGGAAATATGATGAATAACATTATTCCAAATGGTGTTTTATTAAAATATGTTCATCAACAAGAAATAAATGCTTTTGATGATGTTAAATTTATTTTAAGAAATAATAAATATGAACTGGATCAAAATATGTTAGATGAAATTATGAATACATACAAAATTGACAATTTGTATCTTAATATGTGTTTTGGAATGAATATTGACGAATCTATCAATTTTGATTATCCTAATACAAGAAAAATATTATATTACGACGTTCCATGTGTTCCCTTATGTAATAATTACGAAACATTAACAAACAAATTTGATGAACTAATTACCTTTAATGAAAAATATTATCATCAATTGAAACATCATTATCCTAAAAAAATTGTCCATAAATTAAAATATCAGTTTAATATTTGCGAAAAAATGGATGTTAAAATTATACCTGAAACAGAATCTGAACTTATTAATTTGAAATATTTAAATAAAATTAAATATAATATTCCATTAAACAAAAAAATATTTTTTACTGAAATAGATTCACATAATTTTAAAATGCAAGAAACAAAGTTATTAGATTTATATTTTCGCTTAATTGAAAGAATAAATGAAGAATATCCCGATAAATATTTTTTTATATTAAATACTCCAAGTGACTTTATTTTTCAACATATACAACAAATATTTAAAAATAGAGTAAATCCCAGAGATGTCCTATTCTTAAATGATTATTATGATATGAATAGTTTGTTTTGGAAGTATAAATACGTTGATTTAGTTATGATAAGTGATGCAATCGTATGTTTATCTGGATTTGAAATGGATCATAACGCATCATATATAGCAAATTTATTTAACATTCCTGTTTTCTTTAATAACACTGAAAATTATCTAACTAATGAAATTGAAAACGGAACGCCTCACGATGATAATATTTCACTATTTATAGCCAATTCTCTTCAAAGTTTTATTAAATATCCACCATTCAAACATGTATATGAAAATTTTATTAAATTTGTATCTACCAAAGTAGTTAATAATAAATATCGGTATAATAGTAAATATAAATCTAATTATCTTGATTATTACACTGATATTAATAATATCATTAATTACTAATTTATTCAACTAATTTTAACATTATAATAATGGTAAAATTTGTGTTTATTGTTTATACAGATGTCGTTTCTTTGACGGATGGTTTAGGGAAATGTTGTTTCAACAATTTTTGAATATTGAAATAAGTAATCTCGTTATTTTCCTTATCCAAATTCAATAAATTCTTTAGTGGTGCATCAGGGATAATTTGTCTCCTATTCACAGGATTCTCCAAATTGTGATTTTTTACATAAAGTGATATTTTCTTAGTAGCATCTGTTCTAGCAATCTTGGTATCAGGATCGAGTTCCAAAAATTTGGCTAATTCACCTGAAATTAAAGTTGGTTGTTTAATACCACTAGGAACTTTGGGATCGGTTGTGCGTTTAACTTTAGTTGTGAATTTCTTGTTTTGTGAAACTTCCAACAATTTACACTTACGCTTATATTCCTGTTCTAACGTCCTAAATCCACTCTTAAGATCCTTAACCTCCTTCTCCACTTTCGCCATGGTTTCTCTCATGACAGTAATCAACGACAAGAAAACATCCTCATTAGTCTTGGTTTCAAGTTCTTGATTGTCAGTTTCCGTATTAGCCCCTTCGCTGGTGGTAACTACTTCATCAACAACTACCTCATCACCGACTGCTTCAGTTGCAACTGCTTCAGTTGCAACCGCATCGCTGGCGAGTGTTACTGTTTCATTGACAACTGTCTCAGTTGTAACTGCTTTTTGAACCTCAGGTTTAGTTTTTTTACCTTTTGATTTCTTCTCTGTTAAATTTTTCTTACCAACCATTTTTGTATATAATTATTTATATTTGTATCTCTTTATATTCATTGGAAATATAATCTAACTATATTTTAAATGGAAACAAATAAATTAATTATAAATAAATATTCAAAAAAATCTATTTCCCAATATTTAGAAAAAGAAAAATACCCAAAAAATTTAGTTGAAGGATATTCAAATCACGATTTACAATCTAATATTTTTAAAAATATTTATTCAAATTCCCAAATAAAAACATTATGGAAGATCGCCAACAGTAATAGTGAAATTTTTAATAGACTAATGACATTATTAACTAAAAGAATATCTTCTTACGACAACATAATACATATATTGAATAAACATAATAGTGATTCTAATATTTATAAAAAATTAAAAAATCTGCTTTACAAAAAACATTCATCACATGGAAAACAAAGGTTTAATTTCAAGATTACATCATATATGAACATATTGTTGAGTTACGTTAAGACAAATAAAATAACAATTGAATCATATCTAGATATTGGGTGTGGAAACCAAAAAACAACGTATAATATTGGTAAGAATTTGGGTTTAGACCAAAAAAATATACATGGTGTTGATTTCGAAAATTTTGCTGAAACAAAATATAACCCAAATAAAAACAAAATAAATTTCAAATTATTAACTAAAAATTATACTAAGTTACCATATAAAACAAATAGTATGTCACTAATATCGATGTTTAATGTATTGCATCATGTAGATGATCATCATAAAATGATGAAAGAAATAACTAGGATTTTAAAACCTAATGGATTGCTTATGATAATTGAACCTGATGTAATGGATTTCGTTGATTTTATGATAGTAGATGTCGAACATTTACTATATTTATTCGTTTATTCCAACGAAAATTATAATAACATTAAAAATATAGATGGTATAGTTAATAATTATTATAGTAAAATAACACTGGATATGTTTTGTGATAATTATAAGTTAAATAATAAATATTCTAGTTATTTATCTGATACACCTAAGTTTAATTTGAAATATAACCGTGAATTTTGCACATTATATCAATTTACTTAAATACCATAAGGATATTTTATTCTTTCTTCATCGTTTCTCATAATGTTTACCATGAAGAAAAATATTAATGTTCCTCCAATTGCATATTCGACTTGTCCTGTTGCTGTAAATGCCAAACATAATATTCCAAAAAAACGCATTAAAGAATACTTCTCAAATAACTCAAATAAATACTTTGGGTATGGATAATGCAAACCTGCGAAAATACCACCAAACACATATATCAAAGTAAATAATAACGGAAGACGTAATACCTCTTCGACACCTTGCATATAATCTGGTAATCTTAACGAATTTCTTAAATCTATAATCATTATATTAAATAATGATATATAATAAATACTATATTATTGATGGATAACATATTATCATGGGAAAATCTAGTTGATCCTAGGGACATACCAAATGAAATAAAAAATTTTAATTTACTAATAAAAAATTGTGATTATATTTTAGAAAAACTTAATATAGTTGAATATCAAGAAACTAAGGATATTTGGAAAATATCTGATGTTCCGATCAACGAAACCGATTTAATGTTAAAAAACTTAACATCTATATTAAATAAACTTACTTTGGATAATTATCCATTATTAATATCAGAAATAAAAAACTTTCAGGTAATAGAAGAACCAATTATTATGGAAAAAGCCGTATCTAGATTGATTTCTAACATTAAAACTAACCAAGTTTATATAGAAGTGTATTCTAAATTAGTGAATGATATAAATGGATTTAATTTGTGGTTTTATAAAAAAAAAAATTTCATAAATTATTTATTGTCAGTCCTTGAATCAGAATTTTTTAATATTGTTAGCGATCAAGTTATAACGAAAGAAAATGATGTTTTAAATGGTATTGAAGATGAAGATGAACGATATGAAGAAGAAAGTTATTATAAAAAACAAAAAAAGGGAATTATTTTGTTAATATGCAGTTTATATTCCAAAAATATGATAACAAATAAAATAATAGAGGAAATTATAAGACATTTGGTTAATCCCATAAATGGAGAAAAAATCCCAAATGATACAAATTTAGAACTACTATCCATAATATTAAAAGAAATTAATCCAAAACTAATTAGTGTAAATTTTTGGAAAAATAATTATTGTAATGACATCAAAAAATCACTTAAATATATGTTATTGGACAAACGAATTAAACAAAGATTCAAATTTTTATTGGAATCTCAGGTTAAATGTTTATAAGGGGACTAGTCCCCTTTAAAACCCCTTTATTTTTGGCTACGCCAAAAAAGTTCATTTTTTGATAAAATCAAAAAATGGCTTCGCAACAGAATATTATTCTACATATGTAAGCCATTCTTCAATAGTTTCGTTATCGTATTCACGTTCTTCCATAAGGGGACTAGTCCCCTTTAAAACCCCTTTATTTTTGGCTACGCCAAAAAAGTTCATTTTTTGACAAAGTCAAAAAATGGCTTCGCAACAAGATTATTCTCTTATATATGTAAGCCATTCTTCGATAGTCTCATTATTATATTCTCGTTCTTCCATCGCTTTCCTAACTTGAATAATTAATTCTTCATCTTCATATTTTTGTTGTAACATGACAATAATATTTGAGATCTGTTCGTTAGATCCGATTTGAATAGTTATATCATCGTAAAATCCATTAAGAACATTTACTAAACGAGTTATTCTACCTGTGAAACACTTGCAAATAGTATCTTTGATTTCTTCGTTTAAAATTTTGAACATTTCAGTTGATTCTGAATGTCCAATGATTCTAGATACAACATATTGAAATACTTCTTCGAATTTGACTAAATAAACGCTATGTTCTGTTTCATCATCGCAATAATTAAGTAATTCACGTTTAACTTGTTCATCTAGTTCGTTACACTCAAGAACATGTTTTTTACATTCTTCAAGTGATGAAGTGTTTTCGTCTTTTAGTAAGTTACCAAGCGAATTTCTAAATGATTTTTGAATGGTAGAGTTATGAATATTTTGTCTATCTGAATAGACTTTATTGTTGTTATTTACTCTTCTATTTAATCTTCTATCTAACCATCGTTGAACAAGTGGATGAATATTTTCAATTGGATTATCATGATAATAAAATTTATTAAGTTGTTTTAATTCCAATAAAGATAGTGATAATTCGGTTATTTGATTATTATCTAAATATAAAATATGTAAATTTTCAGGTAAATTTTCAATTTTTGTTATTTGATTATTGTGTAAATCTAACTTTTGTAAATTTTCAGGTAAATTTTCAATTTTTGTTATCCGATTATCGTGTAAATCTAATTTTTGTAAATTTTCAGGTAAATTTTCAATTTTTGTTATTTGATTATTGTGTAAATCTAAATTTTGTAAATTTTTAGGTAAATTTTCAATTTTTGTTATTTGAGTATCATTTAAACGTAACGTTTGTAATGAACTAGATAAATTTTCAATTTTTGTTATTTGATTATTGTATAAATTTAACTTTTGTAGATTTTCAGGTAAATTTTCAATTTTTATTATTTGATTATTATCTAACTGTAATTCTTGTAATGAATTAGGTAAATTTTCAATTTTTGTTATTTGATTATTATCTAACCATAATTCTTGTACAAAACTTGACAAGTTCGTAATTTTTGTTATTTGATTATTATTTAACCATAATATTTGTAATGAATCGGGTAAATTTTCAATTTTTGTTATTTCATTACCCGATAAATATAAAATTTGTAAATTTTCAGGCAAGTTTTCAATTTTTATTATTTCATTATCGTATAAATGTAAAATTTGTAGATTTTCGGGTAAATTTTCAATTTTTGTTATTTCATTACCCGATAAATATAAAATTTGTAAATTTTCAGGTAAATTTTCAATTTCCGTTATTTGGTTAAAGGATAGGTCTAGTTTAGTTATGTCGTTGGGTATAACGGGTATTTTCGTTAAATTATTGAATCGTAAATCTAATGAAACCATTATTAATAATATACATATATTATTAATATTAATATCATATCAATTTTTTTATTTGAAATTATGGTAGAGATAACAACTGTTTAACATAAAAACTGTTGGACACTAACATAATTTTATAAAAATATATATATATATATATATATCTTCATAAATATGAAAAAAATATGAATGTATCATTAAAAACATATTTCAACACAAATTGTAAATAAAATTGCATCTCAGATGTAATTTTACATAATATATTGTACATTTTCTCATAATATATTGTAATAATTTTATGAACAACCATAATTATCTAATACGAGTTTCCTAAAATGTTTAAGATCCATTTCATCCGAAAATGTTTTAACTCGAACATGTGGATATGCATTAATGTTTGGTGATACTACATGATCAACACTAATAATACTATGTCTGTTCAATTTGGTAATTTTTATGTTATTCATATGAAAATAGTATCCAAAAAAAATATCGTCCGTAGTTGGAAAATTTTCGTCAAATTCTGTTGAAAATTTATTATTGACTATATATTTATTATCATTAAAAAATTTACATATATTTTTAACAACGGATATATCCATAATAAATCCCGCACCACTGGGAAAATTATATATCGTATCTTTAAATTTATAGTCATATCCAATATTCGATAAACAACTAACATTCGTGTAGGTTAATATATTTGATAAAATGGGTAAATTTACAAATGTACTAACATTAAAAACCATAATTTTATCATAATTTTTATCTTTACAAATATTAAATGCACCGATAACTTTTATTAACAAGGAATGCCAATTATTCTCTTTCATTTTGAATCTTATGATGTTACCATCAACCAAAGTATCTTCACTTATCGTTTCGTCACAATATAAAAAATAATGATCTATATTCATTTTTTTACAATATTTACTTGTTAGTTCGTATATTTCGGTAAATTTTGCTAATTTGAATAACACAACATACATAATTCTACATACAATATAATAAAATAATGTAATATATTATTTTATTATATTTTTCTAAAATTAAATGTTTGGCAATTTTTAATGCTTCTATTTTTTGTTTAGTAATGGGTTGAAATTCTTCGAATTTTTATCCACTTATTTTTTCGACAAAGTCGAAAAAAGGATTTATTTTTGACAAAGTCAAAAATGGCTTCGCACCAAAATATATTTATTATTTAAGTAAAATTTATATCACAACATTAATATGTCACGATTTAATATATTAAATGTTTATTAATATTTTGAATAAACTGAATTCGGTTATTCATAATAGTACTGATAAGTTATTTATGGGTGGTAGTAATGACAATGATAATGTTTCAGAACAAACTGGAAATGTTAATGAACCAGAACAAACAGATAATGATAATGTTCCAGAGCAAACAGAAAATGTTAATGAACCAGAACAAACAGAAAATGTTAATGAACCAGAACAAACAGATAATGTTAATGGACAAACTCATGAGGAAATAGTTAAGGAAATATTGGAAAATGATGAATACATGAGTAACAACATGATGCCCAGTGAAGATACTTTATCGACCAACGAAGGACAACAAACAGAAGAAACATTACCTTTACTTGCACATCAGGATTATGTTAAGAAATATTTCATGAAATCAAATTCAAGAGGTGTTTTGTTATATCATAAAATGGGTTCGGGGAAAACTATTTTAGTCATTGCACTAGCAGAATTATACGATGAATATGTAAAAATTGTAGTTGTTCCTGCAAGTTTGCGAAAAAATTTTAAATATAATATATACAAATATTATAATATTTCACAATCACTATCTGACAAAGATTTACCTAAAGATTTCAAAGAAAAATTGGATAAATATGTGATTGTAAGTTATGAAGAATTTAAAAATAAATTAGATAAAATACGAAACAAGGGGAGTAAATTTATAGTGATATTAGATGAAGCACATCGTTTAAGAAATACAAATAAAACTACTGAACAAGTAGAAAGTTTTATTAACCCAGAAAATGTTATGGTAACAGATGGAAATGCAAACGCTAAAAAATGTAGTGTGAAAATGAATAAAGCAGAATCTAAATGTTATCCATATAAAGTATTAAATAAACGTGCAATTATTGAAGATGGAATTAACAAGGAAAATTTATTAGAAATACTAGATAAAAAAAATATTTTACATTATTTAGGTTATGATAAAGAAGAATTGGGTGAAATAATTAAACACGAAAATGATGATAATTCTGATAAAGACTGTATCAGTGAATTAATGGATTTAAAAAAAACATGTGGATATATCAGAAAAGATGCACACAAAGTATTTTTATTAACGGGAACTCCCATGATGGGACACCCTAGTGATATTTCACGATTAATAAATACTATCAATGGAAATAAAATTTTACCAACAAATTCATCAAATTTCGAAAAAATGTTTATTAAATCTAAGAAAATAGATTATTTAAATGGTAATCATATAGTGAAATTAAAAAATACTAAATTATTTATTCAAAAAATTAAAGAATTCATAAGTTATCATAAACCAGATGATAGAAACAATTATCCATCTAGAGAAGATATATTCGAAAAAATTATTATGTCGGAAGAACAATTAGATTTATACACCAAAACAATCACAAATAATTTTTCAATGGGACAACTTCATTTATTTCAAAATAATGAAGATATGGATAAACAAACAGGAGGGGGTGAAACGGTAGAAGAACAAATAATACAAGGAAATAATAAATTTACATCCAATCTTAATAAAAATAAAATAGAAGAATTAGCAAATAACTCACAAGAAACAGTTAATAATGAAGAATATAATGTTAATAATACAGAAGAGGGGGCTGAAGAACAATCTACTGAAGAACAAAATAACGCTAATAATGAAGAACCAACAGAAGAATTTACTGAAGGACAGAATAATGTTAATAATGAAGAACCAACAGAAGAATTTACTGAAGGACAGAATAATGTTACTAATGAAGAACCGACTGAAGAAGAGACTGAAGGACAGAATAATGTTACTAATGAAGAACCGACTGAAGAAGAGACTGAAGGACAGAATAATGTTAATAATGAAGAACCGACTGAAGAACCGACTGAAGAAGAGACTGAAGGACAGAATAATGTTAATAATGAAGAACTGACTGAAGAATTTACTGGAAAACAAAATGATGTTAATAATGAAGAACCGACTGAAGAAGAGACTGAAGGACAGAATAATGTTAATAATGAAGAACCAACTGAAGAAGAATCTAATGAAGAACCGACTGAAGAAGAGACTGAAGGACAGAATAATGTTAATAATGAAGAACCAACTGAAGAAGAATCTAATGGAGAACCGACTGAAGGAGAATCTACCGAAGGACAGAATAACACTAATAATGAAGAAGAGTCAGAAGGACTAACTGAAGAAGAATCTACTGGAGAACAAAATAATACAGAAGAAGAAGAATCTACTGGAGAACCTGAAGAAAAGCCAGTTAATCATGAAACAATAATAAAAAAACTTACTAAAAACAAGAAAACACCTTTGGCGGTTATGAATTCATTACGTCAAATTTCCAATACATATGAATCTAACCTTAACACACCAAAAATTCAAAAGATACTGAAAAATATAATGGATAATGCTAAACCAGTATTAGTTTATTCAAATTTCTTAGAAAATGGATTATTAGCGATAGTTCAAGGATTGAAGGAAAATGATTTGAAAACGGGATTATATACAGGTAGTATTTCTGAAAATAAAAAGAATGAGTTAATTGATAAATATAATAATGGTGAAATAGATGTTTTATGTATTAGTTCCAGTGGTGGTGAAGGAATTGATCTGAAAAATACAAGACAAGTTCATATAATAGAACCTGATTGGAATATTAATAAAACAGAACAGGCAATATCAAGAGCATTTAGATACAAATCTCACATCGATTTACCAGAAAGTGATAGGAATATTAAAGTGTTTAGATATATATCAGTATTTCCAGATAACGACAAATATTTGGAATACAGTGCTTCAAGTATCCATAGAAAAGAACGTGCAAATAAAGCGATTAGCATGGAAGAAAAAATACAAGGAATTGCAGACGTTAAAATGGAATTGGTGAAAGAATTTGATAAATTAATAATAAATAATTCTATCGAAACTGATAATGAAGATTTTAAGTTATCATTACAAAATGATATTGATGATATTAATGGTGTTCTTGAAGAATTAGTTTATCTTAAGAAACAATATGATATAAAAATCATAAAAGAAAGTGACCCAGATAAGAAAAAAAATTTAAAACAAGATGCAGAAAAAGTTAATAATGAATATATTAATTACTCAACTAAATTAAGTAAATTAACCGTTTTATTGAGCAATATTAACATACGAGAACAAGTGCTAAATAATTAAAGAAAAAATTGATTTAATAATCTAAATATATATAAGTATATATTTAGAATAACAATATAATGGAGTCCTCATCAGATTTAGGAGATAAATATTCAACGCAAGTTTCATCAGAAGATATGATAGATATGTCGTCATTAGAAGAAGTTTCACATATGGAACAAGTTACGAATCCTAGTAAAGTAGAATTCGATGATGTAGAAGGTAATAAGTTAAATTTTATGGATCAAACGTGGGATATTATTCAAAGTTTTGTCAGGGATCAAAAAAATCCATTTACAGAACATCAAATATCATCATTTAACGATTTTTTGGCTAACCCTGGAAATAATATGATTACTAAAATAATTTGTGAAGAGAAACAACATAATCCACAGGTTATGTATGTTGATATAAATCCAGAAACCAAAGAACCTAATTTAGAATATCAAATTAAATTTACTAAAGTATATGTTGGGAAACCAGTGATTAACGAAATTAATGGAAAAGAAAAACCGTTTATTCCACAAGAAGGAAGATTAAGAAATTTTACTTATTGTTCTAGTATTTTTGTGGATGTTGAACATCAAATTCGAAAGAAAGATTCGGAAAATAAATGGGGAGAACCCAGTAAAGCATCTGTTAATAAAATAATGATTGGACGTGTTCCAGTGATGGTTGGTTCAGATATATGTGTTACGGCAGAACGGGGAGCAGAAAGCAGATCCGATCTAGGCGAATGCAAAGTTGATCAACTTGGATATTTTATTATTAATGGAAACGAAAGAACATTGGTAGGACATGAACGTATGGCTGATAATAAACCCTTGGTATTTTTTAATAAAAATGGAAAATTTAGCAGTCAGTGCGATGTAAAATCAGTTAATGATTGCAGATATAATATTCCCAAAACTACATCAATTAAATTGTATGTCAAAGATACCACAGGAATTGGTTTAGGAAGAACTATTAAAGTAACTATCCAAGGGTTGAAAAACGATGTTCCATTGTATATTTTGATGAAAGCATTGGGAGTAAATACTGATAAGGAATTTATTAAAATGTGTGTTTATGATTTGAATGATCATGACATGATTGAAATGTTGAAACCTAGTATAGAAGAAGGAATTAATTCATTATCTCAGAATGATGCAATCAAGGAAATAATTAAAAACATAAATATCAACACTTTCAATTACATGAGTTTAACAGAAGAAGAGAAGAAAAATAACAAAATTAAAAATTTGTATGACAATTTCACTTATTATTTGTTACCCCATTTAAATCAAGAAACCAGTGAAACAACACAAACAAATTTCATTAGAAAGGCATATTATATTGGATATATGGTTAATCGCATGTTATCATGCGAACTTAAACGTAGAAATTATGATGATAGGGATCACTTGGCGAATAAAAAGATAGAAAGTGCGGGTAATTTGACTGCATATCTGTTTTGTTTAAATTGGAGACAAAAGACATTAAAATCGTTTGTCAAAGATATTAAAAAAGATCTTCCGTCGTTACAAGGTGAAGTTGAAAATATAAAAATCGAAAAATATTTGAAACCAACCATTGTTGATACAGGGATGAAACGAAGTTTTGCTATGGGTGATTGGGGTTTGAAACAATCACAAAACAATAAGAAAGGTGTTAGTCAGTTATTAACAAGAATTAATACCATATCTTCATTATCACATACAAGACGTGTGATTACACCAATTGATAAGGCAAGTAAAAAAGTGATCGGACCCCATATGTTACACGGATCGCATTGGGGATATTTGTGTCCTTCGGAGACACCAGATGGACCCGAGATTGGTATTAACAAAAATTTATCATATACATCGACAATCACTAATTATACCAATCCAATCATGGTTTTGAATACTCTATATTCGTTGGGAGTTGTTCCAATAGAAGATTTTAGTATGGCGACTGATTTGGTGAATAATACAAAATTGTTTGTTAATGGCGTTTGGATAGGTATTCATCATGACCCAAAGTTGGTTTATGACACATTAATTAAATATCGTAGAAATGGTATTTTACATCTTCACACAGGAATCATGTGGAATCATGATTTTAGCGAAATTTGGGTATATACCGATAGTGGAAGATTAATTCGTCCATTGTATGTTGTAGATAATAATAAATTAAGATTAACTGATAAAGTTTGTAAGAAAGTGAAATCGGGAAAAATGAGATGGCAAGACCTATTGGGTATTAAAACCGAAGTTGATTTAGAAAAAACTGATGGTAGCGATACTGAATTGAAAGATAATTCAATTATAGAATATATAGATGTTAATGAAATTGAAAATTCGATGGTAGCCACAAATCCAATGGATTTGGAATATAATAAGGATACTAATCGATTTTACCATAAATATACACATTGCGAACTTCATCAATCTATGATTTTAGGAGTGGTTGTTAATGAACAACCATTTTCGAATCATAATAATGGTCCACGTATTATTTATTGTGGTAATCATTTCCGTCAATCGGCAGGAATAATGGCGACTAGTATGCTTAAACGGTTTGATACGGTTAATCATATGCTTCATTATCCAGAACGTCCATTAATATGCACTAAAGCAAGTAGAATAACACCAACGAGGGTTTTACCTAGTGGTATTAATATTGTATTAGCAATATGTTGTTATACAGGATATAATCAGGAGGATTCGATTATTTTGAATCAGGGGTCTATGGATCGTGGTTTATTTGTTAGCACATATTACCGTAAATATTTGGATGAGGAACGTAAAAATCATCACGAATTACAAGAAGAAAAGTTCGAGAAACCAGGAAAGAATGTTATTCAACCAAAGGATAATTATGAAGCCTTGGATTCCAATGGTTTTGCTAAAATCGGAACTAAGGTGATGGGAGGACAAGTTATCATTGGTAAATTAATTCCAATCAAAGGAGGAAGAGATAGTATTCAAAAATATAAGGATGCTAGTACAACTATGAAATTTGGTGATTTTGGATATGTAGATGATATTAAATGGGATATTAATGGAGATGGATATAAATTTTGTAAAGTCAAGATTAGAAATATCAGAGAACCAACCATTGGTGATAAATTAGCATGTTATGATCCTGAAACAGAAATATTTACTGAAAATAGAGGATGGATTAAGTTTCCAGATTTGGATAGTTCAGATGATGTTATGTCATTGGTTGATGGAGAAGTTGTATATCAAAATCCTATCAAATTAATGAAATATTATTATGAAGGTGATATGTATCATATTAAAAATCAACATATTGATATATTAGTGACACCTAATCATAGAGTATATGTAAATAGTGAATTAATAACGGTCGAAACGCTATATTCAATGAATGTATCTGTACAAATGTATAGTCAAAATGAAACTTTCATCGTTGATGCAGGAGATATTATTGTTGAACCATATGATGATAATGTATATTGTTGCACAGTTCAAGGATTAGGAATTATATATGTTAGACGCAATGGAAAGGAAGTGTGGTGTGGTAATTCCAGACATGCACAAAAAGGAACAATTGGGATGATTTTACCACACGAAGATATGCCTTTTAATAAAGATGGAATAACTCCAGATCTAATCATGAATCCACATGGTATTCCCAGCCGTATGACAATCGGTCATTTGATAGAAACTGCTATGGGAAAAGCATGTGCTATTAAAGGATGTTATGGTGATGCTACTAGTTTCAATGGTTTTGATGTAAATGAACTCTGTAAAATATTGGGAACACCAGTAGAAGAAGGAGGTTGTGGTTTCACTGAAACGACGAATGGTGAAGACGGGTATCCAATGGGATATAGTAATGAAGTATTGTATAATGGAATGACAGGGGAACAATTGAAAGTGAGAATATTTCAAGGAATTACCTATTACCAACGATTAAAACAAATGGTTGCTGATAAAATGTATTCTCGTTCAACGGGTCCAATTACTATGCATACTAGACAACCCAGTGAGGGAAGAGCCAGAGAGGGTGGATTGAGATTAGGTGAAATGGAAAGAGATAGTATTATTTCTCATGGTGCTTCATTCTTTTTGAAAGAAAAGTTAATGGATTCATCAGATTTTTATAAAATATATATAAACCGTAAAAATGGAATGATTGCTATTGGAACACCAGAACAAAGAACATTAAAAGAAGACATTAATGATGCAAAACCAGTATATGTTCCATATGCATTTAAATTATTAATGCAAGAATTAATGGCGATTGGTATTGTTCCTAGATTAGTAACTAATTAAATAAAACTAATATAAAAATATTATAATATATTATAAATATATTATGCAAATATTCGTAAAAACACTAACAGGAAAAACTATTACTTTAGAAGTAGAATCAAGTGATTCTATTGAAAATATTAAATCAAAAATTCAAGAGAAAGAAGGTATTCCCCCTGATCAACAACGTCTTATATTTGGAGGAAAACAATTGGAAGATGGAAGAACTTTGGCAGATTATAATATCCAAAAGGACTCGACTTTGCACCTAGTATTAAGACTAAGAGGAGGAAACTAATTTATTGATATACTTAATATTATATATCATAATGGACGTTACCAACATAAACGTTCCGACACCGAAATATCGTGTAAAAGTTATATGTTGTTCATTGTGACACAAACACCTTAGTAAATCGAGTGACGATGATTTATCATAAATTTTTTCTTGACAACCTAAATGTGTTGCACTAAGAAAATAAAATACTAAAGTTCCAACAATGAATAATATTTTAGTGTTTGGATTTAATTTTGAGAAATAAATAACTAAATATAATATGACATATTTCGTAATATCGGATATATGATCATATATGTCTCCAAAATCTGATGTCATATTATATGCACGTGCAAAGTTACCATCCATAACATCAAAAAAATAAGCAATAAAAAAAAGTATTGCACCAATTTCATAAATTTCATGATAAATATAATAATTACCCAATAACGCAATAATTAACGATATTGTAGTAAAAACATTCGGTGTAAAAAACGGATATTTATGTAATTTTTTTCCTAAAGAAATACTCATTTCAATGAGTATATTATCCACTGGATTTTCATGTTCATTAATTATTTTTCTACCAGTCATCTTATATATTTAATATATAAGATACCTTAATCTTGTTTAATACTTCAATCTTGTTTAATTTTTGGGTTGATCCATTCATTTATTACTATATTTATTGAATCATAAAATGATAAATAATCAATAAGTTGCATAATTCTAAAAATACACATTGAATTTTGACTAAATTTACTGATATGTGCCGATATATCAACCATGCCGAATATTTCTTTTATGTGTTGGTTCAACTCAAAAATATCGTGCAGTGAAACATATTTTTCAAGTGTTAAATCATGGTTAATTGCTTTGATTAATATTTGATTTGGTGACGTTCGAAAGTGTAAATAATCATAACACATCGGATTTAAAAAACGCCATCCAAATTCAATTTTACCACTAGATCTTTTTACACCAAATGTCAATGCTGTATTATCGATTTTCTGTAAATTCGCCAAAAACATTTTTAACGAAATATCACGTAATTTACAACGTAAATTATATCTATCTCCATTAGATAAACAAAACACTTGTTCGGGATTTACTGACACTTTAATATCAATAATATCACATTCTTTTTTCCAAACTTCCTTGATGAAAATACGTCCATCTTCAGTTGAACACTTAGAACATATTGTAAAACCTTCATGAGAACCGATTAATATATTGAATCTTTCATTATCCTTTGATTCACATAACATACAACTATCCAGTTCAGAACTTAAAATTATTGGTTCAAGTTTAGATAATTTAGAATAATTTTTTATAATATATTTATTTGTGATCATTGTATAATTATTATAATTAATATTTGGATGTTACCTAATCAATTTTTTTATTCAACTATGGACATCCTAAGTGAATTTTCAGAAATTTTATTTTTTTTAATAAACGAAGTGGTTATTTCGATTGCCTTAATAAAGTTTTTATTTTTAATATTGTCAATATTTAATAAAGTAAAATATTCGATATTTTCGTTACTTTCAACAAATTTTACATTTAAAATAGGTGGATCTAATAAAATAAATTTTGATTGTTTTGAATATTTATTGGTGTGTTCTTCATCAGTTAAATGTTTTAAATAATCACTTTTAAATGATTCTAACATATCAAAAAAATTATTTAAAGAATATAATATTGCGACCCTAACAATAAAATACGAAAATACATTAGTGGTTTGTGTAATAGTTTTTGAACATGAACTTTTATCACTAATTGGTGGTGTATTTTCTGTCATAAATTGAACAACATAATCACGCATAAAATCATCAAAATATTCAAATTCAAAATAATTAGTTATTTTTGATATTTGTGTCATTCCAAATAACACCTCTTTTTTCAAATATTTAAGAGTATTATTATAAACCGAATTAATAGTATTTTTATTGAATTTTAAATAATCATTAAAAACAATATCATTGGTAAATTTGTTCCCTTTGACAAACGAACGTTCTTTGGTATATTTTGACATTGCCACAAACATACAATTGTATAATTCCGCAATAACTTCCGTATATGCTTCATTTGGAAATATATTGTATTTACAGTTTGAAGTGTTAGAACCACATCCTATTGTATTCATACAAAAATTTCTATAATATTTATTAAGTTCTTCAAGTGGATAATATTTAATATCAAATTTAAGACAATGGATAAGTTCATGAATGCCTACTTTAACCAATTCTTCTGTTCTCCATACATTGATAGGTTTAAAACCTGATGCCCATGTACTACCCGAATTTATTTCATCTGGCGTTATTATTTTACGTTTTTTGGAAGTATCTAAAGTTTTTGGTGATTCATATAACATAACAAAATAAATAATTGAATTTAATTTTGTATGTGTAAAATTAATGTCCATGGCGTATATCATTAGATTTATAATTTGTTTAATATATTTCTCGAGTTGTGTTGATTTTTTTGATGATACATATGTTGTTATTTCCAGAGATTTATATATCAGCGTTATTTTCTTATGATAATTATACTCATCAATATTTAATTTTCTTGGCAAGAATACGTTTTTTTTGTTATCATTTATGTTTTGTTCCAATAATAATTTATCATCACCATTTAAATTACTAATCTTTAATTTTCCATAATTTAATATATTAACATAAGTTACGAATATATATGAAATTAAATTTTTTAAATTCTTCTTATTTTCATTATTTAGAACTATTTTGAAATTTATTTGTTTTGAAAGTTCCTTTACCATGCTAGAGGCATTTACCGAAAATTTTGATTTTTCAATATTTGGAAGTTTATAATAATAACTGCATAAAGAACCGTTGAAGTTCATTTGATATAATAAATAATGATATTATTTTAACCAAAGGTTTCTTCTCCATTATACTCAATATATAAAAAATTATCTTTATTTTTATTATTTTTATATACTTCACCAATGAGACTCGTTATTTGTGGTAATGTGTTATTAATAAACAAGTAAATAGCCTGTGTGGAATCAATATTTTTAATACGTTTCCTAACCACATACATGAATTGTCCAACCGTTAAATCAACTGGAACTAAAAATTTGTTTTTATCTATATCACTCAATGTACTACGTCTCGATTTTGTTACTATAATAGGTATTCTGTCAGGATATTTTTCAAGCATCTTATTTGCTTCCGCTTTTCTTTTATCTAAATCTAAATTTTTATCATTCATATTTATTGTATATACGTTAATAACAATATTTTTATATATCTAATATAATTTTATTATATAATGGGATTGAAATTAAAACATAAAAAAATTGCTATTTCAAAACCTAAAGAAACAAAAAAACCCAAAGAAACCGAATTTTCAGAAGAAAACGAAAATTCAGAAGAAACTGAAAATTTAGAAAAAATTGAAGAAAATAAATTAACTAGAACACACAAATTATTTCAAGATACAGTAAATGAGACATTCAAGGAATATAAAGTATCAGTTCCAGATCCAAAGTGCCAACCATGTTTAACCGATAAAAAGAAAATTAAATGGAGGGGTCCGTGGGATAATGATAATAAGAATGTAGATAACACTAAAGTAGGTGCAATAACGTTAGCCAATCACCAAATTTTTCTAAAGAAATTTTTTAAAATGATGATGAACACTAATTATCGAGGTATGTTGTTATACCATGGATTAGGATCGGGTAAATCGTGTAGTGGAATTGCTATGAGTGTTGATATGTTAGATGAAAGGTTGGTAGTTTTTTTATCACCTGCTTCATTAAAAGAGAATTTTATAAGCGAACTTAAAAAATGCGGACCCGAAAATTACATATTACCTAAATCATTAAATGCCGAACAGATTATTGCATATAATAAAAAAATAGATAGGGAAATAGAGAAAAAATTCTTTTTCATAAGTTACAATGCTAGTAATGCTGATCAGAAAATAAAAGAAATTCCCGATAATCTTAATAACAAAATATTGATAGTTGATGAAATTCATAATCTTATATCTATGATCTATAATCAAGGTAAAAAAGGTATATATTTTTATGATGCAATCATGAATGCTAAAAATTTGAAAATTATATTTTTATCAGGAACACCTATAATTAACGATCCATTTGAGATTGCTATATTATTTAATCTTTTGGTTGGTTATATTTATCCTGATCAATCTAAATTGGAAAACATAGGGGAAAGCATAGTTAATCCAGAACATTATTTTGGTTCGAGAAAAAGACAAAAAAAAACGTTATTTAGTGATACTTTCAATTTTTATACTTATTTTATTGATACATCTGATCCACTTCGAATCGAATTAAAAAACAAAATGATGTTTAAAAGGCGTATTCAAGGGTTAGTATCATATTTTCGTGGAGAACAACCAGAAGAGAATATATTACCATCTAAAACAGAACATGTTGAATATGTTGAAATGAGTCATCACCAATTTGAGTTATATGAATCTGCACGTAAAATAGAACGAGAAATGGAAAATAATGGTAAAAATAGTTATACTAAGGGTAATAATTCTAAGTTTGGAAATAGATCAATCGATTTAATAAAAGGATTTAGTTCATCCAATGATAAATCATCACCTAGTTTATTTAAAACATTTAGTCGTCAATTATGTAATTTTGCTTTTCCAAGTGATATACCACGTCCGTTACCCAGAAGAGGAAATTTGACGGTTAATGCTACCAAAGTTAAAGAAGAAGATATGAAAGTAGAAGATATTAATGATCAATCTGAAGTGATTGAGGATTTTGGTAATATGACAATAAAAGATAAAAAGAGATTAAGCGATGCTATTAATTTAATTTCCGAGAAAAAATTAACTTATTTACATAAAGATAAACAACTTAAAGTTCATAGTAATAAATTTTATAAAATATTATTGAACATTGAAAATAACATAGGAACAAGTTTTGTTTATTCACAATTCTATCAATCCGAAGGAATTGGTATATTTGCTTTAACATTACAAGCACATGGATATATTGAATATGGATACAACGATGAAGAATATGATCAGACTCATGTTATGAAACCTTTCGATTATACAGTTAGTAGCGTAACAGGAAAACGTTGGTCAGAATGTAATGACAAAGAAAAAAAGGATTTTACTCCATTATCTTATATTAAATGGACTGATGTTCGTAATACCCATGGTAGGCATGTAATTAATGTATTTAACAGTGATGAAAATAAACATGGAAAACATATTAAGGTATTTTTAGCAACCAAATCAGGAGCGGAAGGAATTAGTTTAATGAATGTTAGACAAGTTCATTTAATTGAACCTTATTGGCACGACGTTTTAACAGAACAAGCAATAGGACGTGCGGTAAGACGTTGTAGTCATATATCTTTACCAGAAGAGGAACGTAATGTTACTGTTTTTAGATATATATCAACACATCATAAATATCGCAATAAAGACAGAGATGAAAATAATAATCCAATATCAACTGATGAAATGATTTACCGAATTGCGGATCGTAAAGCGAAAATTAACGATGCTATTAAAAATGCAATGAAAGAGGCATCCATTGATTGTAAATTAAATTATGCACATAATAACTATGAATTGGATGACAAGTTAGAATGTTTTAATGTTAATATGGAAGGTTTAGGATATGACAAAATATATCGTGTTAATATTGATGAAGAAATTTCAGACAAGTCTTATGAATCTAGTTTTAGAGTTGATAAAAAAAAATTATTTAAACTTAAAAACGATTATCGAATTGAAGAATCTGATATATATTTAATAAATTTTTTGGCAACTAAAGATTTTGATAAATTAGAAGGAAAAAAAATTGATTTTTATCATCCAAATATAGATAGATTAGTGTTTTCTTATTCCATTAAAGATGGAAAAATAATAAAGAAAAATCATGATTTGTTAAATAATTGATAAACAAGTTCTATTTTATTTTCTAGATATTTATTTGTTTTAGGTGCTTTGGAAGGTAATTTCGCCAATCCTGTTCCTAAACCATCCTCAGGGAAAACTAAATGGGTAAAATTTTTTTTCAAAAAATTTTTCAACATTTTATAAATTGCTTTGTCTATTTTTGCACAATTTTGTTGATATTCATTATCAGTATAAAAAGCATTTATGTCATATGACGGTAATTTTTTGGTGGGTATTCCAATTGAATTATCTAGATCACGAATAATTGCCTGTCCTCCTTTTCCTTTACCAATATCATTATCACCAAATACATATAAATGTGATGGTTGTTCCACGACAGAATTAATAGTCCAATATCCTTGATGTATGAGTATTTCTTTCATAATAAAATTGATGATGTTTATATATGTATAACATAATAACATCAATTTTATATAATGATAATTGATAGAATATTTATAATAAATTTGAAAGAAAGAATAGACAGAAAAAATCACATGGTAAAAGAATTAAATAAACAAAATATGGATAATTATGAATTTTTTGAAGCCATTAAACCCACTGAAAAAGAGGTGTTAGAGTGGAACAAAGTTTATTGTAATCATGTTAGTAAAATTAATTATAAAATTGGATGTTTAGGTTGTTTAAAAAGTCATATAGCAATTATTAAATTAGCATTAGAGCGAGGATATGAAAATATTTTAATATTAGAAGATGATACTGTGTTTAGCCAACCATTTGATACCATATATGAAGTAGCCAATGAACTTGAATTTATAGGTGAAACCTATGATATGTTATATTTGGCGGGTTCTCATTTGGGAAGCAAACGAATGGTTACTGATAACGTAATGAAAATTGTGGGAACATATACCACAGGTTCATATTTGATAAATAAAAAAACAATGAATTATGTAATTAATAATATAAATCATTATTCAAGAGAAATAGATGTATTTTATGCTGAAGAAATTCAAACACGTTTTGATTGTTATTGTGCGAATCCTAGGATTACCAAACAAATGTCTGGTTATTCGGATATTCAACAAAAAAATGTTAAATATGCGTTGTAACTATATAAAATATGCATGAATATTATATATAATATCCATGGAACTATTATGTCCTTATCGTTTTGATTTAATTGCTAAATATTTATATATCAAATATAAAGAGAAAAACATAGAATTTTATAAAAAAGTATATTACGAACATATCCAAACTTTTAATAATTGTTGGGAATACCCTGGAACAAAAAAGGGAATTGTCGATTTTCACAATTCTTTTGACAATTTAATAAATAATATGAAACATAATGGATATAATTCGGAACATCCAATATTGATCGATGAAAACGGAGTTTTAGTTAATGGTTCTCATAGGTTAATGTCATGTTTTTACTTTAATATTACACCTATGTTTAAAACAGTGGAAGAAAAAGGAAATATAGATTATAATTATAATTTTTTCTTAAACCGTCAAGAACATCCATTAAATCGATTTTACGCTGATTTTATGGCTTTGGAATATGCCAAAATTAATTCAAATGTTAGATCTATGGTAATATATCCGACAGGAAATAAATACATCGATTTCGATGAAATTCGGAAAATCACAAATAAATATGGATATATTTATTATACAAAAAATGTTGAATTAAATAAAAATGGAATTAATAATTTAATCAAAGAAATTTATCGTGGGGAAGAATGGATTGGTGGAACATTTCCAAATGGATGGTCACCAGGTGGTAAAGCAGAAAGATGTTATTTGGAAAATAATCATACAACGATCATATTAATTGTTATGCAAGATTTATCTAAGATGGTTGAATTAAAAGAGGAATGTAGAAATCTATGTGATTTAGGAAAACATTCATTGCATATTAGCGATGAACCAAGGGATACAATAAGAATAGGAGGAGCATTATTGAACGATAATTCAGTTAAATTTTTAAATAATGGGACAAATGATATTTCAAGTAAAACTAAAATGTTGTTAAAACAGTATTTCGAAAAATCAGATAAAGAAAATTATTGTTTAACATCAAGTTTGATATTAGAAATGTATGGACTTAGGAATGCAAGAGATGTTGATTATATTAACATAAATAATGTTGATTTAAACATTGAAAATGTAGAATTACATAATAATAAATGGTTATCGTATTATCATACTAATGTAAATAATTTAATATTTGATCCAAATAATTATTTTTATTTTAATGGATATAAATTTTTAGATATTGACGTTATTTCAAAAATGAAATTTAAAAGAAAAGAAACAAAAGATATGAAGGATATTGAACTAATAAATTTGAAAACTAATATGTACCAACAAATTGGATAGGTGATTCGTCACTTAATAATTTTGCACAATATGAATATGAACTTGTAACATCGCCATATATTTCGTTACAATGGGATAGTAAAAACATATCGACTATACCATTCAGGTTTTTATGAATATTAGAGAATGATTTCGAAGAATCACTTATATAAAATTTATCATCATCACAATCACCAAACCTATCATCGAAAGTAATAATTCGATTACCGAACATGTCATTAAATAGTTTTATGGTTGGTTTGTCAGTAGTGCTAACAAAAAATATCGTGTTTGGATTTTCTTTAATTTTATTTTCCATGAATTTAATTCTTTTTTCTTTGTTTCCATTCAATATTTGTTGGTTGTTATTAACGTTCAACCACCTGTCTGACCAATGTCTTACATGTATTCCGATAATGTTTTTTCTATTTTTTGGAAAATATTCGGAAATTACTTTGTTTATTTTGTCGTTTATACGAGATATGGGTTTCAATAGTTTAAAATATTGTTGAATATCAGATAAATAAGGATTTTTGTTGAGAATCCAATCAGTAGAACCATAATTGGTAATTGATATGTTATCATTTGCGGTGTACACAGCATGAACATAATTATCGAAAAAAATGACATTATGTTGGGAAATATATTCTAACGAATATTTATGCATATCAGTTTGTAAATATTTAATTGTTAATATTTTCCCTGAATTAATTAACACAGAAAGTTCTGTATCATTTATGTATGTTACATCGCTTATTTTTTCAAACATATCTAAATATGTTGTTCTGATACCTTTATAATCATAATTTGTGTCACTACATGTGTCATCCCATCTTAAATAAAATTTAGCATTTAGTTTTTTAGATAAACGATAACTGGTAATAAAAGGAATAATTCTATTACACATCCCACCCGCACATACTTTACAAATTACTATTGTATTTTCATTTGGTTTTGCGGTTTGTGGTTGGTTACGACTTATTTTACAATTTGTTTTAAAATATGTTTTTAATGATACATCTATATTTTTTTCATATTTATGAAGATGAACGTTATTAACAGCCACGATTAAACCATCACCAGAAAATGATTCCTCTTGAGAATGTTGAACTAAAATGGAAAAATTATTTCGTATTAAAAAATTCAAACATTTATTATGTCTATCGCCATGTGTGGATAAAACAAAAAATCCAATGTTATTCAGAACATTTTTCGCACCTTTGAGCATGGCTACTTCCGCACCTTGTATATTGCTGTACAATACATCCATAAAAATATTATTATTAAGTTTAATGATGGTTTCAATATCATATCTGCACATGGGTGTTATTGTCCCGTCCCAATCAACAAACATATCATCAGGACAACTATATCCACCAATAAACCCATCCATAATGACAAATTCTGTTGTTTCTGTTGTAACCGTATTATTAAATTTTTTGGTATATGTAATTTCCTCATCGTCGAAATCATTTAATTTGATATTGGCAATTCCTGTTTTCATTTTTTCAGAATTAGGTTCAACACAAATATTAATTCCGTTTGGAACATATTTTTTGAAAAATAAAGAATAATAAGCCCATGCACATCCTAATTCCATCATATTAGCATCTTTATCTAAAAGTTTGACTAAATGATAAAAACACAGTTCTTCTTGTGGTTTATGATGTCCTTTTAGGTTGTTAATTATCATATTCATCCATGGGGAATGGTAACTATCGAAAAGAATTTTTACTCCATTAAACATATATTGAATTTTAACATTATTTTCCAAAGCCACAAGTCCTGCTCTATTAACTTTAGGAATATCATCGCAATCGTGACAATTGGATGTTGTGATAATTTTTTTTTCGACTTCTTTATTCATATAAATATATATGAATTATTATATTTATGTATTTATTATGGATAAAAAAATACATTGTCTAATTATGTGTTTAATAAGTTTCAAGTAGATAAATAAAATGACATTTTTAATTATAATGAAAAAAATAGCGTTGCTTTTAGCAGGTATATCTTATTGTGAAGAATATCGTCATGCATCATGTCCAGATAATATAATAAAAATTATGATTGATTATAGAAAAAGTATGGAGAATTATAAAGAATATATATTTAAATATTTTAAGGATTATGAAGTAGATATATTCATTTGTTCTAATCCATCCATATTATCCAAACAATTGATTGATGACTACAAACCAAAAAAATTTTGTTTTATTGGGGATAATGATATTCAACATTCCAATATGAGACGCAAGGGATGGGTAAATAATCCAAGAAATAAATTAGATCATGGTATTATTGACAATATTACTGATTTACCTGCGAATCCAATAGGAAATATCAGCACATTTGAATATTTCCATGAAATAGATAATAACAACCCATTATTCCAAACAAAATTAATATGGGGTCCTGCTTCTAGACTTCAAAGAAACACTAAAATTCAAAAAGTAATTGAATTATGTATGGAACACGGTAATACTTATGATAATGTTATTGTTACTAGATTTGATTTATTATTTAAAAAAGATTTCGATACATGTCCCATTGATTTATCCAAAATAAATATAGTTACACAAATGGAAGATAGTCACAGTCTTTGCGATAATTTTTACATATTACCATTTAATCAAATTGAACAATTTTATAATGTTATTTCTAAAAATATATTAGGAAGTCATCATACAATAAGAGATGATATTGAAAAAATTAACAAAATTAATTTTATATGTAATGAAAATACAGGTTCAAGCAATTCTTCATTTTATTCAATAAACAGATTACCATTGACATAAATATTATCATATTTGATATTGTGTAATGATTGATATTTGTTAATTAAAATAATCATGTCATTTTGTTGTTCTTCTATATTTTTATCAGATATAATTCTCATTTTAACTTCATCCCATTTATCATTATTTTCATAATATAAATTATTATATGAATAAAAATAGTCTCCTTCATTATCGTGTGTTATATTTTTATTAACATCCAAATAACAATAACAATTTAGTTTTGGAATATTACAATTAACGTTATATGTTGGTTTTTTGTATCGTTCATAGAAATTATTCATGATTTTACTAAACAAATGTCCATGTTGTCGCCATACACCCAACAACATTTCTCCATTATGAAAAACAAAACGTGATTGTGTTTCGTCACCCATATTGTTTATGTTTGTATTAAGAATAATATCCAAATCTAACATTTTTATGCCTTCTCTGTGAGTTAATAACGATATAACTGATTGATCATGCATATGAACGGGATGTTCAGACTTTCCTATATCAGGATCTAACATCATATCTTTCGCTTTTTTGATTATGTTGTAGTGAGGTTTGGATTCACTTCTAAACCCTGTGATTGCACCCCATGAATATGGATATGAACGTTCATTATCATTCTCGAAAACTTTATCTAGAAATTTAGTTCCTAATCTAGCGGAATTATTATCAAAATTTTTTCCACAAGGTAGTTTTAAATGATTTTCACGATAATGTGTTCCTGTTGATTTTGAATTCCATGGTGCAGTAATAAAGAAATTATGTTTTTCAATATATTTAAATGTTCGGTAAAGACTGCTAAATACAATACTTCCTGCATCTAGAAATAATATATTATCACCGTATTCAGATGCTAGATCGGTTATCAAATATTTCCATGCATAATGTTTAGGATACATTATATGTGGATAATTAGTTTTGTAATGGACAGGTATCTCTTTTACATAAACCTTAGGATAAGAATGTAGCCATCTAATAGTCGAAATATCAAGTCCAAGATTATATATAATTATTTTATCTACACATTCATATGAATAATTTAAAATGCTTTCAACTTGTGCTATACCACTAGAAGAATAATTTCCAGTTCCTATTGGTGATTTTTCATTAAAACATAATACTACTACATTTGTCATTCAATATATTCACTGAAAATATAAAATAATATTATGATAAACGACGGGTTATATTGTAATCTGTCCTATGATTTTTAATTAAACATAAATCTAGTTTAGATTGTCTTATGTGAGTAATGGACATTATGTGACTACTGACTGGTTTGGTTGAGTTGATCAAATTATTTATATCAATATAATTGTCGAAATTATCATATAACATCGAAAATATATCCATATTTTTTGAACCGCAGATGAACCATAGGTCATCTATTCCTACTACATCAATATTTTGTTGTGTATTTACTAGCCAGCCACCAGCATAAAATTTATTTTTATCGAGATTTTCAAAATTAAATTTACTAAAATAACTACAATCGAAACGTGTCATAAACACAAAATCATATACAAAATTATTTTCTTTTTCGTATGATGTTTTTAATTCAATAACTTTTTTTTGAGAATGCCACCTTCCTTTAGCAATATTGTATTTCTTGATATTTGAAGGAGGATTTTCATTATATATAATTTTATCTTCAAATTTATATTTTTTAGGTCTCATTAAGGTTATGATTTCTTGTTGAGCATCCGTATTATTCGACACAGAATGTATAAATATATCGTAATCGTAATCATTCATAATTGTTCGCATTGTTGCAAATGATTTTGTAAATTCTACATCAAAATTTTCTGTATTTTTACCACTAGAAAGTCCATAATAACATATTGCAATTTTCATTTTATATATTACTTAGATGATGATTTGCCGTTATAATCGAATTTATAAAATAGTAATATTATATAGGTTATGAAATATAATGTGATAATTCCCATGGCGGGTGAAGGATCTCGTTTTGGTTATAAATTTAAACCATTTATTAAATTAGATAATAGGTGTTTTATTGAACACGTAATGGATTCTTTTTTATCATATGATGAAACCATAAATAGTTATAATTTTATAGTTACCAAAGAACAAGAAAAAATATATAAAGTGGAACATTATTTAAAAAATATTATTTTCAAGAAAATTAAAAATAAAATAAATATCATAACTTTACCAACTAAAACAAAAGGTGTTTATCAAAGTATAATAGATACATTAGGTCATTTTTTTCATATGAATAATTATTTTACTAATCCTAAATATGAAAATTTACTGATTTGTGATTGTGATCATCAAATTGATATTTATCCTATTATTGACATGGTCAATAATGAACATCCAGATATAATTATTCCAACATGGGATATATCTTATGATGAACAACATAATTGGGGTAAAATTTCAATGATTAACAACAAGATAGACCAAATATGTGAAAAAGAAATAATAGAACCAACGGATAATAATAAAATATATGGAATGATTGGATGTTATTATTTTAAATCTCCAGAAATATTTGTAAATAATTCTGATTATATTAATATTTCTGATTATCTTAAACAAAATTATACTAAATATAATGTTAAATTAGCCAAAATAACTAATGCATTATTTTTTGGAACACCTGCTATGGTTGTTAATGCTATTAAAGAAAAAAGAAAACGAGAAACGATTATTTGTGATATAGATGGTGTATTAATTAAACATAATAATCATTCAGACAATGATTGTGATAATAATAACTTAATAGGAGGGTGTGTGGATAAATTATTTTATTGGAAAAATAATAATAAAAAAATTATTTTAATGTCTGCTAGATCAGAAAATCAAAGAGAAGGATTGGTTGAATTGCTACACAAAAAAAATATTAAATATGATGATTTAATTTTGGGTGTTAATCCAGGAACACGATATATAATTAATGATATTAAACCATCCAATATATTTACTAAACAAGCCATAGAAATCAATTTAGAACGTGATAAAGGAATAGATAGTGTTATTTGTGAAGAATATAAAAATAACGATATTAAAATTATCAAAAAATTGAAAGGTGGTTCTTTCAGTGATACTTATTTACTAGAAAAAGATAAATTCCTATTCGTTAGAAAATACATTATCAAAAATGATATATCGTTTGAACATTATCCCAAACTTAAAAGACAATGCGAAGATATGAGAAGATTTTTTCATTATGATAATACCATCGTTCCTAAAGTAATTAGAGAAGAAGATAACAAATTTGATTATTATTATGATATGGAATATTTAAATGGTTATAAACAATTAGATGAATATGATGAACATACCATAGAACAAAGATTAACAGATATAATATCAAAATTAAAAAGTAATGTTTATTGTTACAAAAAAATTAATACAAATCGTTATTATGTCGAAGATTTTTTTAACGATAAAATATACCCAAAACTTAGCGAATTTGAAAAAAATTGTAAAGTAATGGATTATTTAATAAACACAGATGAAATAAGTATTAATGGAACGAAATACTGTGGATTAAGAAATACATTGAAAAAGTTAGATATTAGCAATTTCAATACAGAGTTTATCAATCCGATACATGGTGATTTAACCCTAGAAAATATATTGATAAATGAATTCACGAGTGACATAAAGGTGATAGACATGGAAGGAAGCCGTTACACTGATTCTTGTTATTTTGATTTAGGAAAATTGTTTCAATCCTTGATCAGTAAATATCATATATGGTCAAATATTGATAAAGTCATTTTAAATAACGATATTAATAATTTAAGATGTGTTCCAGATTTTTTTAGTTATTATACAGATAAATCACATGATATAATTGCACTATATTCATCAATAATGGGTGTTAAAAGCAATGTTATCACTTTTAGAAAAGGAATATTTTATATGGCAACATATTTTATACGTTTCGTTCAGTTTAGACGAAAAGTTAGTAAAGAACATGGAATATTTTCTTTAATTATGGCTGTTGTATGGTTAAATAATTTACTTAAGTAGTCGTTGGCTTTTTAACCAATCTTCTTGGGATTGAATATTAGTTAAAATTGGACCCGGTGGTGGTGTTGTTATGGGAAAACTTTGTAACAAAAACTGAATAGGAATTTTATTATCATCATTTCTCATAAGCATAAATTCATGTAAATGAGTCTGTAGCCATTGGGGTTTAGAAAGTAAAACATTCCAGTTATCGTCATATGGACAATCTCGAATTTTATTTTTATCATTCGATTTGGTGAAAACATATCGATTTACGTTATAAAATAAACCGTCAATATTAAGATTGGAATGTATCCATTTCATATATTTATTTAAAACATCTTTGGGCATTTCCCCTAGCGAACGCATGTTTATTACCATATCAAATTTAAAATTATATTTTTCGAATTCACCGAATGGTAATAATAATATATCGAAATTATCATTATCAACATCAATATTGATGTTATCTATTAAATTTATTATTTTTAAATTTGGATTAACTTTTTTTAAATAATAATGTTGTAACAACAAAACTTCAGGAAGATCTATGATAATATACTTGGTTTTTTTATATAAACTTTTAATTTTGTGTGCTAAGTCACCATATCCCCCACCTATTTCTACCACTATATCCATTTTATTATTTAGTTGATTTGCGAATCGATTAATTTGCCAAGTAGCATAAATTTGATATAAATCATCAAAATTAAGCATATATTCTTTTTCATTATGTTGGTGTAAATAATTACGAGGACATCCTGTATTATCATTAAAAGGAATTTTATCTAAGTCATCACCCAACATAATCACTAGTTCTTCAAATCGATTTACTATGTCGTGAATTTCATGTTTATCATAATACGTTGAATAAGTTGATCCATTTTCTAATAGTGTATTTCTGTCCTGTGACGGAAGTCCCGTCTCTAACATATTACTCATTCCATTAGTTCTGAAATTTTCCAAGTTATCCATGTATGCAATTAGATTATAATATGTATCATCGAAAATATCCCAATGATCTTGTTTATCATATTTTGTTTTTTTCAAAATTTCATATAAATGATTATATAATTCAATATTCATATTAAATTATATCAAATATTTAGGTTTATATTCAGATGAAATTAATATTACCATTTAATCCGTCTTGTCTGAATTGTTTCACTGTATTTAAACTAGCGGTTTCTAATTCATCACCAATTCTATTCATTCTAGATAATACACTTTCAGGAACAGTTACTATATGAGAGCCTTGATTCTTGGCTTCAAACATATTATATATTGTTCTACACGCTGCCCATAATATTTTTACATTAGGATAATCTTTAAAGGTATCAACAGCGTATTTAACAATATCACTGCAATCTACACCAGAATCGTTTATTCTACCTCCGAATATCGAGATTATAACATCATTTTCTTTTCCAAAACAATACGTCAAAGTATTAATTTGATTTTTTGTAAATATGGCGGTCACATTTACTTTGATTCCATCATCATGTAATTCTTTGATAATATTCGTATTATAATCGCCTGTTGATTTAATTACAGGAACTTTTACAAATATGGAAGATGGATTGTATGATGATATTTTAGATGCTGTGTTGTATATATCATCATCATTATCATCATATAATTGAAAAGATATGGGTCTTCCTTTGGTATATTTTAAACTATCCAATATAAATTTTTCATAATCATTAATCCCTGATGCTTTTAAAAATGATATATTGGTAGTAAATCCTTTTATATCATTACCACAATTATTTGCAATATTTGTTCCATCATAATATACGTCTATCCCTTCCATTTTTTATATATTATTATCTTGATTTACGTTTATGTTAATATATTAAAAAAATGACAAATATATATATTTCAAGTGATAATTTGGATTGTGATGATGTGGCACGTTTTATGTATGAAATGAAAATACAATCACGTGTTACATCCAACAAATCAATCGTGTATAAAAATGAGTTTTCGTTAGAAAATGGATGCAAAATTAAATTAGATGAAAATAAATCAAAAAAAGAAATTATAACATTATGGTTATCAATCAAAAAAAATTTTGATTTAAATTGTGCATGTATCAAAACCCAAGATTATAAAGGTTGTTCAAATAAATATATTAAATCTTAATTTTCACACAAACAGTATCGTAATTATTAAGACGAAGTTTATGATAAACTGTATTTCTATTTATTTTGGGTGGAATGAAATCAGGAACATGATAAAAAACAGGATCATCGGATTTTCGATAATATACATTTAACATTTCATAATTAGTATCATTAAGTTTATTTAATTCGTCCATAAGTTGTTCTTCAAAAACATTTGGAATACGTTGAATACCCTCACTTATCACACCACTATCACAATATATCATAATATTAACTTCATAATTATATAAAATAATAAGTCTTTTAAGTTTATCCGTGCCAAAAAATTTGGCATTAATTTCGTTTTGTGTTACATCTACTCCATAATCACGATAAATATGGCGAAACATATATTTTTCGTGCATTTTAACTTTATAATAATTATTCATGGGTGTATATTCATCGCAAAAATCTTTAATCATGATTATATATTTATTTACGATTTATCTTAATATTCAAATTTTTTTATTTTTAGTACAATTTTGTTCGAGAATATTCATTGCATCAAGCACCAAATATGAAAACTCCTGTCTATGTGTTTTATATAGATTTTCGTCGTCTAATTTATCCATGTGGGAATTTTTAGGTGAAAATGGTGGATTAAACACAAAAGATGTTAAAGTTTGTGCAAATTCAAATTGGTTATCTAAATATTTATTATCGGATTGTATGGATTCAATACATTTATTGAGTTCGGACAATTCTAAAGTTGATTTTGATTTTTGTTCTAATTCTTTGTTTTCCCAAGATAATACGTCACATCCAAATTTAATTGACATAAAAATTAGTTTATCATGAGATTTATATTTTTTCATACGTTTTATTAGTTCTATCATATTGTCAATTAAGACAAATTTTGCCTTTGTTATTGAACTAGTATCATCACCTTCCAGTTCTGTATTATAATTATCAATTACATTATTGTTTAACATCGTATTTTTTGAAACTACTCCGTCAATCATTGTTTCATATTTGAGATAATCGGACATTTTATATATAATAAATATATAAACTTTATATAAAAAATTTTATAAAATTCGATGTTTTTAGTAATCTAAATCATCAAATTTCATAAACCTATTATCAATTATAATAAGATTACAAATATCATTAAGTCTCATTAAGTCCCCCCCAGTATGTTACGAACATTATTTTTATTAATAAAAGTTTGTTGGCTTAGCCAACAAACTTTATCCTTCATCCATGAGTTTTTTTGCGAAGCCAAAAAACTCAGTTGGTGTCGAATAGACACCAACGTGATCGTTAGGACGAAGTCCTAACATTTGGATTTGCTATGCAAATCCAAATTAGACGAAGTCCTAACATTTGGATTTTGCGATGCAAAATCCAAATTTAATCACTAAATGCTCTTTTATCATTTTTCCAATCAATCTCTGGTCTATCAATTGTTTCATTACGTTCAATCATAGCGGACAATATTAGGGGTTCTGTATCAACAACAGATTCATAAAAATTTTTTAGTGCATTAGTATCTTTTGGAAAACATGTTCCACCATAACCATATTTACCATCGGGTCCAGGAATAGAAGTATGGCTCGTTCCTATTCTATTGTCGCATGTTACACCCTTCAGTAGATTTGAATAACTAATATCAGTTTTACTACATAATTTGTGAATTTCGTTGAAAAAACTTACTTTTAAGGCTAGATAACTATTTCGAACATATTTTGCGAGTTCTGCTTCTCTATTTAACATAGGAGTTACATTGTTATATTTGATTTTTTTGTAATCATAGGCATTATTAATAAATTGTTTATATTTATTATAAAACGATACATCGATTGCATTTGCACCACAACCAATAATCCAGTTAGAACAATTAATAAAATCATTAATGTAATTTTGTTCTGTCAAAAATTCAGGCATAAAATAACAACCAAATGTATCAGATGTTCCTGG